CATTGTAGAATCGCTCCTGACCCTGATGACTGGTTCAATGATGAAAAAGCGCTTTGTAAAGAAGTAGGGAATAAACTAATTGAGGGAATGTTAAGACCTTACGAAAGGGTATTAATTCCGGATTGGTGTCCATTAAAAACTAATAAACAAAAATGAATAGAATTAAGACAAAAGCCTATCTTGAGGTAACTTTAGAGCAGGCACGCGAATGGTATGAAAGCGGTAATGAAGACTTGAAGAAATTAGCTCTTACTGCATTTAGTGAGGAAATGCTAATTCCTTCCTTTAAAGAGATAGTAGAGTCTGAAGAAGATTATGGTTTTTGGAATACATTAGTATGTCCTCCAAGCATGACAGAACAACTCAGTTCTCTAGCTAGTTTACAAATAGTTGCTAACTATCTAAATAAAGGATGGATCAAAACAGAATGTAATATTGGCTATTTCCTTGGAAAGGGTTCTTCTCTATCTGGAAAGACGGAAACTGATATAAAAGGAGTGTACGTCGCCATGCATCAAAATGTAAAGTATCCAGGTGTTGTTTATTTCAGAACTGTAGCTGATGCACAGAAAGCAGTAAAGATTCTTGGTAAAAAGTTATTGCCATTACTTAAATAATTTGATGGTGTTATTAGTTCAGTTGGCAGAACGCTACATTGTGGCTGTAGAGGTCAGCGGTTCGCTATAACACCCTAATCATGTTTTATTAAATATTATAACGAATGAAAAAGACAATTGAAATTGAATGTCCAGATGGTTATAAACCCATCTATAATGCCGAAACTGGCAATGTTGAAATCGTTCCAGAAAACATTATGGGACGGATAAGAACCTATGAGGATGCTGTAAACTATCTAGGGTGTGTTACTAGAGATACTATTTACTACAATAGATCTGTAAATTCTCTAGCTAAGTTGCAGACAGTCTTGGATGCGCTAAATGAAGGTCACAAGTTCAATCTGTTGACTGGTACTATATGGTATCCCTGGGTTCGCTTCTTTAGAATGAAATCAGTTCCGAAGGATGCAGAGGTCATTGGTCACTTCCGTTATCAGGGCGAGAAATTCGCGTTGGTGGGCGGCGGCGCGTATTCTGGCGGCGATGCGGGTCTCGGCTCTTTCCATTCTTGCACTGACGTCGGCGGTGCCGCTTCCGGTGTCGGGATGCTAGCGTGCAAATCTGAAGAGATTGCAAAATATGTGTCAACTCAGTTTGGAAAGCTAGTGTTTGATGCTTGTTTTGCAAGACATTTTGAAGGTAAAGAATTTGAATGGCTTGACTAATGAAAAAGTTCCTTGTATTTATGCTTGCTATGCTCTGGATGAGCGTAGCAGCTTTTTCTCAGATAACTATATCACAAGAAGACTATGATAAGTTGCCAAGCGATACTAGAACTCAAATTGAGAAGATAACAACAGAGAAAGCTATAAAGGGTGAAATCAAGGAAGTTTCTGAGTATGCAAATCTTGGTAAGGAAATTGGCGTAGCAGTCAATGAAACCTTAAAAGCAGTTGAAGATTCAGCCATAAGAATAGCAGAATCCAACCTAGGACAAACAGCAATAACTATCGTAGTGTGGAAACTCCTCTATAAGGAGATAGCCGGAATTGTAGTAGGCACCATACTATTAGGAATATCAGTATTTATGCTATTAACTGGTAGAGGTAGACTATCCAAAAACGATGCTGGAGGTTGGATAAGTGTAGTAGGAGGAGCTTTATATCTTCAATGATTTGTATATTTGGCTGAGGAGCAATCCAGGCTATAGGCTGGTGTATTCTAGCTATATTCTGTGTAATATTGCTTCTTGGTATGATTTTTGGCTAGTCATAAGACTAGCTTTTGGAAGGGTGGCAGAGTCAGGCTTATTGCAACGGTCTTGAAAACCGTCGGGCGGTAACACGTCCCCAGGGTTCGAATCCCTGTCCTTCCGCAAATACGTCCGTACTCAAGTGGTTTAAGAGGATAGTCTCCAAAACTATTATTCCTAGCGGGCGTGCTATGGAAACAAAAATTTGTAGTAAATGCAAAAAGGAAAAGCCTATTTCTGAGTTTGGAAAGAATAAGGCTAAGAAAGACGGATTGCAGGCAGAATGCAAAGAGTGTAAATCTGCCTACAATAAACTTCACTATCAGAAGAACAAGGAGACCTATCTAGCAAAAGCTAGGGAAAGTTCGAAAGAATGCGAAGATTATATTAGAGAGATAAAATCTTCTTTGAAATGTTCTATATGTGGAGAAGACAGATGGTGGGTCTTGGACTTTCACCATGAAAATCCGGATGAAAAGGAATCATGTATTGCTACTTTAGCTCACAATGGTTCTAGAAAAAAGATGGAGGAAGAATTAAAGAAATGTATAGTTCTGTGTGCAAATTGTCATAGAGATATACACTTTAAAAATAAAAACAAAGATTAAAAAGAATTATGAAAAAGCTAACAATTATCTCATTAGGACTTGTGCTACTATTTAGTTGTTCAGGTCCAACTAGTGAACTAGAAGCTACTAGGAATACCAGAGATGGAATTATTCCATTTGATACCGCAGTTCACTTTAAATACAAGAATCATCAGTACATTAAATTCACCGAGGGACAATACCAAGTTGTAGGAGTAGTCCATGACCCAGATTGTAAATATTGTAAGAGATGAGTGAAGTGTATTATCTTTTGGCAGCCATTTCATATGGCATTTTTCTAGTTCAATTCATCTTATCTTGGTTTGGCGGAGACACTGACTTAGATGTTGATTTAGATGGAGAACTAGATATGAACGTGAGTGATATTGTCTCATTTAAGGGATTAATCCATTTTATAATGGGGGCTAGTGGATGGCTTTGTGTTAAGCAATCCGTATCCCATTCTGTAGAATGGTATGATTATCTAATCGCATTAGTATGCGGTATTCTTTTCGTGGTTATACTTTACTACTTATATAAACTCTGTTTAAAACTCCAGCATCAAGTTATTCCAGAAGAGGGTGAAGCCTTGATTGGAAGGGTTGGAATTATCACAGTTCCTTGTGAAAACCATTTCTTCATTACTATTGAAGTAAATGGAGGTTCTGAGGAAATTGTAGCCTATCCAGAAGTCCCAAAAATGGGATATATGGTTGGTACTCGTGTGGTAATTTCTAAATTTGAGAATGGAAAGTATTATTTTAACTAAAAAGAATTTTTAAAAGATGACAACAGAAACTCTTATTGTAGCAGGTGTTATTGTATTGCTGGTAGTTTTAACCTTTATTGGACTTTTGTCACGGTATCGTAAGTGTGCCAGTGATGAAATCTTGGTTGTGTTTGGTAAAGCTGGTAAGAAAAAGGTAGTTAACGAGAAGACTGGAAAGTCGGAGGAAGTTATTCTGCCGTCCAAAATCATTCATGGTGGAGGTACATTCGTAATGCCAGTAATTCAAGACTGGGCTAAAATGTCTTTGAAACCTATCCAAATTCAAGTAAATGTTACTGGTGTTTCCAGTCAAATGATTAAGGTAACTATTCCTGTAACATTGACCACTGGTATTGGGACTACTCAAACATTAATGCAAAATGCTGCAAGTAGATTCTTAACAGCTAAAACTTCTGAAATCTCAGACCAAATCAAGGATATTCTCATTGGTGAAGTGAGAAGCTTGATGGCTACGATGACGATTGAGGAAATTAACGCTGATAGAATCAAGTTTATCGGCAAAGCTAAGGAGAATATTGAGACCGAGTTGAATAAGGTAGGTTTCAGTATTATCAACATTAACAATGCTGATATTTCGGATGATGCAAACTATATCAAGAATCTAGGTCAGAAAGCTGCAACTAAAGCTCTTGCTCAAGCACAGGCTGACATTGCAGAAGAGAAAAAGAAAGGAGATATTCAGATTGCAGAAACCAACAAGCAACGTGAAATTGCTGTAGCAGACGCTGAGAAAGAGCGTGAAACTACTGTTGCTCAGACTAGACAAGAGCAGGAGGTTCGTGTGGCAGAGATTAACCAGGAGAAGGAAATCAAACTTGCAGAAGCTGAGAAGAATAAGCAATCAGGTATTGCTAATCAGAAAGCTGAGCAAGCTGCCAATATTGCTAAAGCTAATACTGCAGCAGAATCGGAGAAAGCTAAAGCAGAAGCTGAGAAAATTTCAGCTATAGCCAAAGCTCAAGCAGAAGCCGATTCTAATAGAGCAGAGTCTGAATCACTAGCTGAGGCTAATGTAGCCAAGGCTAAAGCAGAAGCTGACTCTAAGAAAGCAGAAGCAGAAGCAGAGAAACAAACTCGTATTGCTCAGGCTAAGCAAAAACAGGAAGCTGAGACGCAAAAGGCAATTAACGAACAGGAAGCTGCAGTTGCTAAGTATGAGTCAGACAAGCGTGTAAAGGCAGCCGAAGCTGATAAGATTGCAGGAGTGGCAGAACAAAATGCCACGATTGAAGTCTCTAAAGCTAAGGGAGAAGCCGAGAAAGCTAAGGCTGAAGCTGAAAAGGTAGCAGGAACTTCTAAGGTAGAAGCTCAAATGACTATCGAGAAAACTAAGCAAGAAAAGCAACTGGAAGTAAACGAAGCAGCTGCATTGGCTATGGAAGCTAAGCTTCATGCAGAGACGATTGTTCCCGCTCAAAAGGAGAAGGAACGTATCACAATTGAGGCAGAAGCTGTTAAGCAAAAAGCCGTACTTGAAGCAGAAGCTAAGGCTGCTGAAATTCTGAAAGAAGCAGAAGCTAAAGCAAATGCTACAAAGTTGCAGCTAGAAGCTGAAGCTGAAGGTACAAGAAAGAAACTGCTTGCTGAAGCTGAGGGTAAGAGAGCGTCTTTGATGGCTGAGGCTGATAAAGTCCAGGCTATTGAAATGGCTCCTGCTCTGGCAGTCCAGAAGATGATTGAATCTGGCTTGACTCCGGAAATGGTGGTTCAGTACAAGACAGTTGACCAGTTGACAGGTATTGCAGAAGCATCTGCTCAGATGTTTGAACACGTTCACCTTGGACAGGTTACTGTTTATGGTAACGAGAATACCGCTGGTAACTTCATGGCTAAAACTGCTGAGAACTTGAATCCTGCGTTCGACTTGCTTCGCTCTATACCTTTCGCTGATACACTGAAAAGTGTTCTCGGCAAGAAAGAGTTGGAGGAGAAGAAAGCTGAAACAACTGAGTTTGAAGAAGTGAAGTAATTCACAGCGAAGGGGCTTTACAATTTCAATAGTAAAGTATAACAAAAGCCCCTTTGCAATCTGGAGGTATGGGTGAGTGGCTTAAACCACCGTCCTGCTAAGACGGAGGGCCTTCGGGTCCCGCTGGTTCGAATCCAGCTGCCTCCGCTTAAATAAACATTGTTATGGAAGATTAGAATATTTGCATCACTACATAAGCCATTCATGGATATGTTACTGAATGATACATGGCTTATGGAAGAACCCATTTCCTTAGAAGAGACAAAAGCATGTGGGCTGGAGAGATAGGAGAGGAAGTTGTTTCTGTAGAAGACTTTGAAACTGTATTTAAGTTTTCTTTACAAGATTTAACTAACTGGTGGAACAAAAATGTATTAGATTTGAGTATCTGATTACATGGGACGATAGCTCAGTTGGTAGAGCGCTGGACTGAAAATCCGGGACGATAGCGGCAGTTCGATTCTGCCTCGTCCCACACATTGTGTGTTTTCATGGTAAATGTGGACTTAATGGTTCGTGAGAATAGTTAAGTTAGTATTGGGTGTAATGGTTAGCACTACAGATTTTGATTCTGTCAGTCTAGGTTCGAGTCCTAGTAGCCCAACAAAATTAACAAATATGGAAGAGATAGAAAAGATTAATATCATTAACAAGAGGCTTAGGCAAAAAGAAGCCAGAGCCGACTGGAAATGGGTGAATGATGGCAAACAATTTGGTTGGGCACGTGGTCGTTCTAAGAACCGTAAATCTAAGAGAGGATATGAGGTAGGAACTAAGGAAAGTAGGAAGCTTGAGAGGAAATGGTTTAAGAATATATACCATAAAATATTATTTCATATTCCATTAACCGAAGAAGAGTCTAACAGTCTTGAATTTCATTACAAATGGAGAGAACAAACTCATATGATTCAAGCGTTAATTAACGATATACGTTCTAAATTATGAAGCCAGAAGATTATAGAAAGGTTGTCAAGTTTTGTGACAAAGGTAAATGTAAAGTCCGGGAAAATTCATTCGGAGTTTGTTGGTGTGGTAAGTTACACTCTGATGCAGCAGAAAAGTTAAAACCAGAAGAACAAATAATAGTAAGAAATGAGAGTAATAGTTGTTTAGTTACAGAATTGTTTGCCAATTTTCAAACTTCTATAGATAGAAAAAGTATCATAGGAGAAACACATTCTGTAGAAGAAATGGAAAAGTTGATGCTGGAATTTGCTAAGTTTAATATAAAACCAAGTGATGTTCTAGGGAAGACAGTAATATTTGAATGCAAATCAATAAGTGCATACGAATAATATTTAGGACCTATAGCTCAGTCCGGTCAGAGCAGCTGACTCATAATCAGAAGGTCGGGGGTTCAAAGCCCTCTAGGTCCACACTTGAGCCTACCTAATTGGAATAAAGGTCTAGACGCGTTGGCTAGATTTGGGTTCAAGTCCCAATAGGTTCACATAATCAGATACGGAGAAAGTAGTACAACCGAAAAGACATATCAAGTAATATAGGTTGCCACGAGTATAGTCGGCTTATATTGCGCTCCATGGAACGGATATGAGGTCTGATTTCAAATAATTAAAAAATAAAACTTATGAATTATCAGTATTTTGGATTGTTCTTAGATGAACCAACTAGAAACAAACTTATGCAAGTTATCATTGGAAATCCCATTATTTGCAATCTGGTGTTCCAAAGAGGAAGTACTATTTATTTAGATCATTGCACTCTTCTCCATAAAAATCAACATGAAGAAAAGATGGCTAATGACCTACAATATCGTATAGATGGTAATTTTCGATTAATTGTAAACAAAATAGGGATTTCTGAGAAAGCAATAGCTTTTGGAGTAGAATTGGGAGACCAATATCTGCCTTGTGCAAATGCTAAACCTCATATCACTATTTGTACAATCAACAAGGGTAAACCAGTAGATAGCAATGGTATTGCAACTTGGATTCCAATTCCAGAATTTAGTATTTATTGCCATCTTAAAGTAGTATAATATGTGGGGAAGAAAGAGTCCTATAGAAGAATATCTGGACAAGCATCCAGACAGCACTCTAAGAGAGTATAATGAATATGTTAAGGAAGAAGAACGGAAGAGACACCAAGAGAAGGTAGATAGCGATAATAGACATAAAGCACTACTTAAAAGCTATATAGGAAAGTGTTTCAAGATAGACTTCAATGGTATGTCAACAATGTTTTTCAGACTTACATCCGACCCAACAGATCCACGAAGTAGTAGAATCGAAGAGGATGCCTATTCAGTTTATATTGATTCATCTAAGGTACATATGGAATTAGAAAAGAAGAGGTATATTAATATAACGTGGCTTCCTGGTCAAGAAGAGTGGTATGGAAACTCTCACAAAGTTTTTCAAATATCTGAGGAAGACTTTAATAAGGTAGTAGAGAAATATAACGAAATGGTTAAGGTTGCTAAAGAAATAAAAGCAACCTAACAGTTGGGGTAGTGGCGGAATTTATAGTATTTAATATGGCAAAGGCAAGAATCGACATTTTAGAAAGAGAATAGGAAATCCGACAATGGATTTCAGAAAATGAGTCTAATGCTGAAATAGCTAGAAGACTAAATTGCAAGGTTGATACTTTAAAATCCTATTATATTAAGATGGGAATAGAGTATAAGGGGAATCAAGGTTCTAAGGGAAAAAGACTAGACCCAAAGAGGAAAGATGCTTTAGACCTGATAGAAAATCCTAATGTTTCTAATTCTAGAAAGAGGATAAGATTAATAGAGGATGGATATAAAGAAGATAAGTGTGAGCGTTGTGGATTATCAGAGGGAATGAAAATTCCTTTAGAATTACATCACAAGGATAATAACCATTATAATAATAAGTTGGATAATCTAATGATAGTTTGCTCTAACTGTCATATGCAACTTCACAATTATAATAACAATTAACTAGAGCAAGGGGTAGTGCTGGAATTGGTAGACAGGCATGGTTTAGGCCCATGTGCCGTGAGGGTTCGAGTCCCTCCTACCCTACAACTTTTATTTATTAAGTAATATGAAAGAGTTAAGTGAAATTATTCAGGAAATGGTAGACAATGGCAATTCCATGGACCTAAAAACTGCCATAGTGTTTGTTACAGAGTCTTACGAATCTGGTATGGAAAAGGCTCGTTCTCTCATAACTAATGAACATAACGAGGAGGATTACTAATGACCGTAGAAGAATTAGAAGGTAAGCTGACTAGTATCTACCATGAATTTGCTGAAACAATCTCTGAAAATGAGACTGATGAGCAAATAGTTGCCCGTTCTAAAGAGTGGTTTGTAAAAAGACTCTCAGAGGAAACTGATAACAAAGAAGCTATAGATTCTATAGCTAATCAATTAGTAGGATGTCTCAAACAGGCATCTGTTTTAAGTAACTTAGAAAAAGAAAAAATGAACAAAGTTTGGATGTGTTCTGGGTCTACATATACCCAGGTAAGCTCAGGCTATAGCGTTGAGCAGTCTCTCCCAGTTGGAATCTACAGTATTTGTCTGACAATGACAGGTTATCACCTAGACAGATATGCGGATAAGTTTGTATTCCCGTACAAAATGTATGGTTTGCAGAACGAGTTTATTGACCATGTAATTAAGACGTATCACGCTACAGAAGGCAATCTCGGAATTATGCTTACTGGTACAAAGGGCACTGGAAAGACTGTTACTGCTAAGGAACTGGCTAACAAGCTAAATCTGCCCATCATTATCGTAAAGGATATGGGAGACCATAATCAATCTATGATTGAGTTCCTTTCTGGTATTGAAGGAGATTGCATTCTGTTCTTGGATGAATTTGAAAAGAATTTCAGTGAATCGGATTCTACTATCTTGCAAATCATGGACGGTGTTTACAACTCTAAGTATCGCAAGGTTTTCCTGCTTACTACTAATGCTATGACCATCAATGAGAATATGGTAGGACGTCCGTCTAGAATCCGTTATGTCAAGGAATTTGGCAACTTGGATTTGAAGGTTGTGAACGAATATCTGGACGACGCACTTCAAGTGCCGGAAGCTCGTCAAGATTTGCTTGATTTCATTGATTCTTTGACTATATCTACTATTGATATTCTCAAAACTATAGTTAATGAGGTCAATATTCACGGTATAGAAGGATTGAGAAGAGCTAAAGGCTTCTTCAACGTAGTAACTAATGAGTATGACTATTCCTGCATTAGAGGTTATGCATATGCTGGTGAGATTTCTGCTGATAAGAATAAATTCTCTATTGAAGAGTTCTCTAAAGCTGTTGAGAGATTCAACAATCCGATGCCGAAGCCTATTGTAGACGATGAGGATAACTGTACTGTTGAGGAAAGAAAAGCTCTTAACGAGTATTATGAATATCGCCGCCACAATTTCCACAATCTGTCATATTACTATGTATCTTCGGATATTAAGTTCGCAAATCTGGCAGTTGGAGATGACTTCTATGATGACGAAATTATTGCGATTGACAAGAAACTAGGAATCGTAGTTACTAAAGACAGCAAGGAAATCAATTACTACTGGATTAAAGATCCAAATAGTAGACCGTCTCTGTATCGTAGAGGTGCTTACAACTCTTTGGTACTATAAAACTTGGGGAGCTAGTCTCCCCTTTATGTCTAGATGCCCGAGCGGTCTAAGGGAACGGTCTGCAAAACCGTGTTTCGTGGGTTCGAATCCCACTCTAGATTCTACACTAATCTTATTGCTTATGGATAGAGAATTAAGAAGAGAACTTTCTAAAAGAAAGTGGATTTCGAGAGCTAAAAAGGTTTACAACGCTTGCGGTAAATTTTACGTACCTGTTGCCGGGATTAAAGCCAATGTAAGGTATAATGTTCCTATAATAAGGCGTTGAAGGTCTGTGAGTCAATTACGGACTTCCTTGATAGTTCTAAATACGCAAAGATGCTTAAGAATTGCACTTCTCCTTATAGAAGCAGAATGATGCAATATGAATACAAGAAAGAGAATAGAAAGGATAGATATAAAGCAAAAAGAGATATTCAAGAAGGTATTCAAGAATATGAATCTAGGGACAATCTTTCGTGTTCATCCTGCATTTTCTATGATAAAGGCTTTTGCGAAAAGGGATTATTAATGACTGCCCAGAATATTGGGATTAAAGTATGGACAAGTATATTAATGGAAGTTTAGTAAAGAGAGTTTTAGTTTTTAAAACTAGAAAGCATCCCGATTGGGTACATTATGTGGACGATTCTTGTTTTGGAAAATACATCGAGATTATTGGAACCCATGTTTTGGAACTTATACGGAAGAAAAAATGATTTCATCTTTAGAGAAGAGATATGCCTTCTACAAGGATGGAATAGTATATCAGAAACCTCATATCATTTTAGAGTTCTCTAAAAGACATGATGAATCTATCTATTTTGATAGTGACGAAGAAATGGAGGGATGGTTTGAGTCCTTCATGGAAGAATTTGGAAAACCGTTTATTTACATAGACTAATACCTTTATCCCAGTTTAGAGCTTAGCTCAAATAGTGAATAATAGTAGCTATTGGTTAAAACGAGGTGGAGTGCCAGACGAAAGACTGGAATTAACATAGTTTAACTTTGAATCTCCGACTATGCGGAGTATTATTATGGCAGAATTGATTTTCTTAGCTAATGGAAAATGCGACTTGAAGTTCCACGCTCATCCCAAGAATTTCAAAAGGGTTGAGAAGTTCAACTACAAAAAGAACTTTTTCAAGGTTTACGTTGACCGAAACGACAGCGTTTACGAGATAACTCGCTGCGAGGTGGTTACATGGAAAACCATAGAGAAAGGCAAGAAGAAATTTAACGTCCCTGACGAGGTGAAAGAAACTCGTGATGCTCACTTGTTTGACAAAATCAAGGGGAATCCGTTCAAAATCGCTATTACTAAGGTAGCTGGCGAGATTGATATGCAGGAGCTGTTATCTGAGTAATTCGTTTAGGAGAGTATCGTAAAACTCTCCATTATGCAGGTGTGGTGTTAATGGATTGAGCACGCCAGACTTCCAATCTGGAGGGGAGAGTCTCTCTACCTGCACATTTGTGGGTATAGCACAATGGTTAGTGCATCGGCTTGCCATGCCGAGGATGTGAGTTCGATTCTCATTATCCACTCTTTTCCGATTTAGCTCAGTATGGTAGAGCGCCCATACCAATAAAGCATTAGTGGGAGGTTCAAATCCTTTAATCGGAACGACGAAACAAGGCTCCACAGTTACAAGTTGTAACTGGTCTTATCTCCGAATAACTAGTCTTACGGGGTGGAGAAGTAGTCACCTCGGTGTACCAGAGTGGTTTAATGGCTCAGACTGCAAATCTGCTGATTCGTCAGTTCGAATCTGACCACCGAGTCTCGACGTGCAAGTCTTTTAACTACAATAGTTAACGTGTCTGGTTACGTTATCACCCAGTCGTCACCTACGGTTAGAAGGGCGTCCCTTATCGTGAAAGGCATCCTGAGTAGCGGATGTAAATTAGCTACTAATATCGTGGAGTAGAGAAGTTGGTCATCTCGCTAGGCTCATAACCTAGAAATCGTCATAAACGGTTCGAATCCTACCTCCGCAACTAAACTCCTTTTGTGGCTCTGTTATTAGATTAATTATTAACAATTTTAAACTTTAATGTTATGAAGAAAGTAATTAATGTTGTAAAGAAAGCTGCTAAATGGTATTTTGAACAGAGTTCTAAGAACTACACTTGGTTAGTGTCTGGAACAATACCTCCTCCATACAGAGGACAAGAGTAAAAATATCATTAAAAGGTAAGTACCAATGGGGTACTTACAGATGTCTGGGAGGAAATAATATGTATGGTTAGCCAAGTGGCCGACGGCAGCGGGCTGTTAACCCGCCGTGAGAAATCCCATCGCAGGTTCGAATCCTGCACCATACGCCTTTTTGCTGAACCCTCCTTAGTTTTTAACTAAGTAATCCAGCAAACTCTAGACCGATGTGAGGAAGAGAGTCGTCTAGACGGTAGCTAGCACTGTAGTACGCAATGGTGGAATAGAAACGGCTAGCATCCACCAACTTTTAATTAATTAGATATGATAGTACAACCTATTGGAAAGTTTAAACTTACTTATGCAAATGGTATAAGTCAAGTTAAGCTGTTAATAACTCAGGAAGACTACAAGTCTATTGTCAAACCTATATTAGATAATATAGCTGAGTTAGAGGCACAGCGAAGTGGGATTAATAAAAAGAGTAAAAGGTATAAGGAAATTTCGGAAAAACTTAGAGAACTGAAAAAACCTATATCGGAACTTGGAGAGTTTTTTACAAGCACGTCTCCTCTTGGATTAGCACTATGGAGTAGTCGCTTTCCAAATTTGATACTTCCGCCTCAACAAGGTGGTGGACATTTTGTTAGCATTTATGCTAATAAGTCGAAGCCAGTCCCTGCGTAGTTATAATAGGCAAGCTGAACTTGAGAATTGTTAAACGGATGGTTGCCGTTAAAAGATATATAGTTACAAACTTATGTATCCAGAATATAACTAATTAAAGACTTATCTGGTGATGTTAGGTTATGGAATCCTAACAGTGGAAATTTATGAGTTATGTCACCAATTAAAAAGAAAATCTCAAACATGGGCCGTTAGCTCAAATGGCTAGAGCGCTGGTTTTGCACACCGGAAGATAGGGTTCGAGTCCCTGCGTGTCCACAACAAAATTAAATAATTATGAAAGTATACGTAGTGAATCATCATCCAGCTAATGCGCCTCAGAACTATAAAACTGAGTGTCAGATATTTCTGGATAAAAAGGAAGCCGAAGGCTATAAGAAAGCCAAGGAAGAAGAATATCCCATACGTTGGGGAAGTGAATACAATCATTGTGAAATATTTAAAAAACATTTGTAATATCGCGGGGTGTTAGCAGAGGTAGCTAGTCAGGCTCATAACCTGAAGGTCGAGTCCCGCTACTAGTAATTAATTAGATACTTAATTTTTAGATTATGAATTACGAAAATCTTACCAAAGAAACTCTCCCTGTAGAGTTTCAAAACAGAATCGAACGATTTAATCGTCTATTCTCAGCTGCAACCGACCATTCCTTCGAAGAGGATGACTTGTTTGAGTATGAAATGTTATGTATAAAGCAAGCTCTTTCATTCTCGGAATTTTTCCAAGATTTCGGTGATGAACAGTATCAAGACTTCTTGAAGCAATATGAGAGCTTATACGACTTAGTTGATGCTATTAAGGACAAACTTCAGTTCTTTGATAACGGACATACTGGAAACTCTACGAGCATGAGTTGGCTTTTATTCCGAACTTATCGAGAAAGACCGGAATTAGTTCCGTATATGCACGGATGCTTGGCTCAGCTCGTTGGGGATGAAGGCTATTATGATGACCGTTCAGATGTTCCAGAACTATGAGCGTAATACAACAGGTCTACTTAGCTGAATCAGGCAGTTCTATTTACATAAAGGGAATTAAACCTGATAAAGAGAATGAATATTCTGGTGAGATTACTCTAAACGGTAATCCCACTAGATTAGAAAGAAAAGAACGTTACCATATAAGTAACGGTATGCTTGTTACAGATAGTTATCATATCCCTATGGAGTTCATTATTAGCTTCTTACAATAATAGAGGTAGGATAAAGCACGATGAAAACAAGATATGTCCTAGATGTGGTAAACCTAAGCATAAAGATTCAGAAATGTGTCGTAGTTGCTGGGAAGAACTTAATGGAATTGGTAACAAAACATTAGGTTATTATACATCTGGGCAGAAGTACTTATCATCTAAATGTCAAGAAATAAGGACTAATGCTCGTAGAGTATTAGAAAGTTCCGAACGTGAGAAAGTATGCCAATATTGTCATAATCATGAATTTGATGCAATACTTGAAGTACATCATCTTAAAGGAATATTAGAATTTGACGAAGACACTCTTATTAAAGAGATTAACAATGAGAATAATTTAGTATGGTTATGTCCGAATCACCATATTATGTTAGAGAAGGGTTTAATTAGTCTGGAGTAATCCAGTTACACCGAGGGTTAGTTCAGTGGTAGAATAGCGCACTGTCTATGCGAAGGTCACCAGTTCGAGTCTGGTACTCTCGGCACTGTGAAGGTTGGGGTTCGAATCCCCCAGTCTCGGCAAGGCTTCTGGATGGATAAGGTCCCCGACAGTAAGCACAAGGTTAATGGTTCCCGAAGTAAAACCTAGAAACTTTTACTAATGAGTATATTCCCGCAGAGGTTAGAATTAGTAAATAGTGGAAATCTCCACTATATTCCCCTGTAGTTTAGTTGGTTAGAACACGTGATTTGTAATCTCGAGACCTCGGTTCGAATCCGAGTGGGGGATCTTAACCATTAAATCAGATTAATTTTTATGACTAGATTAGAAAAGTATTTAGTAGCAACTGCTACTGAGATTATCGAAGCAGAAACAACTGTTTCTCGCTACTTTGTCATTGGAAACGTCAAAGTTAGAGTATCAGACCATTTAAGTAAAATGAGTGATGCAGACTTACAAGTGATTATTCCATTGAACGGAGGGACTAAGTATATAGTTACTGTTAAAGATAGTCCTGGAAAATTTCTTGTGTGGAATGCAACTCAAATAAAAGACTTTATTCCTTCATTGCAGATTATTAAGGGCTTGAAGGAAGGAGTGCAACTTAAGCCAAAATCTAAAGACTCTGTAGTTCAGAAGATTCAGCTAGCATTAAATAATAGTAATACCGATGGAGGTTCGTTAACGTTTGATGGTACTATTATTGAGTCTAGATTGAAAGAAAAGCAACTTACTTCCAAACAGCGGGAAGTTTTCAGGAGAACTAAATCTACTTGGGACATTTCTCAGATTGGAACATTACCCAGTATGATTAAAGTAGATTTGGGATTGTCAAATGGTTCTGTAAACGAAGATGCGCAGATATTTCTAACTTGTACATCTTTAACCTACAAAGAAATTCTGAACATTTATAAAATAATAGTTGTTGATAACCATATGGTTCCAACTATTAAACTGTTGCAAGAAGCTTATAGCTTGATTGTGCAGTAGGATAGCGCCATCATCTAATGGTTAGGATTCAGGCTTTTCACGCCTGCCATACGGGTTCGAATCCCGTTGGCGTTACTATGTACCCCAGCAGCGGAAGTTGTTGGGGTATTTTTTGTTTAATATAATTAATAATTGATGAGAAAAACATTTGAGTTTGTAAAGGTTGGAGGAGTCTGGTTCTATTGGTGGCCAGATTATGACGGAACACCAGAGGAACTAGCAATGGTTGGTGGTGCAGATGAACTTCTTGATTCTCTAGATAATAAGTTTGTTAGATTGCAGATGGTTGACCCAGCTGCAGCTAAGATAACGTTGTCTAAAATTGAGGAGGATGAATGTGGAGCAACTTACTTATGCAAAAGTAAGAATTACAATGACAGGGTATGGATTTGTGCTGTAACTCTATCAGTATTCGGGGAATATCCTCAAAATATTTACCTAAAAGATATGTAAAAAATGAAAACGTTAAATGAGATTCTAGACAATTACAAAGACTATGCCCGTAGTTCTCGATGACCGTTTCGGTTCTAGATTAGCAAAGTTTTTAACAGAAGAGCAGTTAGAAAAATAGGCTTCAAGTACGATGGTGATGAGCCTTATCCAGAGCCTAAGGAATGGACTAGAGAGAATATCCTAGAGCAACTTAAGTCTGATGTAGAGTTTGGTTTTGAGAAGGCTTTAGACCAGAGAGGCATTTCAGCTAGCCTAATGTTCTACGTGGTACTAAGATGGAATCAAGTTCTAGAAGAGGGCTTAGAGAATTATCCTGAAGAGAATTATGCTATGTATGGGTTGCCTTTGTTTAAGGCTACTGCTGTAAAGTACGGATGGGAGAATCCTATAGGCGACGATAATGGGGACGAAGAGTTCTACAATGAGTAGCGCTATGAAGGAATCTTCTATACTTAAAGCAATTTCTGACGCTATTGAAGAATACGAGGAAAATCAACAAAGACGAATAGACCTGTTAGAGAGTAAAATTCTGCTATTTGAGAGAGAAAGGGAGGCTTTTATTCGGCATTTGAGAGAAGGAAACATTCAATTATTAAAGGATTATCTAGGAATTAAAGATGAGTAAGTACTATTTAATTAAGGAATGTAATAATATTCCTTTTATCTTAGGACAGTTCGATAGTATTGAAGAGGCCGCTCTTCCTTCTACAAATAAGAAGGGAGCTAAGCACTTTGTCGTTTGTTCTACAGAGCAATTAAAGTCAGCAAGGGCGGCTATATCCTACTTACAAGAAGAACTTAGAAAGAGTCGAGAGGAGGTACGGCAATGGAGGGATTTAGAACTTAAAACAAGGCTAGATTTCTCAAACCAAATCTGTGAATTATCGAAGATAGCTAATCTAACTGTAGAGGACCTAACTAAAGTATTGTTATGATAGTAAGTTCTCCTTTTGATAAAGATTTGCTTGGACATGAGATAAGGGGTGTAAATACATCTTACTACGGACTTTCTGCATTGCAGGCTGTAATAAATCATGACGGAATCCGCCAAGATATTGCAAAATATATGTATAGAGACTGCATTGTAGATGGAGGACGAAAAGGAGTAATCATAGGATTTGAGGATAATAATCAATTCTTTGATTACTACTATATAGTCTATGTACCAGAGCTAAATACTACTGTGTATCAATTAGCTAATGATGCGAGATTTATTAATTCAATTGAGATATGAAAAAGAAAGTTTTAATTATCCTCATGATTGGTATTGTATTCGGATTTGCAACTGGTTATTCTTTGCATCATCTGATACATTTCAATCAGAAACAGGAGGAAATGGTATTGCTGCCAGAGCATCCATTCTACTTATTGGATGAAGTAAACGAAGAAGTATTGTACAATACTTTGAAGCATTACGATTTTCCAAATCCAGCAATTATAACAGCTCAGGCTGTTCTGGAATCTGGCAATTTTAAATCGAAACTTTGTAAGGACAATAACAATCTGTTCGGATTGTATAATTCCAGAACAATGTCTTACTTCAAGTTCGATAGTTGGATAAGCTGTGTATTCGCTTATAAGCAATTTATCCTTAGTAAGTATAACCCAGAAGAGGATTACTACAAATTCCTAGACAGAATTGGCTACGCTGAGGATTCCTTGTATGAAAGTAAAGTTAAGGAATTGGAATTAGATATACTTAATAAATATGGAAGCTCAAATTGAAGAAGCTATCAGATTTAGAAAGAAAGCTAATTTCAAGATATTAACTAGATTGAGTCAAATCATTGACCAATATCCTTATCTAAGATTTCACCAAATTCTTATGATATATAAGGTTAGTGAACTGGGAGTGGATAAGTTCAATGAGGAGAGTGTAGAAACTTTGAAGAAGCTAGAGCATGAAATGGTGGAAAAAGGAATTAGTAAGATTACTAGTAATAGTTCTGATGGGAACAATACTATTAGTAACTAGGGAAGTAATGGGTTTTGAGACCGCAGTTATGACTGGTCTAACTATTATATTATGCAATCAAATATTTAACGAATAAAGATTATGGATTTCAAGAAAGATGTAGAGTCTGCTTTCAATGCTATGATTGCAGATAATTTATTTGTAGTTAATGTAGACAAAGACCTTTTGTGGATGAGTTATCTTCTCTCCTTTGAGGACGAAACAATTCGACAAGATCACAATTGTAATGCTTGTAAGTCTTTCATACGTCACTATGGTAAGGTAGTCGCTATAGACCCTCAAACCTACAAGGTGAAAACCTTCTGGGATGATGTTCACACTCCTGGCTATGAAAAGACCGCATCGGATTTGGCTAAACTCGTTAAGGAAGCCGGAATAGGAGATATATTCATTCAGGATGTTAATGAGTTTCACGGTTGTGACCATAATGTGCAACTTCTTCCTGATGGAACTACTAGAACTTGGACTCACTTGTACGTGACTATTCCTAACAAGTTTAAATTCAACAAGAGAGTACATCATTTCGATTCTGCCGCAGGTTATCGCGGAGATGTTAGAGCTAGAGCTGGTGTCTTTGAACGCTCTCTTTCCGAGCTTAAACTAAGTGCAGTAGAAACCGTAATTGAGTTGATAGAGGATAATAATCTCTATCGCGGAGAGGAGTTCCTAAAGACTCTGCAAGAGTTCAGAAGAACTATACTTGAGGCCGATAATCTCTCACCAGAGGTTCGCACTAACTATTGTTGGTTTAACTTCAAATCTCCAATAGCTAAAATTAGAAATACGGCTATGGGAACTCTACTGATTGACTTAAGTAATGGTGTAGACCTGGAAAGAGCTGTTAAGTCTTATGAGAACATTATGGCTCCATCTAACTATAAGAGACCTACTGCTCTTATTACTAAGAAACAAATTGAGGCTGCTCAGAAGAAGGTTGAAGAACTTGGGTTAACTGATGCCCTTCCTCGCCGTCATGCTCGTGTAGAAGATATTTCTGTAAACGACGTTCTGTTCGTAAATAGAGATACTCGTGCACGTATGAAAGGAGGTATATTTGACTCTTTAAAAGAGACCTCAACGGTTAATCCTAAAGAGTATACCAAAGCTACTGAAATCTCAATTTCGGAGTTTGTAACTAATGTATTGCCGCACTCTAAGGATGTGCAAATTCTTGTTGAGAATAAGCATATTCCTAATTTTGTTACCCTAACTGCTCCAGAGAACCCTGATGCAGGTCAGCTGTTCAAATGGAAGAATAACTTCGCTTGGGTGTATAATGGCTCTATGGCGGATTCATTTAAGGAGAAAGTGAAAGCAGCAGGTGGTAACGTAAATGGATTCCTAAGGTGTTCTCTACACTGGTTTAACTATGATGACCTTGACCTCCATGTAACAGAACCCGGCGGTAATGAAATCTATTACGGGCACAAGAGAGGATTAACTGGTGGTACACTAGATGTAGATATGAACGCTGGTTCTGGTAAAACCAGAGATGCAGTCGAGAATATTATCTGGACTGACCAATCTAGACTCAGAGCAGGTCAATATGTAGTGAGAGTGCATAACTTCTGCAAAAGAGAACATATAGACTTTGGATTCGAGGTAGAAATCGAAATCAATGGAGAACTTCATAAGTTCAACTATGATAAGATGGTGTCAGACAGAGAATATATTGCGGTAGCAATTATCAAGGTAGATTCTATTGGTAATATAACCCTAAGTCCGGTAATTGCCGAAGGTGCAACTTCATACAAGTCTATGAACGAGTGGGGCATTGATACTATGCGTTTCCAAACTGTTTCTTGCATCATGTATTCTCCAAATTATTGGGAAGGTAATGAAATAGGAAACAAGCACCTATTCTTCATGATTGATGGATGTAAAAATCCTGACCCAGTTCGAGGATTCTTCAATGAATATCTGAGACCCGATCTCGAAAAAGATCATAAGAGAGTATTCGAAGCTATTGGCTCTAGAGCTAAAGCAGAATACAACGATAACCAGTTGAGTGGACTGGGATTCTCTAGTACGTCTCACGACGAGGTTGTAGTTAAAGTTGATAATAAACCATTTAAAATTAAATTCTAATTATGTACAAACAAGCGTCTAAAATGAAGTTGCGCTTTGCAACTAGTAAAGGTAATTTGAGTGTGGAAGATTTGTGGGACTTAAGTCTGCCTGCATTGGACAGACTGGCAGTGTCCTATGACGAAGAATTAGCCAAGAGTCCTAGAAAATCTTTCATAACTAATGATACTCCTAGCAATAGCGAACTGGAGTTAAAGTTCAATATTGTGAAAGATGTTATCACTGATAAGCTGAAAGACAAGGCCGCTAGAGAAGCAGCTAAAGATAAGGCAGCTGAGAAGGCACGCCTGACTGAACTGCTGGCTAAGAAACAGTCCGAGAAAATGGAAAGTATGTCCGAAGATGAAATCAGACAACGACTTGCAGAACTCGGATAATTGTGTCGTATTGAAAACAGTTAGTCCACAAATCTTAGATAAACTAAGAGAAAGTGGATTGACTGTTTGTACGTGTTGTGAATTTCCTGGTACAGCCTGGTTAGTATTCAGACCAAATATGCCTACATCGGATATTCACGGTGAGGGGTATGACTTCGAAGAGATGGGACTTTTTGGAACAGAGGCCGTTCTCAAATACTTCGAAGCTAACACTCCGAACTATGTAGATTGCGGAACTGATGTCGATAAATTTATTAACATTTGTTTGCAGTTTAAATAAGTTAACGGTTTTTAACTTTGAATTTAACACTTGTACTGTTATTATAGTAAGTTGATTAGCGGTACGTGAGTATAGCTAATCACTATGCCCGAATGGTGGAATTGGTAGACACGTCAGATTTAAGCTCTGATGCCCAGTAATGGGCGTGTGGGTTCGAGTCCCCTCAAGAACAAGAGTATCGTGAGAAAATGGCTGAATTTAAAGCAAAATACGACAAATATACCTCCGAATTAGGAGAGTTGAGAAGTCGTTTCAATAGTTGGAAAACTTCTGAAATGGAACGTATTTCCAAACTAAAAATCGCTTTGCCTAAGAATCTTTTAGATATTTTCGAAGAGATTAGGAGACAAGGCGACTCTTCCTCTAAGTAATTAGAGGACTTCCGTAGGAAGCTAACATAACATACTTAACAGGAATAATTATGAACAGTATATTCTTAAATCCGCATGGATTTAATCTTTATTCGCTGGCTACACAAAAATTTACAACCTACTCTCTAATTGAGAGTCTTTGTTAGTGTAGCTAGGTCTTTGACTTCATCTTTGCCTGCGCGTTAGCTTCCTACATAGCTCGTCAACCACGTGTTGAAGGAGTTACGGAATCCCTTCGGGATTCTAGCCTTTTGCTTCAGTTACAAGTAATCTTTAAACTTGGTGACTATTATCCCAAATTCTCAACAAGATGAAGAGGGAGGTTGACCAACCTAATAATGGTACAAGCTCTTCGGAGTGATAGGAGTGGGGAAAGTATCTGGTGAAGCACAGATACTGGAACCACTCTTTTTTTTGATAGATAAAATGATTATTAACTAATTTAAATTAAGAAAAATGAAGAAAGTACTATTGCTTTTCGGAATGGTTGCACTGATGTCTGCTTGTGCAGGTAATACAAAGACTCAGGCTCCAGAAAACGATTCTATCGCAATCGTTAAAGAAGTTGCTGACACAATGAGTGTAGACACTCTAGGTGTGGATAGTCTTGTAATTGATAGTATTCAGTAATATGGATTTTATCGCAACCAGAGTCAATGAACTCTTAAGTAGGGTATCTCCTATTAAGCGATGGCTTATTTCTGATGTTGCGAATGAATATTATCGAGCAGGATATCAAGATGGTCAGAAACTAGTCTACAGAAATGTGTTAAAGGGAAGCGCATTGAGAGAGTTTATCGAAATTCTAAATCATTGCGGAATTAAACTTAGTTACAACTTACGTAAGGGTGGGCTACTGGTCAGTGTAAGAACTGATAAGTTGTCCAACTTACAGAATCTTGTTAATTGTTACAAAAATGAGCAAAACAAAGAGAACAGTCCTGACAAGGGATGATTGTCCCCCATTGGAGGAACAATACAAAAGCATTATGGAGAACTTTGATTTTGATAAGGTTCTGGAGTATATGCAGTGGAACAAGAGTCATAGAGAATATGATGACGAGGGTCGCTGTATAGGCAAAAGTACATGGAAAATGTACGTAGGTCCGAACGAACACAGAGTTCCTACTCTTTACGAACTATCCAGAAATGCTAGTATACTACTAAGAGAAGTAATGAAGCTGTACAATGACAACAAAAGTCCTTATCTTTCTATAGCTACTGGACCATTCAAGGTTATTTGCAGATATGGGATGCTGGAACTTATAGCTTGCCTAGAAACTTGGAGTTATGATTGAATTTAATCAGATTTTTTGTGAGGATTTGAAAGATGATTTCGAGGAAGCTGGTAGGCATGAGAGAAATTTCGAGTTAGACGAGTTTATTCAGAAGGATTTAAGTAGAGCATTTGCGTTTGGTTATTGTCATTTAGACTGGATAAAGGAGAAAATGTGGTTTCCTGTTCCTATTAGGAAGGCTTTACGGCATTTAGGGGACGACCTAGAAGATTTTGCTCCTCAGCTTAAATGGCTTAACGAAAAATATGGTGCTATAGGAAAGAGAGTTAGAATTGTTGATTATGCAAACTATATTTTAGATAATATATTTTGTGACAATCAAGACGATTTGCTAAAGATAGCAATATTACTCGGAACTAACATGAGAGTAAATACTGCTGATGAGCAGGCTAGAAGTGTTCACTGATGGAGCTTTTAGCTCGTCTAGAGACACAGGAGGAGTAGGAGTTGTATTCGTAATTGATGGGGAAAAAGCCTATGAATTTAGTAAGATGATTCCTAATACTACTAATAATAAATGTGAGTTGTTAGCAGTAATTTATGCTCTAAATGCAGTAAGTCGTAAAATCGAATCTCTGACTATTTACTCAGATTCTCAGTACGTCATAGGATGTGCTACTAAAGGATGGAAAAGAAAGAAGAACGTAGAGTTATGGAATTTATACGACAAGGTCTTAAATAAGGCAAAGCAATTTTGTCCTAATATAGATTTTTGTTGGGTAAAAGGACATACCTCCAATTCTGATTTCTTTTCTAAGATGAATAATCTCACAGATAAATTAGCAGTTGAAGCAAGTCAAGAATATGAAACTAAGAAAGAGTAAGAACAAGAAGCTCATTAAAGAGGCTATGAAGTTCTATCCGTTTGATTATGGTTTCGTGCTCTCACTAGAGAAGCAAGCCTTAATCAGGATGTATGAATACTTCAAAGTATCTAGAATTGCTGAAGGTAATGAATTTGTTGAAAGGGATCTAAAACTAGCACTAGGACTCTTGGACATTGTGTTGGAGATAGATTCTGCCTATCACTGTGATTTCAGACCGAGGTCTAAAGGATTTGTAGATAGGCACATAAACATTAAGAATTGGAAACGATTCCGTCCTAAAGCTGCTGATCTCGATTGGAGCGAACCTATTCTCCAAGACTATTTGAGAAGAGAAAAAGCCTGGTACTTATACAACAAACTTAAGTTTGAGCGTATGAGAACTTGGTGGGATTAAATTTTAATTAATGTAATTATGAAGAAAATTTTTAGTATTATTTGTTTGTGTTTAATGTGTGCGTTTGTAAGTGCACAAGTTGTAGAAACTGGAAGTTTGAAAGACAATTGGTATATTTCCGGTAATGTTGGAACTACAGTTTGGGACAATCAGAGAAGTTGGGCTGAACCTAATGATATTCTGGTGAATATTGCTGTAGGTAAAGAAATTACACCTATCTTTGGCCTAGAATTAGACATGGTAGCTGGTATGAATCAGGGAAATAAGACATTCTTTGATTCACACAACCTTACGGCTAATGTTACTACCAATCTTAGTAATCTGGTATGTGGCTATGAAGGCAATAGACGTCTGTTTGAACCAGTATTGATTATAGGAGCAGGTTGGTATCATACCTATGGGTACGTCTATAACAATGTATCTGCGCGTGGTGCAGTAAGATGTAATTTCAACATTACTGATACGTGGGCGTTAAATATAACCCCAGAATATATGCTACTTCCTAAAACTACCCCATTAAACCAAGAAGTCAATGTTTATGTAGGAGCTACTTACAGATTTAAGTCGAGCAAAGGGAATTTCCCAGTTATGAAACTTTATAACGATTCGGAAATAGAAAGCTTAAATGCGTCTATTAATGAATTGAGAGAGAAGAATAATGAACTTATGGCTCGCAAACCTGTTGAGGTAGTTAAGGTAGATACCATAGAAATTACTAAGGTAGAATTACTTACTCCTAAAATCCAATTCTTACAAAACTCCTCTGAAATATCTGCTACCTCTAATGTTGCCGTGTCTGAATTAGCAGCCTACATAGCAAATAGTGGTAAGTCATATATTATAGAGGGATATGCTTCTGAAGAGGGACCTATTGATTTCAACAACAAATTAGCTAATGCTAGAGCGGAATCTATGAAGAAGGCTCTGGTTAACTATGGTGCTCCGGAAGACAAACTTACCGTGAAGGGATGTGGAGTTACTACTGATTTTGGAGATAATGAATTTAACAGAATTGTAATAGTTTCTGAGCAATGAAGTACAAGAAGAGAGTAGCTTGGTTGAAATCAAAGCAAGCATGGTGGGATAAGCAAGGGAAGGATTTTCAAGCTGCTACCACTAGACCAGGTTCTGTAAAAACTCGGTGATTGCGTTTATAATTATATGCTTACTATTCATCGCATATATCTACTATGATCCTTATCTGCATTGATTGTACAACAGAATTTTGTAGAGAAGTGGGATGGAAAACTGCCTACTTATGGTACTGTTCCTACCTTATTTAAGGATGTAGCTGGGAAATAACTATGATGTACTTAATAATATGCACTGTGATGATAATCGTCACGGTGCTTATCTTAAAAGATACTCATGTTACGGTTTATTGGACTGGGTATAGTAGCAACTATGCTAACATAGACGAAGAGTATGACATTAAGGTTCCAATCTGGGCAGTATTACTAATCATAGTTCTGGGATTTGTTCCTGTCTTGAATATAGTACTATATATGGTAGGCTATATATACTATGCAATCCATGCTCTGTGGAATCCTAACAGAAATGACGGATATACTCACAAGTATACGTTAAGAGGTAGAAATTTTCTGACTAAAATTATAAAGAAGATATGGAAGATCTTAAATTTGTGTATTTAATATGCGATGGCATAGGGCTTATACTTTATGCGCTTCTATATTACTGTCTGTACTACACCTACCAGGTAAATTGGTTAACTTCTAAAGCTACAAGAATAAAAATCCCTAGATGGACTATTATTATTGTTGTAGCTAGTTTGATTATCCCTCCGCTTGGTTTAGGTGCCTCACTAGTATCGTGGGTAGTATACGCATTTGCAGTGTACAATGAAGACTATACAGTAGATGTCCCTATTCTTAACTTTCTAGGAGATTCGTTATATGATTCGGATATTAAAGCATCTAAGAAGGATACTAAGGCATAAGTTCTGGGTTGCATACTATTGCTTCCAATTAGGACTATATAGGCAGGGCATTTTGCACGATTTATCTAAGTTCGGATGGTATGAATTTTCTCGTTCTGTTAAATTTTACGATGATAACACATCTCCATTAAATAAGGAGAAAGAAATTCTGGGCTATTCTAGGTCCTATTTACATCATAGAGGAAGAAATCCACATCATTATGAATATTGGGTAACTCAATTAGATTCTGGTGGAGTCCCGGTGAAAATCCCTAGAGAATATGCATTGGAGCTAGTGTGTGATTATTTAGCCGCTGGTAAGGTGTATAATGGAAATAGTTTCCAAGGAGAATATAACTGGTGGATTAAATATATTAGCGCTCCCAGGGCGATTCATCCAGAGACAAAAGAGTTTATCACTCAATGTTTTAAGAATTTAGCTGTCGGTAAAAACATGAAGAGTTTATTAACAATCAGTTATTAAAATAATTTTTAGAATGGAAATAATTAATGCAACAGATGGTTACAAATTAGGCCATCACAGGATGTACCCAGAAGGTACTGAACAAGTTTATAGTAACTGGACTCCTAGAAGTAATAAATACTTCCCAGAAGCAACCGAAGGTTCAGTAGTATTTGGTATTCAATACCTAATCAAAGAATATCTCATTAAACAGTTTGAGAAAAACTTCTTTAATCTACCAAAGAAGGAAGCTGTAGAGATGTTCTATCGTAGAGTAAACAACTTTGTTGGTATTGAATCCGTTGGGTACAGACATATTGAAGCTTTATATGACCTTGGGTATCTACCAATTCGCATAAAGGCTCTTCCTGAAGGTTCTGTGTGCCCTATTCGGGTTCCCATGATGACCATTACAAATACCCTACCCGAGTTCTTTTGGTTAACTAACTACTTAGAGACTATTATCAGCTGTACCTTGTGGATGCCGTGCACATCTGCTACTAGAGCTAGGCTCTATAAGAAAGAGCTACATCGTCATGCTTGCAAGACTGGTTTTCCAACAGATGTAAATCTTGGTTTTTGCTGTCATGATTTCTCAATGCGAGGTATGGCAGGAATGGAAGCCGCAATTATATCTGGTATGGCGCATATGACTTCTTTTGTGGGAAGTGAGACTATTCCAGCTATTGCTGCTTTGGAAGAATATTATGGAGCTAATTCAGACGAGGAATTGATTGCTGCTACAGTTCCAGCAACAGAACACTCTGTAATGTGTGCTGGAGGGGAGGAAGATGAGCTGGGCACTTTCAAACGTCTAATTAATGATTTGTATCCTTCTGGGTTTGTTTCTATTGTATCTGATACTTGGGATTTCTGGAATGTAATTGAAAATTTCTTGCCCAAGCTGAAGAAAGACATTATGGCTCGTGATGGTAGAGTAGTAATCCGTCCTGATAGTGGAGACCCAGTAGATATAATCTGCGGGTTGAGAACTAATCCTCACTTCAATACCAGAATGAAAGAAGGTAAGTATTATTGCTGCTATGCTCCGTTTAATGACGATGCAGAGTATGTTGAAGTGTCCGAAGGTCAATATTATGGGGCATATTATATGCTTGGTAAAATCTTCGGATGGAATACTACTTCAAAGGATTACCGCTATCCTAGCACTAAGGTTGGTTTGCTTTATGGAGATTCTATTACTCTAGAACGTCAAAAGCAAATCTACTTGAGATTAGAAAACGCTCATATGGCGGCTTGTAATCTCGTTCTGGGAGTAGGTTCATATTCCTATCAGTATGCAAGTAGAGATAGTCTTGGGTTTGCTATTAAGGCTACTGCTTGCGTAGTAAATGGCGAATTGAAAGAAATCTTCAAACATCCTAAAACTGATGATGGTACTAAGAACTCTTTGAAAGGTTTGATTGCTGTCTATAAATGTCTGGATGGGAAGTATACTGCTACCGACCAGGTCTCAATCGAGGAGGAAAAAGAGGGATGCTTAGAGACTGTCTTTGAAGATGGCATCTTGAAGAAAGAATATTCTCTTGAAGAAATCAGACAAAGAATTGACAATGGACTTTAATCATCCTTTTGGGAAAGAAGCTTGCAAGAAACGACTATTAGAAGAGTATCATAAATACGGAAAGCTAATAGTCGCTTTCGATTTTGATAATACTATTTTCGATTACCATAATAATGGAGGAGATTATAGTGAAGTCATAAATTTACTTAATAAGTGTTATAAATTGGGATTTCATTTGATATTGTTTACCTGTGAAACAAATCTTCAAGAGCTATGTATTAAACAGATGAAAACTGCTAAATTATTAGGTCTGGATGAAGACTTTGAGCTATATACAAATGAAAGTCCTGTATTTCCTAATTCTGAGAAACCCTATTATAATATCCTCCTAGATGATAGGGCAGGTCTGGAAGAAAGTTATGAAATCTTAAAATATGTAGTAGATGAAATTAAACTTAATCAACAAGGAAATCAGTGAAATTAAGTACGATGTTACTAGATTTCCTGATGGAGAGCCTCAGTTTTTCCTTACTGAGGAATTAAACAGAAAGGAATCTATTGATGTCATTTGTAGAATATCTAATACTGAGGATTTATTCCTCTTAATGCAAGTAGGAGATATTTTAGATAGACAAGAAGTAGAATGGGATTTACACATTACTTATTTAATGTCTATGCGTATGGATAGAGTAATGAGTTTTAATCGTCCATTCTCCTTGAAAGTAGTATGTAATATGTTAAATAGCTTAGGCTATAGAAACATATATGTTCTTGAGGCACATTCTAGTAGAACTTTTCATCTTCTTGGTGACAGATGTTTACCTTGGGAATTTGGACACCACTCTTGGATTCCAGCCCAAAGTAATATCGTGTTCCCAGACCATGGGGCGAAGGACAGATATGGAAGTAACTATTCTCACTATGGTTATTTAGTCTTCAAAAAGGAAAGAAATCTAGAGACTGGAAGAATTGAGTCCTTTGAAATAGAGGAGTCTAAGAATTGCTACTATTCTACATTTGTGTTCATTGATGACTTGTGTGATGCTGGAGGAACTTTCCTAGGAGAGCTTAAGGTTCTCAAAGAGAGATATCCAAATAGCAAGTTTATCATAATCGTATGTCACGCAGTTAATAATAAAGGTCTGATTAATATGTGTAATAATTTTGACCAGGTTATTGTATCTAATTCTCATAGGGATATTAATTATCGTCCCAGCAACGAGAACTTAACTGTAATAGACGTTTGTAAATAACAAAATAAAATGGTAATTGAAGGTCCTTTTTACAGACTTACTCCCATTAGTGAATCTTCTCCGAGGTTTGACTTGGAATTGTTGTATGATATTGGTGGGAAAAATCCGAGAAAAGAATTTAAAGTGGAAGGCTATGGCTATCCCCTAGAAGCTGCTATAGAGCGATGTCGCCATTATGCAGTAAGAAAAAAGTTCGGAAAAGATGAAGTTATAACTTTAGGTAGGTACTTAGATGAGTTTAAAAAGGCAAAGGAGGAAATTAAACTCGAAGTCTCATGAGATTCAGGAGATTCTAGCGGAGAGGCTGAATAAGCTTTGTAGATTCTTAGATGAGGAATATGACGTTAATTGTGGAGGGTGTTGCTATATAGCATACTGTCTAGCCAGGCTACTAAGTAGAGATAAATTCAAGTTCAAAGTCATTATTTACGAGGATTATGAACTAGAAGAAAAGTTTAGCGAAGTGGCGAGAAGTCATTATCATTATGCGATTTCTATTGGAAAGTACACCATAAACGCAGCAGATTGTGATGATGACGATAGCTTTTGCAGAAATGTGTATACTGGCGTAAAAGCTTCCGAACTACTATCTCACTATCAGAAATGTAGCTGGAATGACTGTTATAATACTCGAAAGAATCAATTCATTTTTAAGACTATAAAGGTGTTTTATGACGACCTCACGGAGGACTTACGAGAAGGATAAACAGATTGTGCATACACATGATAAGTTTATCTACTGTAGTTCAGTATATCAAATATGGAGCTGGGGAGCTGCTCTAATGGAAGAAAAATACTACTCTTCTAATAAACCTATTGTATTGAAAAAGAGTCAACTATGTTGTAAGAGGAAGAAATACTCTCTGCATAGATTCTTTGAATTACAATTTGCTCCCGAAGAATATTTAATTAATAACGGTTTTAAAATTGTAGAAAATGAAACAGGATGTGATTGAGTACATGGTAGACTCATTTGTAGACTTTAAGGGTGAAGAACGTAAAATTGTAGCTTGTGCTTTAAGTCAGGCTGCTGAAGTAAGTGAGGATGATTGTGTCTTAGCAGTAGGTTGGGTGGCTCCCGATGAATACATATGCACAAATGATCCGGACTATGCTAGAATCTGCAGAGTAGTAACCGTTGGTATTGCAGTATGTAATCCTAGTGATACCTTCGATTTGGCTAAGGGACAGAAGAAGGCTTACGATAAGGCTCTTCATGATCCAAAGTGTCCAGCTATTTATACTACATCTAGAGGTGTAGCAGGTAAAGTGCTGGTAAAAGCATTCTTGGAACAGGAGCTTACTTTCTTGAAAGAAAATCCAGAGCGTATCATTAAGGGATATAACCAAATGAAAGCTCGGTTTGAAAGAAAAGAAGCCCTCAAAAATGAAATCAAAAATCTCTCTGATAAAGAGAAGCAAGCTTTGAATCTAGCTAAAGAAGGTATAGATGTAGTTAAATGCGCTGAACTGGTAACTAAAGCCAAGGCAATAGGCGTTGAGCTGAATGAACAGGACTAAGTTTTGCTATATCTTAATAGCCTTGATGGGATTGTTAATTATTTATTTGCTAATACCTAAGAAGGAAACCGCAGTTTCTCCACCTAATGTGCAGGAAATAGTAAGGGATTCTATAATTAGAGATAGCATCTATATAGTTAACGATTCCATCGTGGAGAAAATTAAGTATATAGACAAAGAGTATGATGAGAAAGTATCTACTATTATGTCTAGTTCTGATAGCATCAATTTGTGCTTTTTCTCAGAATACATCGACCGTTACAATAACCAGCGAGCAACTAAAAACAACTAATCTGATATTTGCCGAGCATCAGAAGTTGTCTGAAACTGTTCCGTTATTGAATAAGCGAATAACTAATCTAGAACTAATAAATAAGAGTTGGGAAAAAACGGATTCTCTTCGTAGAGTTCAGTTACTGTATTATGGAAACATAATTGAAGATAAAAATAGATCTATTGAAGGTCTTAATAAGTCTTTAAAAAAGAAGCAGAATGTCATTAAATATGGCGCTGCTGGTTCATGTGTATTAATATTATTATGCCTATTACTGAAGTAATGTTTAAGGACAAAGATGGTTTTCACTACAAACATCCTGAACGTAGCTGCACTAGGTGTAAGAATTACCCTTGCTTGCCCAACATGGATAAGCTGCAAGGAGACTTCGCTTCTTATGGTTGTAGGAAGTTCGAGGATATTAATACATTTGAAGTGTGGAAACCAAAGAAGTAACTTACCATGTCAAATTTGTTGCTGAATGTGAGGACGGGATGGGATACGCTAATTATGTCTTTGAAAGGCTAGAATATGATAATCTAGATTACAAGGATATAATGTGTGTTCGATTCCCGAATTGGAACCAGTGTTCTATGAAATTAGGAGATGTCGGCTATGTTTCACTAAGATACGTAGAAGAAGGCATCGATAAATGGTACGATGGTAAAGATTTTGTTCCATACAAGGATAGTAATATAATTTTCTTGAAATTTATTCATGAAAAGCCTATCATTGAAGATGGACAAATATTATTAGATTAACATTAAAAAGGAGATAAACTATGAAGTATTTTTAAAGAATAATTTATGACTGTATTAGGAGATAAGCTGAGAGAGGCTTTGAGCGATAAAGCAAACGACGTTAATAGCTATGTATGGAAAGGACCTAAGGTAAATGGGGTCCAGGAGGAAATTAAATTGGTAGACGCAGGTTATGACCAGCTGAGACGATTCTACAATCATTGTGAACAAATGTTGTACAACTCTGATACCAAGAATCCGGGTCGTGTAACATTACTCGGAATTGTATCCGACCAAATACAAAGATGTCGTGCAGAGCTTCTTATTAGATGGCTTAGAGCTGAAAAGCAATACACAAACACACGTTGTTTGGAAGACTTGAAAGCTGTTATCAAAAACAATAAGGAAGTGTTAACTAATGAGGCTATTAAGGTCTATCCAATTGGAGAGATTCTTAATGGAATCCCTGTAGAGTTTAGAGAAGTACCTGTAAGTTTAGTTATGGATGCTTGTTTAGATTCCTTGGGATTGTTTGACAACTCTCATTTGACGCTTAACTTCATTGTAAAAATGGGACTGTGGTTTACACAGCAAGAAATGCAGAAAGACTTGTATCGTAAAGACCCAGTGACAGGTAAAGCTGTTAACAGACTGTTAGTAGTAAGTAAGGAACTTCGTTTGAATCCTTCTATAGCTCTGAAAATCTGTGATACTGGATTAAGTTATGCTGAGTTTAGATCTATGTGTAGATTGAAACGAGATAAATATGCTAACTTAACTAGTGATCAGCTCAGACTGCTATCAAACAAAGTTCTTTATCGCTTCCAAAATCAATGCGAGAACCAGGCTAAACAATGGAAGGATAAGATGGAAGAAATCAAGAAAGTTGCAGAACTTAAAGGATGGGACATCACTAGGAATATAGATTGATGAAAGACCTCTTTACTCCTGTTACTCGTGATGAGCGACAGGAGCAATGTAAGAGAGCCTGGTTATTACATAAAGGAAGAGGCACCATAGAAGCCTGTACAGGCTTTGGTAAAACACGATGTGCTATTAATTGTTTAAAGGCTGTTCTATCTAAATATCCTACTATTAGAGCATTGGTAGTAGTCCCCACGGAACTTTTAAAGAATCAGTGGATAGATATATTAGATAAGGAAGGTCTAGGGTTAAATACAGAGGTGCAAGTTGTAAATACTACAGCAAAGAATGGATACGAATGTGACTTTTTAATCATTGATGAAATCCATAGAACTGCTGCTGAGACTTTACAATTTGTATTTAGTAAGGTTAAATACAAGTTAATTCTTGGACTAACTGCTACTCTGGAAAGACTTGACGGTAGACATACTATAGTCGAGAAATATTGCCCTGTAGTTGATAGCGTAACTATTGAAGTAGCCAAAGCCAATGGTTGGGTATCTGATTTTACTGAATATCAAGTAATTATCACAGCAGAAGACATCGAAAGCTATCGAGAGCAAAATAGGGAATTTATAAGACATTTTGAATTCTTTAACTTTGATTTTGGACTCGCAATGAGTATGGCTGGTAAAGACGGCCTCAGAAATAGGCTTAATTACAGAAACCAGATTTGTAGTAGTTCGGATAAAGCTGAGCTGTCTAATGCTTTGAAGCAGATTACCTTTCATTCTACAGCTTTTATGAGAGCTTTACAAGCTAGAAAAAAGTTTATCCATAATCATCCGGCTAAATTAGAAGTGGCTAGGGAGATTATTGCTCACAGAGCAGACAAGAAAATTATTACATTCTCTGCTAACACTGCAATGGCAGAGAAGATAGGAGTAGGATATGTTTACACTGGCAAAGAAAGTAAAAAACAAAACAGAATTACACTTGAGGAGTTCGCCCTACTAGACAAGGGCGTGATTAATAGCTGTAAATTGGCTATTGAAGGTTTTGATTGTCCCGGTCTATCAGTCGGGATAATGCTTGGAGTTGACTCTAGTAGCACAAAAAGCACTCAAGCCGCTGGTAGAGTCATTAGAAAAGAAGGTTCTAAATACTCTGAAATATTCACATTAGTGCTAGAAGATACCGTTGAACAAGAATGGTTTAAGAAGTCTCATCAAAAGAGCGAGTATGTTACTATTGATGTAGATAACTTACGAAAGTTACTTAATGGAGAGCCTTGGGAACCTTACAAGAAAAAATTGCAGAATTTTACATATCGTTTTTAATTATGGAAACTTATTACACTAAAAAAGAGTTTAATGAGATGAAGTCTGCTTTGACTAAGAAGTGCAAAGCATTGGAAACTAAAGTTAGTAAGCTTACCGCTGAATTGAAGGAATTAAAGAAGGACTATGCAGTACTTCTTGAAACTGCCAGCGAAAAAGTTGAGGACTAAAAGTTTATCACGTAACCAAGTTTTAACGCTTTAACAAGTAAACTAGACTTGGTGTATAGATTAGTAGAAAATCTATTAATTTGTACACGTGAAAAATCTTGAACTGAAACAGCAACTTTTGTTTTGTGAAAAATATAGCATAAACCCAAGTGAGCTGTTGTTGTTAGAAATTCTTCTTATTGCCCAAGAGGGTGATGAACCCGAAATTGTCCACGAGTATTTCTCTTCTAGAGTATGCGCTCGTGGTTTTACAATAGAACTATTAACTGGACTTCGCGATGCTGGAGTTATTCATAAATCCTATAAGATTCCTGAGAAAGGGTCTGTATTTAACCCACTAGATGTTCCTCTAAATAAGTTAGTTGTGAAAGACTTTTATAAGTGTTCATTCGACTTAGGTAAGGAATTGTGGGATACTTATCCATTATTTGGAATAGTTAATAATACACAAGTGGGTCTGAAAAGCGTATCTAAGAAATTTGATACAATTGAAGACTTCTATAGGTTTTATGGTAAAACTATCAGATGGAAGCCAGAAACTCATAACCATATTATAGAGTTAGTTAAGTGGGCTAATGAACACAATATATTGTGTACCACAATAGCTAATTTTGTAATAGACCATAAGTGGGAAGAACTAGAGGCATTAAAGAATGAAGGCGGAGTTAATTATGATTCTATGAGATTACTATGATTTCTGATAAACTTCTCAATGAAATTGATAGAGGTAGACAGGGACTAAATCATGGTATTTCTATGAAACTTCCTAAGCTAGAGAGTATTATTGATGGAGTTACTAGGGAAACCTATACTTTAATTCTATCAAACTCTGGTGCAGGTAAGACTTCGTTTGCCTTATATGCTTATGTATATCGACCACTAATGGAACATCTTGATGATGATGATTTTAAGGTATTATATTTCAGTCTTGAAATGGGAGAAGTAGCTTTGTATATTAAGCTGTTATCCATATATATATTTGAGACCTATGGAATCCAACTATCTTTTAAGAAGATATTGTCAAGAGAAAAAGAATATATTTTATCTGATGAGCATTATGACTTAGTTAAGCAATGTATGCCTTGGATAGATAAGATTAGTAAGAAGTTAGAAATCTATGACAAGAAGGTAACTCCGAAGAAGGTATATGCCATCTTGAAAACTAGGTTGGAGGAAATGGGAACCTTTTCTGAAAGTGAAACCCGCCTCGTCTATACTCCAAATAATCCTAATCTTATTTATAATGTAGTCGTAGACCATATTGGTCTTGTTGGTACAAAGCCTGATATTGATTTGTTGTCTAGCTATCTTCTTTTTCTTAGAGATAAGTGTTTTATTAGTCCTGTAGTAATACAGCAAGCTAATAGAGAGCAAGGAAATATTGAGAGGTTTAAACAAGGCAAAAGTGCGTTTACTATTCACGATGCTAAGGATTCAGGTAATACTGTGCAAGATTGTAATATCATGATTGCATTGTATAATCCTCACAGAGATGGATTGAAGACTTATAAACATTACAATATTGAGTATCTAGGCTCTTATTATAGGAGTATTATGGTACTTAAGAACCGATATGGGGATTGCGATGTTGAGGTTGGAGTAAACTTCTTTGGATGGATTAATATGTTCTACGAGCTGCCGAAGCCCGATGAAATTTATGATTATGAGAGATATACAAGTCCAAACTATATATTAGAAGATAATAGTTCTATTGTAGAACAGGAGCTAGATGATATTACAGAATTAGATAATTCAAATTCGAATTTTAATTTTGCATTAGAATAATGGCTGCTGAAACAATTGCTATCGTAGGTGAATCAGGTACTGGAAAAAGTACAAGTTTAAGAAATCTTAATCCCGAAACTACTTTTATTATAAGTACTACGGGTAAACCCCTTCCCTTCCGTGCATGGAAGAAGAAGTATATTCCCATCAAAATCGAAGGAAAGAACGTGAGTGGTAACTACTATGTAAGTTCAAAGTGGGACCAAATACTGAAAATTCTTCAAATTATTGATAAGATGATGCCACACATCAAGCAGGTAATCATTGATGACTTCCAATATGTTCTCTCTTATGAGTTCGTTGATAGAGCAACTGAAGTTGGTTATACTAAGTTTAGTGAATTAGCTCAACACGCTATGGAAATTCTGAGATATTCAGAAAAGATGAGAGAGGATTGCAAAATGATCTTCTTGACTCACTCAGAAAATGTTGGAGACAACGTTAATCCTAAGTATGTTATCAAGACTGTTGGTAAGTTGCTGTCTGAAAAAGTAACCTTGGAAGGTTTGTTTACATATATCTTCTTTACTAAAGTAAACGAAGGAGACTCCGGTAGAATGGAGTATAAGCTTATCACTAACAATGATGGTAGCTGTGTAGCAAAGACTTCTTTGGGAATGTTTGAAGACTTAGAAATTGATAATGATTTGGATGAGATTATTAAAGTTATTGACGCTTATAACGAAGGGGAATAATGAAATTAGACATACTGTTTCACTATGATGTGAATGAGCAAACGGGTGAAATCACCTATATTGGTAAAGAAGAAATCCATGTTGACACCGTAGCTACTAAGAAAGCTGCAAGTAGTAAATCTTCATCTGCTAAGGTAGATGAAAATCCTGAACCTATTATTACGCTTGATTCTAACAAGTTGATTTTAACCCAAGGGGCAGTAGACTTGTTACAAGTCTGTGCAGATTGTCGTGTAGACATCAAGTATAAGAAAAAGGATAAGAAGGCAGTTCCTATTATTGGAACCGATGCTGCTTTCGGTACTAAGGCTGGAAACAAGCTGACTAAAAGTAATACTGTAAGTTATAGAGGAGCTGCTAACGAAAAGCTTTCTGCTTACGGTACTGTCTTTAAGTTGGAACCTACAGAGGATAAAGGAATTTATTATCTGATAGGAGACAAGGTACAGGAGTCAAATCCTGTGCCGGAAGAGATAATTGATATCGAAAAAGAACTCGATATAGAAGCATTAGATAATTTAAACATAGACGAAGATGACAAAAACTTAGAAAAATTTGATTTTAATTTGAATTAATTATGGCATTTAATTTTGGTATATCAGCAGACTCAGCAGTAAGAAACACACGTCGTCCTTTAACCCCTTGGAATATCCATGATGTAAAATTCATGGGTTGCGAAATCAAGGAATTTGATGGGAAGAAGGACCCAACAGCCCACTATAAAGTTTTGTCTATCAATTTTGAGAACGAAGATGGTTACTTCTCAGTAACTCAATTCTTCCCGAAAGCTGGTGATGATGAGAGACGAGAATTTGATAGTAAGAATGGTGGAAAGGTAGTGATGCCCTCCAACTTCGAAACTTTGATGGCTGTAGTTAAACAGACTGCGCAGGTTCTTAACCCTGCAGGATTCGAAAAGATGCAAGCAGCTAGCTCTAAGTTTAAGAGCTTCGACGATGTAGCTAAGGCTTTGATTACAATCACTGAGAAGGTGAAGGGAACAGAGACTAAGTTGAAGTTGATTGGTAGAAACCGTGACGGTAAGGTAGTTGCTGATATACCGCGTATTGTTGGTATTAACAAACAGGGTGAGTCGTTCATTTCTGATAACTATATTGGCGATAAGCTGTTCTTCTCTGACTATGAGGAAGGAGAACGTCAGAAATATCTGAAGGCTAAGCCTACTGAAATGAAGTCAGAAGATCCAATTGCAGATGTAGCAGGAGTAGACCAAGCTCCAGCAGATGATTTGGACATCACTGACTTACTCTAATGATTTGTTAGTAGAGTAATTCATAAATTCCTTAGTGACCATGTTTGATTATACTTTTGAACCAAAAATTACTAAGGAATTTCTTCTATCTAAAAACAATGAGGAGACTTACATGACTTATTATCTGGGCATCCCAGTTAAGAAAGGATTGTTCAAGTCTCCTTTGCGTAGTGACAGTCATGTCACTTGCAGTTTCTTTAGAGGAAAATCTGGAAACTTGTATTTTAAAGACTTTGCTTCTGGAAAATGTCTCACATTCGAAGGAGTAGTTATGGAAAAGTATAATTGTAACTACCACACTGCTTTAAGGATTATAGCTAAAGACTTTGGATATACGAAAGATTCTTCCGTAAAGAAAGTTGCAGTGAAAATCCAGCCTAAGTTTGAAGAAGAGAAACAAACTTTTATTCAGATAGAGGCTAAGGATTTTTCAGAACCTGAGTTGAAGTGGTGGGGAAGCTTTGGTATAACTAAAGACATCCTATATAAGTTCAAAGTATACAGTTGTAGTACTGTATTTTTGAATGGGAACATATACGCACAATCTGCCCAGCATAGTCCTATATATGGCTATTATTTTGGAAAGAAAGAGAACATCGAGCAATGGCGAATTTATATGCCAAAACGAAAGGAGTTTAGATTCATAGGAAATGTTTCAACCAAGACTATTCAAGGCTATAAGCAATTAGCTAAGAGTGGAAAACTAGTTGTTATAACTAAATCTATGAAAGATGTAATGTGTTTATATTCTTTAGGAATACCAGCTATAGCTCCCAACTCTGAAACTCAGTTTGTTTCTGATAAGATTTTAGAAGAATTAAAGCAGAGATTCAAATACGTTGTGTTGCTATATGATAATGATTTGACTGGAGTACGTTTTACTAATAAGATTAGGAAAGAGCATCCAGAACTAATTGTATCAATGATTCCCAGAAGCACAGGAGCTAAGGATATAAGTGATTATTACCATATGTATGGAAGAAAAGGTACACAAGAATTTATTACTAATTACATAAAGAAACTTAAGAAGAATGAAAAAGTAGACTAATACAAGTGTTACAGCCATCTTTAAGGACGGTAGTAGGAAAACTTTTGAATCTGTTGAATTAGCCTCCGAAGGAACTGGTTTGGAGATAAACTCAATCAAAGCTAGAGCTAATAAGCCTGGCTCTGGAGCAAAATCAAAAGACGGAATTACCTTTGAATGGGCAGACCCCGCAGTTAGAAGAAGTAAGCAGGCAAAGAAGAGTAAACAAAAAGGCTCTCAGTATGAATTAGAAATAATTCACAAACTTAGAGATATAGGATACGAAGGATGTGTGTCTAGCAGAAGTCAAAACAAATTGGCTGATGCTGACAAAATAGATATTGTTGACATGAACAATGAACTTCCGGTTAATATCCAAGCTAAATTTACTCAGAATATGCCTAACTATTTTGATATTAGAGATGCTTGCAGTGATAAGTCAAAGCCGTTCTGTATATGCTGGAAAAAGGCAGGAAAGAATGGAGAGTCAGCTAGAGGGCAAGTTGCTGTAATCCCAATCAGCTTCTTTTACGAACTATTAGAAATGTGCAAAAATGGAGGAATGGAGAATATATCCAGAGTTTCCAACGTATGAAGTGTCTAGCAATGGCTAGGTACGAAATAGAAGAAGAGGAAACATATTAAAACCTCGTGAGGATGGATACTTAGGAGTCGGTTTGTGCTATAACGGTAAGAAATACTATAGAAGAATAAACAGACTCGTTGCGATTACATTTATTCCAAATCCTGATAATCTGGAAATAGCGGATCATATTGATAAAGATAGAAAGAACAATTGTGTGTCTAATATTAGATGGACTGATTCTATTGGAAACAACAGGAATAAAGTATCTAATTCCAGGGTAAGTGTTTGTGATAACCTTGGAAACGTCGTAATGTCTTTTGACTCTATATCAGAAGCCGCTGAATATTATAATATTCCAGACGACAAGATGTGCGCAGCTGTAGTGGTTAATAAGAAAATTGGTGGTTACATTAAATATTCTGAAAATTAAAGTAGCTGTAATACCTATAGAATATTTTTATGAATTGCTTAAGAAATGAAAAAGTTAATAGTTAAAGGTCCAATTCCTACGATTAAGAACTGTGTAGTTAATGACTTTGATGACGAGTATGCTCTCTATTTGAGGACAGCTAAGAAGAATTGGAGAACTGAGGAAGCATTTTCTCTAGAATTTGACTCCACATTGTCTGATTTGAAAAAGAGTCACTTTGTCTACGTGGATAGAGAAGACCTAGGGCTATTAATAAAGAAGCGATTGAACGTTATTGAAGTAATCGAGTTATGAACATATATTTATTTCCATGGCATACAGACGAAGTCTGTACTATTAGCAAAGTAGTAGCAAGAAGCTATGAGGATTGCGAAGAGAAGATAAAGAGTATGTATATAAATAAATACGACGATTTAGATGATCTTCTGGATTATGATGATTTCTGTATAGAACTTGCTGAAAAACATGGAATATATTTAGGAGACGTATCTGAGATAAATGAATTTATGTAATCCATTAAGGATAGCGTTAGACTTGGATGACACAATCTTCGATTTCTGGGGAGCATATAAAACACTATTCCCTAGAGAATCAGATTTAGTCGAGCACGTAATTACACGAAACGTAGTAAGTCTTCGCTACAACAAGGAGTTTTGGGAAAATTTACCCTTGCTAGAAAAGCCAAATTTCGAGCCGCATATTTATGCGACTAAAAGAATTAACAGTAAAACTTATACTCGAAATTGTCTAGCTAAATACAATTTACCCATAAGACCTATTTATCAAATGTATTATCAGCACGGAAACAAGGCTGACTTGATAAAAGGCAAATGCGATGTATTAATCGACGACAGTATTAGTAATGTGACTATGGCAATAAACTCTGGACTTCCAGCATTGCTAATAGATAGGCCACATAACCAGAATGGAGATCCTTTATTCCGCATTTATAGTTTAGATATTGACGAAATTAGATTTGCATATGAATTAGAATTAGCAACTTTAGGATGGAATTAAAAGATATCAAGCTTAGGCCGCTGCTAGACACACTAAGATTGGAGAAGATAAGTGATAAGGTATATTTTTCTGAACAGTACAGTGGATACGTTAGTAATTCCCGTTTAGGATTAATTAATCCTCGGCAGGATGGTAATCCAGATAAATTCTTTACTGGGTTTAAAAATACTTTCTCTTCCGCTCTGGAACTTGGAAGCGCTGTACACGAGTTAGTGCTACAGCCAGATAGTTTTGAACTGTCAGAAGACATTGGTAAACCTACTGCAAAGTTAGGAGCAATGGCTAATGAACTCTATCCCGTTTTTCTGAAAGGAGAAGTAACATTTGACGATGTAAAGAAAGCATCAGACAAGGTCGAATATTACAAGGGAAAGCTTACCAAGGAACTAGCTAAATCTGTGATTGAAGCTTCTACTAACTATTGGAAGAATAGACAGCTAAAAGAATTTGATTTAACACAAGATAAGGAAATTATATATCTTGACAACAAATCACTAGAAATCGTAAAGTCTTGTGTATCAGCATTAAATAGCAATAAGCAAGTGCAGAAACTTTTACATCCTGAAGGGATAACTAAAACACCTATTTCTGAAAATGAGCAAGCTATTTTATTGGACGTGGAGGCGACCTGCCCTAATGGAAAAAAGTTTATCTTACACCTGAAGTCCAAACTAGATAATTATACAATAGATACAGAAACTAACACTATTGTAGTGAATGATATTAAGACGATTGGAAAAATCGTTAGTGAAATTGATACCAATATCAATAAGTATCACTATAGTAGGGAGTTTGCGATGTATTTATACCTTCTGAAGTTGTGTGCTGAAAAGTTCTATAACTTGGAGAATCCAAAATTGCAAGCTAATTACTTAGTAGTTTCTACCATTCCGAACTTTTATAGTAAGGTTAGGCCAGTTACTTATTTGGAATTGCGACAAGGATTTCATGAGTTCAAGACTCTTTTGAAGTATGTAGCCTATCAGATAGGTTATAGAGACTATTCTCTTGATGAACGACCTTCAAAATATCAGCTTTGAACAATTGTCATCAATTTACTCAAAATACTTTACCTTAAACTACCTAGGGAGCAATATGGGTGATAAACTAGCCTGTATTGCTCTTACTTGTTATATAACTAATGAGTTAAAGAAAAAAGGTCAAAAGGTAACGTGTTATGATGTTTTATTGAAAGTCGGAAAAGATTTTAGGGAAGGAGAGAAAAATACCTTTCTGAAGTCTTTAGGGGCTATCTGTGAGGATTTAATGTACGGGTGTACCACTTTTCTTGACTTTGGTATTAAGCCGAAAGATATGCCCAAACAGCTCCAGATTTTGCTCGACAATTATGTACCATTTTAAGAGATTTTTAGTTAAGAGGATTTTAACGTCCTTTAACATAAAATTAACATTTGAAGATTAGGGTTTCTATGTATGATGTAGTATAATTGATTACATCAGTAAGGGAAACAATACTGATTAGATACGGAAAAATAATTTCAGATTATATGTTAATGATTTATGTTTAAAAATTTTATTTATTATGAGTACAACGATTTTGAATTTTAAGAAAGTAGAAGTAGTAGCAGAAAGCAAAGAAGCAGCAATCGCACAAGTTGAAAGTACATTATTCCATGTAAATGGTGATGCAACTCAGGCTTACAAAAATTGGAAAGCTAAACAGACTAAGGGTATTACTGAGCGTGATGTAAAAGAGTTTATGCTTGAATATCTCGCTAAGAAAGGCAAGAACTGCCCCGGTGCTGGTTATCTGATTACTATCGAATCGTCTGTTGCAGACACGCGTGAGCGTCCGTACAAGATTGACGATGTTAAAGGTGATGGAAAGCGTAAGTTTAAGACTTTCTACAAGTGGATTGACAAAGAAACTAAGGCTGTTGTTTGCCAAGTTGATACTAACAAAGCTGACGCTAAGAACGCAATCAAAGAATTGTATAAGAGCGGTAAGTATAAAGGAAATGCTGAGTTGGTGAAAACTAAGGATGTTGTTGAAGGACAGGCAGTAGTAGCAACTGCACAATATACTCCTTCTAAGAATACCAAGAATGGTACTTGGTTAGCTTTCGGTATCGAAGCCTAATTTCTTGAAAGATATACGTTTAAAAGGAAGATTGCCTAAGGGTGGTCTTCCTTTTTTATTTTGAGATAAGCAATATTTAATAGATATTAAACGTAATTTAATTATGGAAGTGTAACAACTAATTAACAATTAAATGGAATTTACTCCTATAACAGGACTTCAGATTAGAATTAATTTCTATACAAACAGAGGTTGTGTGCTTGAAGATGTAATAGAAAATCATTTCTATAACTATTTTAGCTTAGTTAATCCTCTAATAATCGGAAGAAAAGAATCCATCGCGGGAAAACCTACAGATGGAATAGTTAGGTTCTATGATGAAAACCGGAATGTCAAGTTCTGGATTCTTCAAGAAACTAAAAGAGATATAGGTATTAACTCTGTTTTCGTACATAGGTCTTTATTACAGGCTATGATGTATTTAGGAAACGTGTATTATGATACTAGTACTCATTTAGGAGTAGATAATTTCAATGGAGTATTTCTCGATTCGGCAAGGTATTTTTGCTACATTCCGAGAAGAGAAATAGATACTCTAATGGAAAAATTTGAACCTTTATGGCGCAAATATTTTCGAGTTTCACCTTCCAAAGCATACAAAGAACCAGAATTAGAGAGTTTTGCAGAATTAGCTATGTATTCTCTAAGGCATAGAGTTAAAGCATTGGATGAACACTTTAGATTAGACCTCCTATTAAAGGAGATTTACTATAATAATGTTTAAATATGGAATTGACGATTGAACAATTGATGCAAGGGAAAGCAACTAGAATTAAGGATAAAGAGTATTTTACTACTGAAGCCTATGTAACTCCGTTTATAGACAGAGTATCTAAAATGACTGATAATTTTATCATTAATGCTAAGCCTGCTGACCAAATATCGCTTACTAAAGATGGGGAGATTAATTTTGATGATGTAATATACAATAGAGTTTGGATTCAAGGTGTTTTGCCGGACGAATATGCTTGGGATAATCATAAAAGAGTAATTAGTATGATTTATGCCCTTGACACTCGTAAACCATTAGTTAAGTTCTATGTAGGAGCTTTAAATATGGCTTGTCTAAACTTGTGTGTATTTAATCCAGAAATGTTAAATGTTTCTGAGCTAGAGCCAGAATCTGCTATTAACTATAGCTTCTTAAGAAATGCTATGTCGATGACAGATGAAACCAACTTAATGCTTAAGAAACTTTCAGAGATGGAGTATAAGAAAGATGATATATATGCTGACCTAGGTCACTGGGTTGACAACTGCATCAATTCTAAAATCAACATGGGATTTGGTTCTGTAAAATTAGCTGAATCTGCTCCGATTGATGTTTATAAAGATTTGTTTTATGATGAAAAATCTAAGTATTATACAACAGACAATGTTGTAGATGGATTTACCGTGTATAACGCATTTACTGACTTGATTACCCAGGATAAGAGAGACTTAGTAAATAAATTCGAGAAGACATTGTTAATTAAGGACGTAATGGGTATTTGATATGCAAGTAGTAAAGAGAGACGGAAGTTTACAGGAATTTGACGGTAATAAGATAGTAGAAGCAATATCTAAAGCATTTAATGCTTGCTGTCCTGAAGAAAATAAAGAAGTCATTACAGCTATGGTGGCTGATATGCATTTATGGGACGGCATTACTATAGAAGAGATTCAGGACGTAGTAATAGAAACCTTGAGGGACTATGGTTACGATGATGTAGCCTCAGCATATTCTCAGTATAGAAGCGAACAATCTAGACTTAGAGAAATCATAGCTAAGATTAGTTATCAAGATAACTATATTAATAGTTCCGAAAATGCAGCTACTTCATCTGAAACAGATGGAAATGCTAATGTTGTATCTAAGAACGTTGCTACATTAGAGAGTGAGGATAGAAAGCGCGAGAACAGAGAAATTCAGCGCTATCGTATGAAGAAGAAATTAAAACTTCTTTATCCCGAACTCTCTTCTCAATATTCTAGAGACCTAGACAGTCATATTATTTATACTCACGATGAGGCTTCTACGTCAGTACTTAAACAGTATTGTATGGCAGTCTCGCTATATCCTCTAATGTTAGAGGGAGTAGGTAATATTGATGGAGTTACTCCTGGCCCTCCTAACGATTTGCAGTCATTTAGTGGACAGGTTACTAACTTAGTATTTCTATTGTCTTCTCAATGTAAAGGAGCAGTTGCTGTAGGTAGCTATTTTATTGCACTTAACTATTATATTATTGCTGAATACGGAGAAAAGTGGTACGAGAAGCTCGACTGTATATGTACTTCGGAACATTCTCTTATTAAGAGAACTATCGAAGATTCCATCCTTAAAGCTTTTAAACAGTTTGTTTGGGGAATTAATCAACCTGCTGGAAACAGAAGTTATCAATCTCCCTTTACTAATGTTTCGTACTATGATAAGACCTATTTTGAATCTCTATTTGGAGAATTTTACTATCCAGACGGAACTAAGCCGGAATGGGTAGCAATTGATACTTTACAGAGATTGTTCATGTCTTGGTTTAATAAACTTCGCTTGAAACAAGTTCTAACATTTCCAGTAGAAACCTTTGCTATGGTGCATGACGGTAAAGACATTATAGATAAGAACTATAAAGACTTATGTGCAGAAATGTATTCTCAAGGTCATAGTTTCTTTACCTATATCTCAGACAGTGCAGATAGTCTTGCATCTTGTTGTCGTCTTCGTAATGAATTAGCTGAAAATACATTTAGTCCTACCTCTGGTATGACTGGTGTAAAGACAGGTTCTTGTAATGTTATTACTCTGAATATTAACAGAATTGTCCAAGATTGGGCTAGACAAGAAACTACTTGGTGGAGTGAAGATGGAGACAAAAATCTCTTGCATTGTAAAGATAATGTTGCCCTACTCAAAAAATATCTAATAGATATTCTAGAGAGAGTATACAAGTATCACATTACCTATAAGACCATGCTCTATGAGTGGGAGGATAAGAAGATGTTTGCTTCTTCAAATGGAGGTTACATAAACATCAAAGACCTATATAGTACTATTGGGCTAAATGGTCTGAATGAAGCTGCTGAGTTCTTAGGAATGAAGGTATCTAACAATCCAGAGTATTTCAAGTTCTTACAACTAATTCTCGGAACTATTAAGGAGCAGAACAAGATTCATTCTATCCATGATAAAAAGCGTCCCTTCTTATTTAATTCTGAGGTAGTACCTGCAGAAGGTCTAGGAGGTAAGAATTATAAATGGGATAAAGCAGATGGCTATTGGGTTCCTGAAGATAGGAATCTATACAATAGTTACTTCTATAATGCCCATGATGATACATCAGTATTAGATAAGTTTATACTTCATGGAAGGCAGACTTATCAGTATACAGATGGAGGTAGTGCAGCCCACATTAACTTGGAGGAACATCTATCTAAGGAGCAATACTTGAAGCTTATAGACTTTGCTATTCAGCAAGGAACTAATTACTTCACGTTCAATATTCCTAATAGTAAGTGCGAGGATTGCAAACATATTGTGAAAGCCCCCATTAAGGTATGTCCTAAATGTGGAAGTGAACATATTACTCAATATACCAGAATTATTGGCTATCTAAGACCTATCACTGCTTTTGGTAAGGATAGAAGAATAGAAGCCGAGAAAAGAACATATTCTAAAGAAGTAAATTAAAAATGAGTAAAATTTTAATTATTCCAGATGTTCACGGAAGACCATTCTGGAGAAAAGCAAAAGAGAAGATTAATAGTGTGGATAAGGTAGTCTTTTTAGGGGACTACCTCGACCCATATGGTTATGAAGGTATTACTAGAGAGAATGCTATAGAGGAGTTTAAAGAGATTATCCAATTCAAGGTTGATAATCCCGATAAGGTAATACTACTCCTTGGAAATCACGACTGTGCTTATTGCTATGATTTCGGAAGTGCTTCTAGGTATGATTACGCTAATGCAGAGCTAATTAAGGAAATGTTTGAGAATTTCAAGTCTCTATTCCAACTCAAATACTTCTCGGAAGGTATTCTATATACTCATGCTGGAGTTACTAATGATTGGTTAAAGAGTATGGATTTTACTATTACTGACCTAATTACTAAGCCTGAGGACTTTCTAGTTGGCTTCCTATGGGAAGTATCTCGTATGAGAGGAGGATGGTCTAATACAGGCGGTATGGTATGGAGCGATGTCAGAGAAGGAGATAGAGAGTCTACATATTATCAAATATTTGGACATACTCAATTGGAATCAGAACCCATTATTACTGACAAGTTTGCTTGCTTAGATGTAAGAAGACCTTTTATATTAGATACAGAAACTAAAAAGATTGAGGAGTATGCTTAAATATGTTGATGCCAGAGTAGTCTTTCAGGAAATTCCGGATGAGATTACATTAGCTATAAATATATCTAACTGTCCTTGTCATTGTAAAGGATGTCATAGTCAATACCTAGCCGAAGATATAGGTAAACCATTAATTGAATATCCGCAGGGGTTCTCCGATGATTACATTATTCATCTAGACGAACTAATTACAGATGGTATTTCGTGTATAGCATTTATGGGAGGGGATTCTGATCCTCACCTAGTAAATGTGTTAGCTAGTTTTGTTAAAGATTATTATCCGAATTTAAAAGTGGCATGGTACTCAGGTAGACAAGAACTATCTGAGCACGTGAATATGAAGCATTTCGATTATATCAAGCTAGGTCCATATATTGAAGAAAACGGACCTTTAAATAGTAAGACAACTAATCAAGTTATGCTTCATATAGATAATAGCTGTGGAAAACCCATAGTTAAAGACATAACATCACGTTTTTGGAAATGATTCTTAAGGTTGCATATGATGATAACAGTCAACATCTGGTTGACGAATTAAAAAAGGTTCTTTCTAAATATCCTTTAGTAGAATTACAAACTTACCATGAAGGCTTGTTTAAGGAACGTAAAAACGCCTTCAAGCTTAAGGGAGGTTTTAGCGCTAGACATACTCCATTTGCTGTATTAATTGATAATGATGCAGCTCCAGTAATGGCATTCTACAGTGAAGCTAATACTTGTACCATAGAAGAGATAATGAAAGCATTAAATAATCCTGTAGTGTATGGTAGAATTGAAGGTTAAAGATATTATTGAAAGGAAGAAACTTCTGATAAAAGGACTTGAAGAGAATATCTTCAAGGACTTTACTGAAGAAGAAGAAAATCTCTTGCACTCCAAGCACGGAATGATTAAAGTTAGTCATAGGTCAGGCGCTGGTAAAGTGTACGAAGGGATAACTGGAGCGTTTAAGGTTGAGCTTCCTCTAATTATTGATAGTGAGCCGACTAAGATAATACAGAGAATTACCATGATAGATTGGGACTCTAGTATGTTCCAGGATGCAGATGGAGAGTGGTTTATATTTGAATTTACTCCAATAAGACTCTACGAATTAAGTGTATGATAAGAAAATTTACTAACATCGTTTGTGTATATTACAACGACAAAAATTATATTCCAGCTAAGTATAATTGTCCAGACTTAGAGATTGATGATGTAATCCTCAACCTGACTACAAACAAGGAACAGAATTATGAAAAGATTTCTGAGATTATTGTTGATTATGCCTTTGCTTTGTTCTGTAACAAATCTGATTTAAAAGATTTTTCACAAGACCATAAGAAGTATAAGAGGCAGAACTGGAAATTGCTCGACTTTAGGGAAATAATTAAAACAACAGAGATAAAACCAAAAGATCAGAAATGAAATATGGAGTTATTTTAGCTAGGTTTCAGCCCATTCACAATGGGCACCTAGCTTTAATTAAAAAAGCTTGTTCAGAGAACGATAAGGTTCTTTTGTTAGTTGGTAGTGCTGATAAAGTAAACAAGCGTAATCCTATTCCTATAAAGGTTAGGATAAAATTACTAGAAACTGCCTTAGAGGACGAAGGTTTACTTAGTAGATGTATCATTCAGCCTCTTAATGATTTGACTGATGAGTCTGATAACTCTCAGGATTGGGGATTCTATTTATATGCTAACATAGTTAGTATTATAAAAGAGTCCCATTTTAATATCTACTATAGCGATGGATACGAAATTATTACAACATGGTTTCCAAAGTTTATGCTAAAGGGTTATATATCAATGACTCTCATGGCAAGAGAACAGGTAGAAGAAGGTATATCGGCTACTGTTGTAAGAGATGCCCTAAGATCTAATTTAAGCCTAGAAGGACTAGTTCCTAAATGTGTTATAGATGCAAGATTTTATTTAACTGAATTTATTTTATTACATGAAAGTACTCATAATTAATAAATCAAGACATCAACTTCCTCAGTATGAAACTCCCTTATCAGCAGGTATGGATATTAGAGGAGACTTTAGTAGAATTAAGTTAGTAGACAATAAGCCTGAGAAATTCTTTTTCGATGCTGATGTTGTAGCTATTAGTAAAATTGAAGATCCAAATGGTCCATTTGTGATAGACAAGGAAGGAAATCCTACTGATAGAAGAGTTCCCAGTATTCCCGTTGCTTCTACTATTGAAATAAAGCCAGGAGGTAGATGTTTGATTCCGACTGGATTGTTTATAGCTTTACCTAAGGGTTATGAGGCGCAAGTTCGACCACGAAGCGGTCTTGCACTAAAATTGGGACTTACTGTCCTTAATTCACCTGGAACCATTGACGCTGACTACAGAGGAGAGATTGGAGTTGTATTAGTGAACACTTCCAATGTCCCAGTTAGAATTACTGATGGAGAAAGAATTGCCCAAGTAGTCATTGCTAAGCATGAAACTATAGAATGGGAAGTTGTTGAAGAATTACCTTCTACTGAACGAGGAGAAGGAGGATTTGGACATACTGGAGTATGATATGGATATTAATGGTATTGGGGTTATGTAATTTAGCCCTAATACTTTGTCTCATGCGGAGAGTTGAGGACATTAGTAATCAAATCAAAACTAATTATCACTTTATTGATGATACAAGAGACAAAGTCAAGTATCTAACTTCTCTAATGGATATACGAGTGAATATTCCAGAAGAAATCGAGAAGCAATTTGGTAAGATGAAAAAGGAAATTGTTGTTAAAAATGTATTAAAAGTACCATGACTAAAGAGGAATTGAGGTCTAAAATATTAGAACTCGAAGAAGCTATGAGAGAAGAAGACAGCAAGTCTACCACAGCTAAACTAAGTGATGAATGGGATGAATTAATGAGTAAGTTGGAAGATGTTATCTATGACGAACTCGAAGGTGTTGCAGTTAAAATAGTCACTGAAAGAATTGTTGATAAATACGATGTAGACACTGATATATTAATTACAGAGTATATGGAAAGTGGAGACCTAGAGGAATCATTTAAGATAGCAGCCGAGGAGTGCGATTGCGGTTGGAAGACAGATATTACAAAAAGAATATTAAAATAATTACTACTATGACTAAAGAAGGATTTGTAAAGCTTATTGAAAATGCTCAGAACTATTCTAAGGAATTGGATAGATGGTCTGATTTTGGAATTGATTTATTTGAACTTCCTATATCCGAACTAGGTTGGGGATTCTTAAATACGGTACTTCCGGAATTGTTCTCTGATGAAGGAGTGGACTGGGTTAATTGGTGGTTGTTTGAGAAGCCTGGATTATTCAAAAATAGTCTTCCTAATGAAGCTTATGATGAAGACGGAAATATAATTCCTACTGATACGATTGATGATTTGTGGAACTTAGTTAAGGACTACCAGAAATGACACTAGAAGAACTTAAAAAGAAAGTAGTCACTATTACAGTACACAAAAATATTGTATTAGGGGAAGATTTACATGAAGATGATCTGCTAGAGTTTCTCGAACTGCAAGAGGAGGAGGCTTGTTCTGATGAAAGATTATTACAAGCAATAAAAAATGCCTACTACGGAACTCTTAGTGATATTGAAGATATTATCTATGATAACCTCAATGTAACTATTCATGATTAAATATTTGTTAAGCAAAGCCTCAACTGGCAAATTTAGAGTTGTATATTTATCTACTACAGAGCAGTGGGATGAAGAAAAAGCTGGATTTGTAATTAATAGAGTTACAGGACAGCTACATGGAAAGATGACAGAGCAACCAGAAATAGTCATTACTAAAGGAAAAGCTGGTAGAACGCATAGAGAACAACTTGAGTTGCAGTTTAAGTCTGAGCTTAAGAAATATTTAGATAAGGGTTACAAGGAGCTAGAGAACGATCCCGAAACTTATAGCGAAACTCAATTGGAAGAATTTTATGGAGACATTAAAACCGACCAGAATGGATTTGCAAAGCACATGCTTGCAAAATCTGCAGATAAAGTTAAGGAATCCTCAATCAATAAGGTTAAGTATTGGTATGCTAGCAGAAAAATTGATGGAGTTAGGTGTTCCTTCTACTATAAGGACGGTGAGATTCTATCTGCTTCCAGAGGTGGGGGAAATTATGACTATTCAACAAGCCATATCCGAAACAATGAGAGATTGCTTGAGTTCTTCAGGAATCATCCCACTTACATTCTTGATGGAGAGTTGTATAGACATGGTAAAAGTCTCCAACAAATCAGTGGAGCAGCTCGTCTTGAGAAAAACGCAGTTGACTGCGACTGGCTTGAATATTATGTTTACGATATAATGATTCCTAGTATGAAGTTCTCTGATAGGCTTGAAATTCTTAAGCAGCTTCAGAAAGAACTTAATCTTGGATTTAATCCAGATAAAGATTGGGAAGAGGGTGAGTTACAATTGCAAATAGTCCCGCAGGAAAAGGTCTCTGGGTACGAGAATATTATGAAACTGCACAACCAATATGTTTCAGAAGGTTGGGAAGGAGTAGTATGTAGAAATCCAGATAAAGAGTATGGCTTCGGCAAGCGTACTAATGATATGCTAAAATTTAAATTCTACAAAGATGCAGAGTTTGAAATTACTGGTTTATCAGAAGGTCTTCGGGAAGAAGATATGTGTTTTACGCTAATAACAGAAGATGGTATAGAATTTAAAGCTAAACCAATGGGTTCTAGAGAACTTAAACAGCAATATAGGGAAAGACTTAAGGAGCTGATAGGAAAGATGGCTACTGTTAAGTACTTCTATCTATCTGATGAAGGTACTCCATTGCAACCTGTACTAAAATGTATTCGCGATTATGAGTAAGTACAAATTTGATGTGTCGCTTGTTATATCTGGTCTTAGTGAAGGAGTATTCGAACTGCAGCCTAGTGACTATCTATACTGTGAGGACGAAGATGAGTTATTTGATGAAGTTAACGATACATTGTGTGGTACACTTCGCAAGCATATCAAGTTCTCTAGAGTATACACTTGCGAATCAGACTGGCGTTACCCAAAAGGATTTTTGGAAGAATGGAGGCGATTAAAGAATGAGCGCTGAAGATATAATTATTTTAGTTATCGCTAATATAGTTGGCAACAGCTCAAATAGATTCGGGCAATCACACGAGCTGTATCTTCCAAAGTCTCTAGAGTCAGAAGTACATGATAAGTGGGACAACTGCTATCATCAAGGCAAATACTATATAGCTGGAAATACTTTTAAAATCAATTTTTATGAAGAAGATTAAGTATAGGCAATATTACTACGATGGGAACTTTTCTAACCTAGAGTTAGAAGTTCCCGACGAATGCCGTATCTATGAGATAGGCTTTATGAATATATCTCACAAGATTGAAGAAGGTGAGACTAAAGCTTATGTTTTTCTTTGTCCTTCAGAAATCGAGGATTCTAAACTGCTTTGTAATGTTTATCTATCTTACCTAGACGATGTTTTTATAGAAAACTCAGAAATACCTATACAGAATGTAGAGGAGGCTCCTAGATTTGAAAATGCGTATATGGTAAGATACTACAAAGATGCTGTGGCAGAAAACAAAATATCAGCTATTCTAAGTAAAATAGGAAAGCTCAGTGAAGCTTCTGAACAGGATAGGAGTGACTTACAAGTATTATATAAGGAATCTAAGGGTATATCCGAAATATCTAAGCTTAGACGTATTACTTATAAAGGTATAGAGATAGGTAGTGTGTATTTCAAGAACTGGATAGATGGAACAGAAGTTGCTTCTATGGCTGTTAGTGAATTACCATATGGACGTATATGGTTTGAGGAGTTCTCTAATTCTAATGATATAGTTGCTAAGTTTAAGGAAGAAGCAGATAAAATCTATAATTCTATAATAAATTATTAATTATGTATTTAAGTATTCGATTAGACGATGACAGCGTTGAACTAATGCAGTCTGACATCGAAGATATGTGGAATTATCTGGAACAGGATACGGAAAATTTTGTGTATCATACAGCCTCGTACATAGAAGGTATAGAGTTGGAGTATTATGCAGATGAGCTTAGGCCGCTATATGAGACATTGAAAAACTTCTTTGAAAATGAGTGATGTAGAAAAACGCTATATTTGGCTAGTTAATCATCTAATCTGGAATGGCTCTAAGCAGAAAAACGGGGTTTATTGGGTAAAGATAACCAAAGAGAATGCAGCCCTTCTTGAAGAGAAATATGAAGTGTGCGATACTCGCGCCTTGAAAGGAGGGCTTAAAGTAAATGTTATAAAAATGTGTGATAATTTTATTGTACTTGATACGCGATGAAATACGAAAAATTTGATATTCTAAAGAAAGCTAAATATTCTATCGTTCCGAATAATAGAGAGCTGTATGTAGTTTATGTAGAATGTGACGCAAACGATGGTGATTACATGAGAGATACTATTGAATTTGATAAAGAATCGTTTGAAGAAGACGAACTTCTCCTATTGGTTTTATCATATGTTAGTAAGTATTCCGGAAGATTTTCTGAGAAAGGATGGAACTCTGCAGGATATGGGCACCATGTAGATGAAAACAAAGATTTTCCTTGGTTGTCGGAGTATCTATCTGAAAATGATATTCGCTGGAATGTGTGATATCATGTGCCATAGCGTATCTCAGATACGTATAGAATATTATGACAACGATGGAAGAAAGAATAAGGTAGAGCTTCCTGATGTAGATAATCTTTTTGAAAACAAACAGGAGTTTGTGGATTATTTAAATAGTCTGTACAAACTGTATTATGATGAAATTGAATAATGGAGGAAAGCTCCCAGACAAGTTTAAAATAGCTAATCAAGAAATAACCGTAATCATAGAAGATTCTCTTCCAAATAACGATTACGGTTATTTTTGTGATGCTACTAACACTATTAAATTGGCGAGAACAGTAAAGTCTGAATATGAAGGAAACGTCTCTATGAGTGATGAACAGCTTAGGAATACATTTTATCATGAGCTGTTTCATGTTTTCCAGTTCTATTACAATAATGAATTTAATGAGATTCAGGCTCAAGTATATGCTAACTTTATGTGTGAATTTATAGAAACTACTGAAGAACCATTTTAAAAATATAAGAAATGAAGTTATCAAAAAGTAAGAAAGCCAATGTCAATTATTTGGCAAAGATTGTAGAAATTAAGAATTTTAGACAACACAGTAACCCAGAAGTAACTAGACTTAAGTGTTGCACCATCGATGGATTTAACATTATTACTGGTATTGATTCCCAGCCAGGATTGTATGTTTATTTCCCAACTGCTTGTTGCATTAATCCTGATTTTCTAAGGTATTGCAACTTGTACAGACATAAGGAGTTGAACAACGACCCAGAACAAACTGGTATGTTTGAAGACAATGGTAGGGTCAAAGCTATTAGACTTAAAAATGAACTGTCGGAAGGTTTTATTATGCCCATTATACAGTTCCAAAACTATATAATGTCCGTAACTAATAAAGAGATAGAAATTGAAGTAGGAACTGAATTTGATATTGTAGAACATGAAGGCAAAGAATTTTGGATTAACAAGAAGTACATCCCTAAGAGACAGCAAGGACAAGGTGGTACACCACGTAACAACCAAACGAAGAAGGTCAAAGGAATCAGCAAGGTCATTGATGAACAATTTAGATTCCACTACGACACAACTCTTATTAAGAAATGTCCTAATGTAATTCATCCAAATGATTTAATCAGTATTACTGAGAAAATTCACGGAACTTCTGGTATATCAGCTTATGTGCTTTGTAAACAAGACCTGAACTGGAAACAGAAAATCGCTAAATGGCTTACTGGAGAAGAGTTCAATAAGTATGACTATTTGTATGCTTCTAGAACGGTAATAAAGAATCAGTTCTATAATAAGAATGTTACTCCTGGATTCTACGGGTGTGACGTTTGGGCGGAAGCTGATAAAATAGTTAAACCTTGCTTGTCTAAAGGTATGACTGCATATTATGAAATCGTTGGTTTCTTACCTAATGGTGGCTATATCCAAAAGAATTATGACTATGGCTGTATACCTCCTAAAGAAGGAGAACAGTATACTCACGAAAAGCACTTTAAAGTGCGAATATATCGTGTAACATTAACTAATGTTGACGGTGTAGTTCACGAATTTAGTGCTAGGGAAGTTCAACAATGGTGCGCTAAGGTAGGTCTTATCCCAGTAGAAGAGTGGTATTATGGTACTGCCAATAGCTTATATCCAGAACTTAACGAAGCTGAGCACTGGAACGAAAATTTCATGGAGAAATTAGCTAACGACGCTAGATTCTATATGGAGCGAACTTCGCCATCTTGCGATAACAAAGTACCTCATGAGGGAATAGTTATTAAGATTGAGAATATGAAATCTGAGGCATTTAAGCTTAAATGTTTTAAATTCCTAGATAAGGAAGGAAAGGAACTTGACAAAGGTGAAACTAATATTGAAGACGAAGCATGATAATAAGTTATAATGTAGAGGTAGTTAAGAACTACGATGTGAATATCCCTAAGTTAATCAACCAAGTGGTGAAAACACTTAAGGAAGATGAAGAGGGAGAAGTTGAAGGCTGGATGATACTTAATGAAGCGGGAGATAACATAGATTATCATCTGCGGAACTTAGGCTTTCCTGACTCTGATTGTCTAACTGACTATGTCATTGATGATATTTTAGACGAAATGGAGAAAGAGCTAGTAAAACAAGGATATGAATGTTAAAGAGTACTTAACTAGTAAAAAGTATGGCAGTTTGCGTTACAAGCTGTCGTACTTTTTTCATAGTAAAATTCCTTTCCTTTCTCCTGGCTGGAACGAGTATCGTAATCCATGGTATCACTGGTGGAAAGCCAGAAAATACTTTAAACGCCCCAAGGCCCACTTTCTATTTAGAAAGAACTTTTGGACATTTGGACTTCCCATAAGAAGAGACTACTATAGTCCGGTGATAGATATAGGATTTCATGCATTAGGATGGAAGGATAAATGGGACAGTCCCAGACACGAATGGGACCCGATGATTTGTATAACATTTTTCAGAACTTGGCATTTATTATGGATATTTAACTGGGCTACTAAACATAAAAAGGATAGTATTACTGGCAGCATGGCTACTTGGGAAGCTATTCTAGACTATACTAGATATGATAAATCTCTAAGCTATGTAGTAGACAATCATATATGGTCGTATGACCGTGATGGTGAAAAGGTTTATATTAGTATAGTACCTAATATGACTAGAGAAGGACTAAATAAATATTCTGATGAATCCAAACACACTGAGAAAGATACAGAGATTGGAGGCTGGTGAATCGTTTATAACAAGCGAGCCGGGAAATTCAATGCTCCCTCTGTATAAGAGCAATGAAAAGCATCTTGTCACTCCTATAAGGTGGCAAGAATGTAATGTTGGAGATGTAGTATTTTGTAAAGTTAGAGGCGCTTGCGTTACTCACAAAGTATACGCGATAGACTCAAACAAAGGATGCCTTATTGGAAATAACAAAGGGCATATGAATGGATGGACTAAAAATGTTTACGGATTAGCTCATAAGATATGAAAATATGTGCAATAAGTGATTTACATGGATTTCTAATTGATTATATAGAGCCATGTGAACTTGTTTTAATATGTGGAGATATTGTTCCTCTTTATATGCAGAGAAACAAGCCACAGTGTGAGAAGTGGTTGAAGACTGTATTTGCAGATTGGATTAAATCATTGCCGTGTAAGAAGGTAGTATTTACAGCTGGAAACCATGATTTTGTTTTTGAAAATAGGGATTTTATTTGGAATAACTCTGTGATTAAATTTCCTACAGAAGGAAAAGCTGAATTTCTTGATAATTCTCATCTAGACTATCTAAGTGATGAAGGAAAGGTATATAGAATTTATGGAACTCCGGCCTGCCATGAATTTGGTAATTGGGCTTTCATGTATTCTGATGAGAAACTGGAAGAAATCTATTCACATATCCCAGGAAATTGCGATATATTGATTAGTCATGATGCTCCCGCATTAAATGATTGTGGTATGATTCCGCCTGGCAGGTGGAGTTCTACTCCCATAAATGCAGGAAATGAGGTCTTGGCTAAGGCTATTATAGATAAGAAACCGAAGTATGCTTTTTGTGGACATATCCACGAAGGAAATCATTGGCTACTAGATGCAGGCGAGACAAAGACCGCCAATGTATCTATTCTCGATGATTCTTACGATATTAATTATGAACCTTTATATTTGGATATTTAATACTATTCTGGTCTATATATTTGGAGGATTAGTATTGTCATTAGTAACAGTTGGAATTTATGAGATAATACAGGAAGAAAAGGACTTCCTTGAAACCTACGGGTCTAGATTCATTTGTAAATATTAAAAATTAATCAAATGGAACAAGCTGTATTTCAAAGAATGTTGGGAGAATTTAACGAAGTTAATGAACGTGCTGTTAAGCTCAGAGATTTTATCCTAGGGGATAAGTTCAAGGAGGTTGACAACCTTAATAAAGACTTACTAGTCGCCCAACTAAAAGCAATGGAAGCATATATATCAGTACTATCTATTCGTATTGGTCTTAATGCTCCTAAAGATGAAATTTCAGAAGCCCAGGTTGTAAAAGAAGGTGAGTAAAAAAATCATTTTCACAGACCGTTCTGACTCACTGTTGACGAGTTATCTCAGGGATATATCTAAATATAAGATCTTAGATAGTACTGAGGTAACTCGTCTCATTTGTGAGGCTCAAAAAGGAGATGATGTTGCTAGAGAACAAGTCATAAAATCAAATCTTAGGTTTGTTGTGACTATCGCCAAGCAATTTCAGAATAGAGGTATCCCTTTAATGGATTTAATCTCTAGTGGAAATGAAGGATTAATGAAAGCTATTGATAAGTTTGACCCAGAAAGAGGAGTGACATTCTTGTCATATGCTGTATGGTGGATTAGACAAAGTATCTATAATTCTATATATTGGCAAGCACGAGAAATTCGTCTTCCAATGTCTCAGCAATTATTGGTAATAAGTATACTCGATGCAACTAATAAATTCTTGCAATCGCATGATAGAAATCCAAGTTCCGAAGAAATATCAGAAATGACTGATATTCCTAGGGAGCAAATTGACTATCTAGCACAGTTTTCTAATAAGTTAGTTTCTGTGGACGATTTCATAGGAGGAGATGAAGAAAACAGTCAAGTCTGTGATATTATTCCAGATGGTGAAGACCCCCTTGATGAACAAGTAAATAAAAGCTATGTAACTAAAGAGCTAGAGAATCTACTTTCTAAATTAACAATTAGAGAGCACGATTTAATCTGTATGTTATTTGGTATAGGAATGGCTCCTGTCAATCCTAAAATTATAGCTGATATGTACGGTGTTGGAGGAGAAAGAATAAGACAGATGAAAGAGGGAGCTTTAGCTAAATTAAGACGTAGATTTTCTAATCAACTTAAAAATTTAATGTAATGAAATTCGGAGAAATATTGTCTAAGTTACAAGAGGGAAAAGTAGTAAGAAGGAAAGTATTTCAGAGCAATCTGGTAATATTTATGCAGATACCTGCAATGATTTCTGGAGATGGAATACCTGCTATGCGTTCTATCCCTGATGATATGAAAGCTCTTATGTGTAGTTACGGTGTAGGTATTACATACCATGACCAGTTTATCATGTATGACTTTTCTGATAGGACTTGTACTTACTATCCTTTTGATGGTGAAGATATAAACGCAGATGATTGGGAAGTAGTTGATCCTTTAACTTATGACCCATATGACGACTTTAGATAACTATCCAATGGGTGCAGCTAATGACCCTAGAGCACCTTACAATGAACCACTACCTACTAAGGTTAAGGTAGAAGTAGGAGTTGAATTAGGGTTATTCGTAGATGTAGAAGTAATAGATGAAGATGATATTAAAGGTGCAGTTGAAGAAGCTATTTATAATAGGTTCAAATCCAAAGATGTTGAAATAAATAACATCGAAATCTATCAACATGATTTATTTAGTAAGTCGGAATAAAACTTTATTTGTGTCTACAAAATACAAAGAAGTAAGTTTCGAAGAGGCAATGAAAATATTGTTGCCTCTTTCTTTAGTTCAATTTGATACTGAAACTAAGGGATTAGATGCGCATACTAAGGAGTTACTAACTGTGCAACTAGGTTGCAAAGAAAATCAAGTTGTCTTTGACTGGACAACTATGTCAGCAGAAGAGAAAGCTGAGATAAAGAATTATTTTGAGTCTGATAGAGTATTTCTTGGATGGAATTTAATGTTTGACTTAGGGTTTTTATATGTGCAGGATATTTGGCCAAATTATATCTGGGATGGTATGATTGCCGAGAAATTACTTTGGTTAGGCTATCCAGCTAATATAAGAGAAATGAGTTTGAAAGCAGCTGCATGGAATTATCTAAACTATGACTTAGATAAATCTGTTCGAGGTAAGATTATAAATGACGGTCTTACTGAAGATGTAGTAGTCTATGCTGCAGGAGACGTAATGTGGCTAGAAGACATTAAAGAAAAACAAGAAATAGAGCTTGCTAAGCAAGAATTAAATCTTGCTATGAAACTTGAGTGTGAGTTTATCAAGAGTCTTGCTTATTTCAAGCATTGCGGTGTTCATCTAGATGTCGTAAAATGGAGAAATAAGATGGCTAAAGACCTTGTTAAGCTGAAGGATGCTGAGCAAGAACTAAACGATTGGGTAGTTCAATGGGATTCTGAAAAGAGACATGATGGATGGGATATTAAATATCCAGAACTGGAATTTTATAACCTTATGGAAATAGAGGATGAAGTAGCTAGACTACTAAAAGAGAAATATGTCCGATGCCCTCAGGAAGACCTTGAAACACCAGACGGAAAGGTTAAAGCTTATAGAAAAAGAGTAATAAGTCAATTTACTAAGGTAGATAATCAAGGTGATTTATTTAATGGTTTTGATACCAAGCCTAAGTGTACAATTAACTGGAGTAGCTCTCAACAAGTTATCAAGTTATTTGAATTATTAGGAATTAAAGTCAAGACATTTGATAAGCAAACTAAGAAGGAAAAGAAATCTGTTGAAGCTAAGCTTCTAGCTCCACAGGCTAAAGATTTCCCGATTATTCCTATCTATCTAAAATATCAGGAAGCTGCAAAAGTGGTTTCTACTTATGGGGAAAACTGGTTGAAGGCAATTAACCCTAAGACTGGAAGAATCCATGTAGATTTTCACTCACTAGGAGCTGATACAGCTAGAGTAAGTTCTGGAGGGGGAGTATATAAACTTAATCTACAGAATTTACCTCATGACAAGGAAACTAGAGCATGTTTTACTGCAGAGAAAGGTAATAAGTGGATTTCTGCGGATTATCAGTCTCAAGAAAGTAGAATCATTGCTTCTGTATCTAAGGACGAGGCTATGATTGAACTATTTGAACATGGCTGTGGGGATGTTCATAGTCTAGTAGCTAAAATGTCTTATCCGAATATTATCCCTAGAGACTGCCCTATAGAGGATATAGCTAAATTATACCATGCCCAAAGACAGGATGCTAAAGGTATTGAATTTGCCATCAATTATGGAGGCGATGCAAATACTATAGCTAATAACAAGGGTCTACCGTTGTCAGAAGCTCAAGAGATCTATGATAACTTTATGAAGGGTTTCCCTGGAGTAAAACAGTATCAAGATTATTGTAGAATGGCAGTAATGAGGGATGGTTATATTTTGTTAAATCCTATAACTAAGCATAGAGCACATATATATGATATTGATGACCTCTGGCGGATTTCTAAGAAGTTTAACGACCCAGAGTTCTGGAATTATTACAGAGAAATGAAGAGAGATTCTCCTGGCTGTGATACCGTCCAAGACGTTAAGAGATATTTTCAGAGAAAAGCAGCATCTGAAAAGCAGTCTATCAATTATCGTATTCAGAACAGGGGAGCAATGTGTTTTAAACTTTCCTCTATTAAACTATTTAATTGGATTAAGGAGCATAAGCTTCTTAACATTGTTAAGATGTGTGTTCCAGTCCATGACGAGTTTAATCTAGAATGCCCAGAATCTATTGCCGATGAAGTATCTAAGGTATTAGTTAAATGTATGATAGATGGAGGGAAACCATTCTGTCCTAATGTATTTTTAGGTGCAGATGTTACTGTATCAGATCATTGGATTCATTAACGAATAAGGGGCTATAGTAGTGATGCCAAACCTGAGCCCCCTTGGCCTACTAACAGTGCCTACAGTCCAAGGCGTAATGCTGAGAGCGCAGTTAGGGCATCATTTTTAATTAAATATAGTAGTGTATGAAAAAATTATTTGGTTTATTGTTAATAGCAATTATTGCTTTAAGTTCTTGCGCAGACAGTAAGACTTTTGAGAGAGCTGACGGAACTAAGTTTGTAGCTGAACCTTACGGTTGGGCAAACTATCAAACTAAGAAAATCGAGGGAGTAACCTATGAAGCGTGTATTGGTAACATTGTTTGGGATGTTATTGCTGTAGAAACTGTAGTCATTCCAGTATGGTTAACTGGGTGGGAGTTATACGAACCAGTATCCTACACAGAACCTAGTACTAAATAATCATGGATACTTATACACCAGTAAGAGCTATGATTGTCTGTGCTAATGGCACTGGAGATTATATAAAGAAGGAGGATGCTATTAAGGTTCTACAGAATATACTCGGAGAAAATTCCTCCAAAATAATAGAAGCCTTTTTAAAGGAATTTAGTTAACTAAAATAATAGAAAAATTATGAGCAGTTACTTAACTATATATGGTGTTCCTAAAAATGAAGGTAAACCTATAGACATTGTTAGCTTCAGTCGATCCCACTGTATATACAGTGCAATTTGCGATGAAGTTAATGTGGCATGGGCTGGAGAAAGTGAGGTATATACCAACTTGAATACTTCGGACTTAGATGGAGTTATCCATAGTATTGAAGAGGATATAAAGTCTTCTACTGAGAGATTAACTCTATATGAAAAATATGCTGCCAATAATCCAGATTATATCGAGGAAATTATACTCTTGAAGGAATATCTAGAGGAGCTTACTACCAGTAAAAATTATTGTGAGTTTCTACGGTATATCATATCGTGGACATCTTTAGGCTTTTCTGACTTCAGTCAAATTTGTTGTAACGTAGATTGACATGAAATTTAAATTAGAATTTACATTTGACATTTCAGATAGCTCGTTATTGATAGATGCTAACGATGGTAGATCTGAAGAATATACTAGTTTAGAAGATGTACCAGAAGATACTCTAATGGACGTGGTATATAATTATCTAGATGGAGTTATAGAAGGTATAACTTACGACCAAATAACTGTTAAGAAATTATGAAAAGGTTTTTAATTCATGTTTCTACACATTGGTGTGGGGAAGAGGATACATTTAGAGCAGTTGCTGAATCTGAGTCGGACTTGCGGGATTTAGCGGAGCAATTAGCTTATGACAACTTCTATTCTTATGGTCATCATGACCAGGACATAGCTGAGGAAGAAGGCTATGACCCAGACGAAATGGAAGAAGGCGACTGGGATGAATTATGGAGTAGAGTAGATGAAAATGCTTACTATAGTTCTTCTATAGAAGAATGTGAGGACGATGAAGAATGGAATGAATATAGCGGAGAAATCTATGGAGAAGACCAAATTTTACAATAGGGAGGATTTGAAGGCTAAAGATGTAGTACGCCTTATTGGAATATGGGAGGGAGAGGCTGGAGAGTCTTTTACTGACTATTGTGACTTCTCACGAGAGGCTGATAAAAACTTCTTACTATTCTTAGCAGAGAAGTATCCAATACTTTACGATTATCATTGTAAGGTTGCAGGCAATGACTGGCTAGACCATTGTATTCAGTATGTAGTTGACCACTGTGGAGAGTACCTTACCCAGTGGGTTCCTGCTGAAGAGTATCATCTTTCCTGGCAGTTAGAAGAGATGGCAATATATCCTCTTGCTGATTTTATCCTAAAGGACGATGGAGCATGGGAGGACTTTGTAGACTTCTTCACAAGTGAAAAAGAAACTGCAAGTGGAACTCCCTATATTGACTGCTACGATATTAGAGAATTATTTGAAAATGGAGATGTTTAAGTTTTACGAAGTAGGAGGTAAGGTACGGGATGAACTTCTCGGCCTTACTAACAAAGATGTTGATTATGTGGCAGTTCCATGTGAGGAAGCTTTAAAGGAAAACTTGACTACTTGTGATATGTTTCAGTTATTATGGGAACATTTAATAGCAGAAAAGTTTGAAATCTTCTTAGTAACTCCAGACTGTTATACAATCCGAGCTAGGTTTCCGGAGGGTTACAAGTATCAAGGGGTAGCGGACTTTGTAATGGCAAGAAAGGAAGTGAGCTATCCTCCAGGTACTAGAATTCCAATTGTACAACCGGGTAATCTTTATGATGATTTATCTCGTAGAGATTTCACTGTTAATGCAATGGCTAAAGACCCTGATACTGGTGAGATTATTGACTACTTCGGTGGTATGGAGGATTTAAGAAACAGAGTATTGATGACTCCTTTAGACCCTCTTACAACCCTTGATGATGACCCTTTGAGAGTACTTAGAGGAGTAAGGTTTGCTATTACTAAGGGTTTCGTTATACCAAAAGACCTAATGTATATTATCCAACATTATCCTTATAAGCATAAAATGTATGTAGTCTCAGAGGAGAGAATAAGGGAGGAACTCACTAAGTGCTTCAAGTGTAACACCATTGAAACCTTAGAGTTCTTGCATGAGATTCCCAGACTTAGAGATTATATATTCGAGAGGACTAATCTATGGTTAAAGCCGACTAACGAGAAATAAATATGTATTGTATCTTATCTAATGCAAGACTTTCTAAGGAATTGAAGAACTTCCCAATAGTTAGAGAAGTTTCTTTTACTGATATAACAGAAATTAGGAAGCATACAGGCTTAGGTGTTTATCTATGTAAGCTTTTAGCTCAGCGAAGCAAAAGTGTAGAGGAAGCAACGGATTTATTAAACAAATCGCTTTTAAATATTGAAAATGGAAGAATACAAAATACCTAGTGATTATGAACTTGATGGATTAGCTGAAGACTACGTCTGTTCTTTAAATGATGAAGACCTGCCTGTACTAGAGGAAGAATTAACCGAAGAATGTTTAAGGGAATTCCTTAACGATAGAGGATATGAGTTTGTAGAAGAGCAAAGAGATAACTTTATAAACTATATACTGTATAGCTCTGATGCTAGCTATGAGCGGATGCGCGAGGATGCAAAACAAAACTTTAGAGATTCTTTAGAAGAAGTTATAGAATCTGCAGATGATATATTATCTAATGAAGATAAACTAAAGATTATAATCTCAGTTACTAATTACAATTTTGGTGATTAAAATGGTTGATCAAGAAAGTCTTTACAGAAAGGCTATTGTTTGCTATGGATTTCCTGCCCAAGCTGCCATGATGGTAGAAGAATGTAGTGAACTAATGCTATCTGCAAATTTAGAAGAGGTAGAGTTAATGAGGACGATATTATAACTGAAATTGCTGATGTTATGATTATGTGCGAACAAATGGCTGCTTACTTTGGTAAGGATAAAGTAGCTTTAGAAAAAGAAAATAAATTAGAAAGATTAGAAGAACGTTTAGCTAAATACGAATGGGAACAAGAAAATTAATTATTTGTAGAGGAATACAAGGCTCAGGTAAATCTACTTGGGCTAAGCAGTGGTGTCATGAAGATCCAAAGCATAGAGTAAGGTTTAACAACGATGATATTCGTAATATGTTAGGAGATTACTGGGTTCCGGATAGAGAAAAGTTAGTAACAGAAGCTAAGGCGAATATGATTACATTTGCTTTAATTACCGGATATGATGTAGTAGTAGACAATATGAATCTTAATCCCAAGGAAGATACGTGGATTAGAACTCTATGTACTAATATAGAAAAGGATAAAGGAATTCATATTGATATAGAATATAAAGACTTTTTCATACCAGTTGAAGAATGTATTCGTCGTGATGCTATGAGGCCTAATCCTATTGGAGAAAAAGTTATTAAAGATACTTGGAGACGTTACAGAACTTTTATAATTCAGCAAAACATTAATGAAATGCTAAGCAAACGTCCAGAGCATGTAGACGGGGCACGTCCTGCTATATTGGTTGATATGGATGCTACCTTATGTCTAAATACTACTGGTAGACCGTATTACGGTGAGGGTGCTGCCGAAGGTATGTTAAATGATATAGCAGTGGAAGGAATATGCAACCTTGTAAAATCTCTATATGAGAAACGTACCATATTTATCATTACAGGTAGAGAAGGAACTCCAGAAATTATAGAAGCTACTAAAAAGTGGTTAGACTCAAACAGTATCAAGGTTGATGGTTTATTCTTCCGACCAGTAAAGGACTACAGTCCTGGAGCTGAGTGCAAGAAGAAAATCTATGAGGATAATATTAAGGGGAAGTATAACGTAGAATTTGTACTCGACGATAACTACAAATGTGTAGAAATGTGGCGAGAGCAGGGACTAGTATGCTTACAACCTAATGAAGGGAAGTTCTAATGGCAATACTTGTAAAACAACTAATCGAAATTCTCCAGAAGTATGACCAAGATAGAGAAGTTATGATACATACTCTTAATGGAGAAACTGCTGAGGTTAAAGGATACTTTGTGCAGAGGAATTTAGATGATAATGGGTTTTATTTAACAGACTTGGACGTAATTCCAAGAGATTAATATGGCACTATTTTATATAATATTAGGAATAGTAACGATAGGAATAACTCTTTCCTGTTTGGATATAGTGGAGGATGTTACGACATCCAAAATTCTCTGGTTTGCTCCCTGGATGATTTTAGGGATACTTATGGGGCTAGTATGTCTCTGTGTTATTCCAGAGATAATGATGCTCTGGTTTGTATATGGATTTTCTCTATTAGTAATTGATGAAAAATTTAGAAACGATGAATATAAAAGAAGCCGTAGAGCATTGCTATGATAGAAGAGACTATCCAGAGGTAATATGCGACGATGCAGGATTAGACATTTCTATTCCTGGATTTATTACTAAAGGTCCTTGGGTAAGAGATAATTCTCCTAGAGTTATTACATTAGAAATATCTACCTATAGGGGAGTAAGTTGGGATGCTATACATTACTATGGTAACATAAGTGCTGATGGTGTATACTTTAGTCCGGAAGATAATCCCAACACAATTACTATGTGTAAGGAAATGTGGGATGCTGAGGATAAAAATCCACTAGCTGCACCTAATTATAAGATAGAACTAGTACGTCCGGTTACTCAAGAAGAAATAGATGAGAATGAATCTAGGTGGAGAGGATATGAAGCAGGATGGAATGCTTTTGATTCTCCTAAAGATGTGGTTGCTTTAGCAAAAGAAGTGTGTAAAGCCAGATTCAAAGGAAATTGGAAACTGAAAATCACAGATTATAGTAATAGTAATCTTGATGATGAAGTATTAATTAGTGAGTTATGAAAAAATTCAAAATAGTAGAAGAAGTACTAGATACCTCTTGGCATAGATACTACTATGAAGTTCCGGCGAACACAAAGGAAGAAGCAGTAGAAATGGTCAAGGAAGGAGATGTAGATTGCTATGACTCAGAAGAATTATTTGAATTTGGACAACAATACATTGATCCTATGGATAATAACGGAGAACCTACCAGAGAAATATATGATGATGAATGGCATCTCATGTGGCAAAATGCTCAGATAGTTAATTATGGGCAATTGATTACAAATAGTTTACAGAACATTAAGAAGTACTTATTTCATCTTATGGAAGCAGAACCAGAGTCCTTCTCTGGAGGAAACATACCATTAGGATTGGTTAAAGAAGTTATGGAAACACTTGGGTGGGTAGTCTCCGACGAGATTGATACCAACGGTTGGGACGTAGACTACTGGATATATGCTACCAAGGAAGGTAAGGATTTTAAATACATGATTAGTGGGAACTTGTATTATAGTCATTTAAGTATATCAAAGGAGAAATTATGAAAGACGAATTAGGAGATAGAATGAAATATTATTATGAAAATCGTTCTAAGACTTTCTTAACAAGACGTATCCCAGTTATAATAAGACTAGACGGAAAAGCATTTCATACATTTACCAGAGGTTTTGATAAGCCTTTTGATGAAATTATGTGCAATGCTATGCAAGAAACAATGAAGTATTTATGTGAGAATATCCAAGGTTGTGTCCTTGGATATACACAATCTGATGAGATTACTCTGGTGTTAATTGATTACCAAAAGCTTACTACTGATGCTTGGTTTGACTATAATGTTCAAAAAGTGTGTAGTATAGCAGCGTCTATGGCTACGCTAGCTTTTAATCGGACGTTTAGTAGTATACTTAATGAAAGTACATACTTTGGTAAAATATCGTCTGATGATTTAATCTCTATATACAAGAAAGCTATAAAAGCTGGAGCAATGTTTGATGCTAGATGCTTCAATATTCCTAAAGAAGAGGTAACTAATTGTATTCTATGGAGGCAGCAGGATGCTACCAGAAACAGTATCTCCTCTGCAGGGCAGGCTAATTTCTCTCATAAGCAATTAGAAGGATTAAATTCAAACCAAATTCAGGAGTTACTATTCCAGGAGAAAGGAATTAATTGGAATGACTATCCCACTAAGTTTAAGAGGGGGAGCTGTTGTATAAAGAAGTATCATCAGACCATGAACCAAACTCTAAGGAGTTACTGGTATATTGATAATGAGATTCCTATCTTTAAGGGAGAGGATAGAGAATACATTGAAAAACTTATAGTATGAGTAGAACTTATAAAGAACACCATCCAACTGCTCACAATCCAAAGAACAGATTTCCTTCGCCTTATCTAGACAAAGAAGGAAAAGTAGAGCGCAGGAGAAAGCATAGAGCTTACGGTTCTCAAGGCTGGAAAGGATGGGGCGGAGAGACCTACTTTAAAAAGTACGGAGAGGTATGGATTGATGTAGTAGACAAAAAGAAAACTAGGAGAGAATCCAAAGAATACATAAAAAAGGAATTATATGATTGACAATTTTGAATATTTATCTAACCTATTTGACGGGTTAGTGGACAAGGATGATTTCTACTTCGTTCAAATAATACAACGAAAGAAGGATGGAGTAGAACTTCCGTCCTATACATCTGGAGCAAGGACTATTAGAAGCTTTTACTTCTTTACCAAGGAAGAGTTTTTAAGACAAGAGTCATACATAAAAGAACTATGCAATAGTAACAACGCTCGTGCTTATTTCTGGATTAATCCTAGAAATACTCTTGATATAGCTTGTGAATCTATTAAACAATTCTCGGACTTAATAAAGAATGGAAACACTAGACAAGGAGTAGCTGTATATGATAGAGCTACTGGGTCTTGTAGAAGTAGTAACTATAAGAAACTATGGATTGTTGATATTGATTCAAAGGATTACGAATATAGAAACAACATGGCTAAGCTGATTAATGAGTGTAGGGGTACAGAAGGAGAAAGAATTAAGCATGTCATTCCGACTGTAAACGGTTATCACCTTATAACTAGTGCTTTTGATAGACAGCAATTCTCTCAAAAGTTAGCACTTAATCAGTTAGATCCGATTGACATACACGATAATAATCCAACATTGTTATATTATAAACCAATATGTGGGAAATTATCTTAATAGTCATATTAGTTATGACTAGCCCCATTTGGATAGGCTGCATAATTATAGGAATATGTTGGTGTGCAGCAATCCTTTATTATATTATTGCCATAGTTCTAGGATTACCGTTGGTAATACTAAGTAAAATTTATAACAGAATGAAAAGATGAAAACCTATACATACTATATAGAATTTAAAGGAAGATTCGCTGAGACAGTAGAAGCTCCAAGTGAGCAAAGAAGTCTCTAAAGGAAACTTTTAGAAATCTGACCCTGATAGAGCTTATTACTGAGGAGTAAAATATTTTAAATAGACTGAATATATGTATTTAGAAAATGGTGACGAAGTAATTGAAGCTAGCAACGGAAGGTTGATTCTAGCTAATAGTGGAGCTTATTGTGATGAAGAGGGAAACCCGACTGGCGGTTGTATTGACAACGAAGAAGAGTTTGTATATGTAACTAGGACTGGTGGTACTTATCATACTAACAGAGAATGTGCTTCCTTAAAAGCACGTAAGCCGGAGCTTAAGAAGATCTCTTTATCAGATGCTCAGAAACACGGATATAAAGCTTGTAAAAGATGTCAAAAGAACTAGAAGTTTCTTTGGTAAACTATCTATGTCCTATTTGCGGAGAAGTAGCAGAGGAGGGAATCATAATGAATTCCCTTCTTTCTGAAAAGGCTGCCAAAGAAGTAAAAAACTTACATGGAAAAGCTGTTGGATATGCGGACCATGTCTGCAAGGAATGTACTAAATATAAGGACAATGCTATCTTCTTAATAGGAGTAGATACCAAGAAATCTAAGAAAGAGCCTTGGAGAACAGGAGAAATTGCAGCTATAAAGGATAGTTGTTCATTAGCCCTGAAAGTAAAACCTAAAACAGCGACGTTGAAAGATGGAACTACATACTGCTTTATAGATCAAGGTCTAGGAAAAGAATTGGGATTATGGGAATGAAATTAATTAGCAAGGAGGAACTAGCAGAGCTTCTAAGGGCAAGTTATAAACTTAGTTGCTTAGAATCTGGAGGAGTAGATAATTGGACATGGTACGATGAAGCATTATCCGACTATTGTAACGAAGATTTAGATGATGATACATTAACCGAAGAATATAAAGACGCATGAGACTAATTAAACCGTCATTTGAAATAATTGAGCAAAATCCAAAAAATATTATCATTCCGGCTGATATGGAGATAGGTCCTAAAATGACTAAACAAGAACTTATTGATGCCGTATATAGACAGATTGAAATAGCTGGAAGAACCTGTTATAAATCTGAGGATAAAATCACTCCAGATTCTGCTAAGAAGTTTGTAGAGAGAATGGTTAAATCAGGTCATGGTGCTATGTTGGAACATGGTACTGTATATCTGTTCTTGACTATGTCTTCCAGACAGCAATATTTTAAATATTGTAGTAACCCTTACTCAGTAGCTAATAGTACTGGGGAAAAAGGAACTTGGAACGGGTTTGTTACTACTAATTATAGAGTATTAGTAGAAAATGGTTGGCTTGAGGATTTGGAATATATCTGCAATCCTGGTAAGGAGCATGAGAAGAGAATTACGGTTCGATTTGTGTGTGATAGAGGCGTATCCCATGAGTTTGTAAGGCATAGAGTATTTAGTTTTGCTCAGGAGAGTACTAGGTATTGTAATTATGCTAAGGATAAGTTTGGAAATGAACTTACCTTTATAATTCCGCGTTGGTTGAGCCTTAGTAATGGTTCTTACATCTACGATTATCCTAATGGATTTACCAAGGATGGCAGTAAATGGGATTCTAAATTAAAACTTAATACCTTTCTTCTGTCTTTAGTTAGGAGTGAAGCTGCGTACTTAGAACTTATAAGCCAGGGATGGGTAGCCCAACAAGCTAGAGCAGTACTTCCTAATAGTTTGAAAACTGAGTTGATTATGACTGGTACTCTTACACAGTGGGAAGGATTCTTTAAATTACGTGACGCAGAAAGTGCGCATCCGCAAGCTAGAGAATTAGCGGAACCTCTACATGCAGAATTTAGAAAAAGAGGATGGTGTGAATGAAAGCTAGCGAATACTTTGGAGATTGGATGGATGTAATAGATACTGTAGAACTACGCAGGATACTATCTTGGGTAAGTACTATAGATAAAACAACTTTATGTCCCTCCTCTCCTAACATATTTAAGGCCTTTAGGGCTTGTCCTTTGAAAGACTGTAAAGTAGTCTTTCTGGGGCAAGACCCTTACCCTCAACAGGGTGTAGCTACTGGAATATTATTTGGAAATTCTGAAGACACTCCAGAACATAGACTATCGCCTTCATTACAGGTAGTCAAAGAAGCTGCAATAAATTATGAGATTCCTCATAATAGAATAGATTTTGATAACACTCTAGAATCGTGGGCTAAGCAAGGCATTTTAATGATTAATACTGCCTTTACTTGTGAAGTTGGTAGAGTAGGTTCCCATTTTGATATATGGAAGCCATTTACTGCCAAATTGATTCACAACCTAAGCACCAAGGATGGAGGTATAATATATGTATTATTTGGTAATCAAGCATCGTCATTTAAGAAGTATATTGTAAATAGTCCAAAAATTATGGAGGTATATCATCCTGCTTACTTTGCTAGGCAGAATAAGAAAATGCCATATAATGTATTTACTGAGCTAAATCAAGAGCTACAGAAATTATATGGACAGCAGATTGAATTTTACAAAGAAACGGAATATGGAAATTGTTAATTATGGAATATAATATTGGATTCGTAATAGGAGATCCTAGTGGAGATGGTCATGCTTGTACAACAGAGTATCATATAGTTGCTAATCATTCAGTAGATGAAATATCTGAGGCTTATAAGAAAACTACTGAACTCTTGGGTTTTGATTTCGTTAAGGAAGTTGGAGTAGAATTTCAGTCAGACCCGTGGATACCAGAAAAGTTTACTAAAAAGTTGTTAGAACTAGAAATAATAGACAAGGAATATGTAATAGAATCTGATTCTGAATATGGCACACCGGCTGGATGTTATGAGTTTGAATGTGCGGAAGATGAGTTTGTAGATATATACTTTGCTATAGCAAAATATTTTCTTCCAGACTTGACGTGGAGAGCTAGAAACTTAGAAGAAGAGATTCTATGGGATCTAGAGGGTGCAGCCTATGGCTTTACGTATCATGGAGAATAAAAGGATACCTAGAAAAATAAAGAAAGCTCTTAAGTATGCTTTCCTACATCCAAGGGTATGTGGAAGGCTTATAAGATATGGAGCTGTATATACTATAGGAAGAAACTCTAAGTGGACTCGTAAGGCCGCCAAAATAAAACGGCAAAGGGATTATGCAGAAATGATACACAATATAACAGAACAACTAAAGGATATTTATGCAATTAATCCAAAGAAAGACTATTCTGAAATAGATTCAAGCTTTTACGAATGGGAAGTAATAACTAATTTTAAATAAATAAAACATTATGAATTTTTCAAATATTTTTGGTAGCAAGAAAGTAAAATCATTTGCAGAACAATTGGCAGAAGTAAAGAACGTCTTTAGAACATCCTATGACCAAGCTATAGCTTTAAACTCAGCTATTGCTGAAGATATAAAGGTTAAGCAAAACGAGATTGCTTCTATTCAAACTCAAATTGAGTTTAATCAGCAGGTTGCTGATGATAACAGTAAGTATATATCTAAACTTAAAGACTTAATTTCGTAATTATATGAGTGAAAAGAAATATAAATTTGACCCAGAACATACATTTTTCACCTCTGACACCCATTTCGGACACGCAAATATAATTAGGTTTTGTAATAGACCGTTCAGAAATGTTGAAGAAATGAATGAAGCTCTAATAGAAAATTGGAATCTAGTAGTATCCGAGGATGATACGGTCTTCCATTTGGGAGATTTTGCCTTTGGTGGGAGTAATGTATGGAAAAGTATTATTCCTCGTCTAAATGGTCATATAAACCTTATTATAGGTAATCATGACAGAAAGAATCTTAGACAGGGATATATGTCATATTTTGATATGGTAGTACCTCAACTGCAGATAGAGATTGAGGATAATTCTATCTATTTAAACCATTATCCATTTCTGTGTTATGGAGGGTCATATAGAGGAGTATGGCAACTGTTTGGTCACGTCCACTCCGGACCACAAGCTGATGGTTTGGATATTTCTAGACTTAGGGTGCTATTACCGACCCAGTATGATGTCGGAGTTGATAATAATAATTTTACTCCAATATCATATAGGGAAGTTAAAGAAAAAATAGAATCTCAGAAGAATGAAAGTTTGGATAGGACTGTCTCCAGATGATGTTCAAGGGATGGTATTTGATTTGACTCCATTAGAACTTAGAGATTTAATAGGAAAACCTAACTGGGTCCCTACTAAATTTCTAGGTTGGAGAACCTGGAAGACTTCTGTATATTTTAAAATAATTATTTGATATGGAAATTCATGAAAGAAAAGCTGTAAGCGACGAATTAAAAAAGTATGACCATCTGGCGAAGGATTCAGACTTTATAGAAGTAACAGAATGGGCAAATGGAGAAGGTTGGGATATTTGTTTAAATGACAAACTGATATCCTTAACATATGGACAGTTAGAAGCAATCAAGTATTTGGTTAAGACTTTGGATTATAATAGGTAATAAATTAATTATGAAAATAGAATATACTGACGGATGTATTTGCACATCCCTTACCGTTGATGGAAAAGAGACTGCATACATGACTCCGGAAGAGATAAAAGTATCTATACGAGCCATGCTAGATAGGGAAACCGATATAGCTACTCTTCAGGATGTATGGATGTCTCTTATTGAGCATCTAGGAGAATATAAAGACTTAGGACATTGTGAATGTTGTGGAGATTGGATTTCTAATTATACTCTAGAAATATGAGTCGTGTTGAATTACATACAGGAACTTTAACTAAAATTAATACAAAAGGACTTACAGTAGAAGAATATTGTGAGTATCTTTGTAAGAAATATGGTTATGAGATTGCTTATGAAGGAGATACATATGCTGAAACCTTAATGGATGTGGATGATACTTATAAAGTGTTAAACGGAGAACTGTATAAATGTGATGATACTCAATATCCAGAAGACACTTCCTATTTGGTTGACGTTAGAAGTAATGGAGATGGAACTTACAAGTACATTGCCCAATTTTACAATGGAGGCACTTGGTTAAATGAAGTTTTAGAAGAAGGATTAAATAATTTAAAATGATAAATATAAACGAATGTATAGCTAAAGCAATGAAGTCTAAAAATCAAGTAGAACTTCGTGCATATAAGAATCTGAAGGCAGAAATTCAGATTCTACAAACTGCTAAAAATGCTAAACCTTATGATGAAGCAGCTGAGATACAGCTTATTTCTAAAATGTGTAAGAAATTAGAGGACAGTATTTCTAGCTTTATAGAGGGTGGTAGAGAGGACTTGGCAACTGAATATAGGGATGAATTGGAAGTACTAAAAAAGTTGCTTCCTGAGCCTGTAAATGAGCCAGACATACATTCTGCATTACAAATATGGTGTGAGGGAAAAGGCTTTATTGAAGATTTCTATAATGAAGAAAATTCAATAGATATGGTTAGTTTCCAAATTCCAAAGAAAGAAATGGGAAATGCGATTAAATATTTGAAATCAGAATTTCCTCAAGCAGACGGTAAGATGATTTCAGAAATTGTTAAAAAATATATAGTATGAGCCATTTTATTGGGTTAGTATTCGGAAGTAATGTTGAAACATTGTTAGAACCCTATGATGAAAACATGGAGGTAGAACAATATGTTAGATATACAAAGGATGAAGCCATTGATGAGGTTAAAACCAGACACGCTGATAACTATGAATATGCCATCAAGCTGGCAGATAAGTATAAGAATCCTACCACTGAATGGGAAAAGGAACAGCTTGAAAGAGCTAATAAAATCATAGAGAAAGGGTTGTTTATCTCATATGAAGATGCCTGGGAAGAAGCTAAGAACTGGGGATATGAAATTGATGGCGAAGAGAACTTGATGTCTACATATAATCCTGACTCTAAGTGGGATTGGTATTGTGAAGGAGGTAGATGGGGAGCATGGTTACTTCTTAAGGAAAAAGGAGAAGACGGAGAATCCCTCAATGCCATCTTTGCTACCAAAGAAGAAGTAGACTGGGATGCTATGTTGGAAAAAGATAGAATTCCATTCTGTTTTGTAACAGAGGACGGAGATTGGCATGAGTCTGCTAGTATGGGTTGGTGGGCTATGACTACCAATGACAAAGATGAAGATGTTTGGAGAAAAGAGTTTCTAGATTATCTGGAATCAGTAGAAGATGATGTAGAAATTTCTGTAATTGATTTTCATATTTAATAAGAATGGTAACAAGAATTGAAAAATTTGGAGCATCATGGTGTGGACCATGCAAGGTATTAGACAGAACTCTTGAACAAATCTCTGGGATAGAGATAGTAAAGCATGATGTAGATGAAGAGGAAGAATTAGCAAACTCTAAAGGCATAAGAAATGTGCCTGTGTTGATTTACTACAATGACAGAGATGAAGAAGTTAAGAGAACTGTTGGTGCTGTATCTCTCGGAACTATTATGCAAATCTTAAACGATAATTAATATGTATAGAGTATTACTAAGTAGAACTGGAGTAGCTTATGCTAAAGAATGTGACGACGAACTTGATGAGTTTGATTTTATAGACGTATTAAGAGATTTTGTAGACTCTGGAGATGTAATCATATTTGTAGATGATTTGGATACATTAAGAGATTCTATGGAACTTGAATATAAAATCGAAGTTGTTAATGGAGACGAATGAAAACATTAGAAGCTATAATGTAGGGAATTCTAATTACAGCAAGCATAAAATACAACCTTGGGATATTTGGAGAGAATATAATTTGAATCCATGGGATGCAGATATCGTAAAGAGGATACTGAGAACTAAGGAAGAACCTGGTAAGTCTAAAGAGGATGCTAGAATAATGGATTACGAGAAGATTATCCATATTTGCAAAGAAAGGATTCGGCAGATTAACGAGGACAAAAAGGAAGAAGGAACTTCCTCTGGATTTGTTATTAGTACTGATGGTACTGCTTGTATATCTAATATATTTAAACCTAGTGCTATCTCTTATAGTTTGAATGAGGCGAATGCATATGCCGAATTTCAAAAACAACATTATGAACTACATAAGGGAATAAAGGCGTGTGGATGTTCAGTAACATTTACACATAGTGGAATAGGTATAGGTAAATCTGTTAAATGTAATGTATGTAAAGAGAGTAAGAACATAACTGATTACAATACTTGGTAAATAATAAAGGGAGAAGCGTAGACAATAAAGTCTATGTTTCTCCCTATTTTTTTTATTCTTCTCCAATACCATTTATAGTATCTCTCTTATACATTTTATATGTGTCTTGCAGAGAACGTGGTAATGCTTGAGATTTAGTAATTAATTCACCCATCGTAGTATCTCCGAATAAGAATCCTCCAATATCATGCCAAGTTTTTGCTCCCCATTTCACGGCGGCAGGACTTGTATTATTCATAACATAATCAAATATAGGGAAAGGTCCTTTAAATTCTTCAAAGCTACTCGAACTACCTTTGTATAATAATTCTATAGCAGCATTAGTTAGTACAGCCTAGCCATCTCCAGATTTTTTATGCTCTTTATATGCAGGATTTACCAGTTCTTCAAATAGCCAATATAGAAGTAGTGCTACTAAGGCATCAGATATCAATCTTCTCCAATTTCTCATTTGCATAGGACTACTAAGAATGTTTTGCTTTATTCCTTCCCATCCCCTACCATGATATAATTCAGCAACAGTATCTTGTAAAGTTCTGAAAACTCCTTGAACTACTAGAGGAATATCAGTCAAATAAGGTACTCCTGTGTCTTCAGTAGTAATGTTGCCATTATCATCTATCCAGAGCTTGTTTCCGTTTTCGTCCTCCTTCTAAACTTTCTAGGTTTCGTAAGAGGATTCCCTCCTCTTGCCTAAGTATACATCATATATACCGTTCATCCAAGTAGAAAATACTCCAAACTATGAACCAATAGCTAAGTTTTCATACATAGCTTTTGTGCTTCGGTTATATGAACCATATATAGTATCCCCTAAGTTTTTGATTTCATCAATCTGATTTTGTGTATATCCGTCTGGAAGATTAGTGTCTAAACTTACAGGTAAGTTAGCATCTGGATTCTCTTCATTAAACTTCATAATCTAACTTAGATACAATGATTTTTGCTTATTATAAGCTTCCATGTTGCTTTTATCATTAGATGCCAGAAGTTTAAATCTTTCGTCCATTCTCCAATTATATACCAGCTTTCCATCTACAATCGAATATGCTTTATGGGAGCCATCATGCTTTAATTTCCCTATAAATAGTACCATTCTATTAAGAAAGTCTGGCTTTCTTAACGTAGCATATGCCCAGTTGCCTGCATTGGTTATACCTCCTCTGTTAGTTTTATAACCCTCCTATTGCTATTCTATATTGATATTAGAAATCAAATATTTACTATTCAACTTATCTAATAAATCAATGCTCATTGCTGAATGTACTCCCTATCTAAGTACAAACTGATATGCCCACATTACATCCTTAGCATCTACGTCAGTTCTATATTTAGTCATAGTTCTGACTACATTAGATAGGAATCCTCCGAACGTATCTCTAATAGCTGCTACAGGACTTGCCGCAATGTAAGCCGTAGAAACCGCTTTTCTTAAGGGTTGCAGTCCTGCGATTATTTTTTTAGAGCTTTCCTCCATAATACTTCTGTTAAAAACAGCAGTCTTTAAATAATCGTCAATGTGCTTGATAGTCTTAGCAAATTTTTCTGAGTTATCTTCTCTAACTCCAGTTAATTTTAACTAAAGAAGAATACCCTTAGCCCTAGTCAGCATCTTATTCATTTCCTCTTCCTAAAGATTTTTATAAGAGTAATCTATAACTAAGTTCTGTAGATTAGTCTCAAAATAGTCCTTACCATACTTTGATAGCAATCTTTGTCTACCTTTAGTAGTCTCAGAGGCTCTAAATCTATTGTATGCTTGCATATTTTCGATATCGGAATTAATCTAAGACTCTTCCTAATCGGTTAAAATATCTTCATACATTTCTTTAAAGAACATAGTAGGATTCTTACAGTATCCTTTAACTCTTCTCTAGAAATCCTCAAAGTATTTACCTGGATTACTCCATCTAGTAGATGATGAAGCCTTTTCTAAAGGCACCCAGAGATACTATGGATTATTCTTAATAAAGGTTAGTATGCCCTTATCATCTTCTGACTTATAGGAAAAGTTATTATCTTTAAATCTCAACTTATTTATTTCAAACAAGGCTTTTTTCAGAAATTTTCTATCGTCAGCATCTAAGTCCGAGGTTGAATCGTATGGATTCTTAAAGAATAATTCTCCATCCTTTTCCTAATATAGATGCTTAAATACTCTAGCCTAATCCCCAATTATAGCATTTCTAGCCTTGCCATATCCCTTTGCTTCGTAATAGTCCAAGCAGGCTAAATTAAAGTCCGAAATCTAAGGCTCTAGTTTATTAGAAATTCCGTGAATTGCGTCCTAAAGTAATTTACTTATAATTCTTACCTATGTGTTAGAAATGTTCTGAGGTCTCACTAACAGGCGCTCTACTTCTGATAAATCATCTTCTGATATTCTTATAATTCCAGAGAGTCTATCTAAAGTTATCGACGCGTTTAGTAATAGTTTACAGCATCCAGTTACTAATTCATTTCTCTCAGGATTAGCTAGAGTAGCTTTTCCAGTTGCATACTTTATAATCGTATCTGGAGACAAGGACATATGCTGTCCTACCAGTATTTTATTTAGTTTCGAAATAAGTTCTTCTAATCTCTGTATCTAAACTTCATTAGTTTCTGCAGAAGATAAGGAATCTATTGTAGTTCCATTTAGCATATGTTGCAAACCGTCAATATCTGAACCAGATATCAATTCTTTTAAAGAGTTGAAATCCGTCTTACCAAGATTTGGGGATTCATGTAGGATATCCCAAAATTCATTTATCAAAAGTTGCACAGGCGAGATATGCTCTACTGTAGCAAAGTTATTACTTATCTTCAATCCTGGGTCTTTCTAATTTAGTACTTCCTAAGCCTTGACGAAATTAGAAACAATTAACTAAATAGGATACTATTGACTTTGTATTCTTCCACCAAGTCCTCCAACTACTGTAAGGTCTCCAAGCTTTATATCGCTTCCCAACTATGGAATTATTTCATTTAATAGAAACATAGTCCTCATAGTTTCTATGTTTCCATAGGTAGCTTTCATTAATTCTCTACCCTAGTTATCTGTTCCCTAAAGGTCATTTAAATGAAATCCTAATATATTCGTTCTTCCCTCGAAGGAATGTATCTAATCTAGGTTTAGACCAGATAGAGTTACTAGATTTATCTATCCAGTTAAGGTATTTTTAAACATAATAATATTGCAATTATCTAAGGTATCATTCTTAACAACTTCCCACAAATAATTGTACTTATCTTTTCCATTAACTTTTACTACAGAATGTTCAAAATATGGACTAAATAGCTAATCTAGGTAATCATTGTCAAATTTAGGAAATCCGAATCGTCTAAATTCTCCAATCTGATTAACTATACCCCTAGCGCTGAGTTTACCATTATCTACGTTTAGAAGCTTGTCTTGATTCTGTTTAATTATATCTACTACTTCCTTATTCTTACTCTTAAGTTCGGAACTCTTTACATTATAGACAACTCCATCTATAGTAAGGTTCCATCCTGTATCAGGCTATTCCCCCTACGTCCAGTATGTCCAATTCTTATCAATAAATTCTTCTATAGTAGAAGTAATTCCATCTGCTTTAATGTCCTTTTTGGGAAACACAGCTTTTAATTGCTGGTTTACCTTGTCAATAGAAGAGTCGTTTATAGTTATTGTTTCAGCATTAGATGTTATAAATCTCTGTGCTAGTTTCATAGATTCTTGCATCACAAATGCACCTCTATTATGACTATAGCATTCTGCTCTATTTACTACTATATCCTTAATATTTTGAAACTAATCATCATATTCTAATGTAACTGGAATAATATTAAATCTAATATCATTAGTATTTATTCCATTGTACTATAATATTCTGGATAATAAGGCAAATTCATTTCTATATTTTTCCTTCTTTGCCTAATCCCAAAATGCTGGAGATTCGTGCGAACTTTTGATATTAAAGACCTCTACTGAACCGTTAGGTTTCACTACAATATAGTCAATATGTCCAGTAATTGTATCGTCTCTTCCTATTAGTTTTGCTGATAGATTTAGATTCTTCATTATAACTGGAGAGGAATCATCACCAAATTCCTTAGATTCTTTACCGTTGCCTAAGTACACCTAGCGAAATATATCGTCGTAAACCTAATCATGTATAGCATCGCTAAGATGTTCAAAAGACGTACCTTTAGTATTATCTTCGGTCTGAGAATAAGAAGTTTCCTTACCTTGCTTAAGAATAATTTTATGTAAATCCCTACCATCTTCTGCTATTCTCTTCCAACTATTTCTTAATATAGAAATATGCTTCTCTATTTCATCCTTTGACAGTCCCTTCTATTCATATAGTGATGCCATTCTATCAATATAGTCTTCTACCTACAGAACTGGCATTATCTATTTTCCTAATTGGTCTATATACAGACCTGAGTCAATAAATGACTGTGTTGTGTATCCAGAAGCATTAACTTCTGCACATCCATTCAATACATCTACTCTATCAGAGAACTCTTTTTTAAATTTTCGTTTCCCTGCTTCCTTTAATTCAGACAACTTATCAACCACTCTAGTCTGACGATTATAATCCTTTGAATAAAGAATATCATAAGCAAGCTATGGACTCTTTTTCAATATTTTTATTAATTCATCGTAAGAGTGGTTGTATTGTCTTTTACCTACTAACGTGTACTTACAATCTTTCATTTACAGTTTTCTAATATTAATCCTTTTTCAATCCCCTTCTCTATAAGATTAGAAATGATACGATTTTTCTACATCTATCCTATCTAAGACGAAACTAAAGCATTTACACTAGACTAAAAGCCTAAGTCTGTGTCTAAATCCAGTTTAATATTTTTTCTAATATTTTGTCTTATGTTTAGGAATTGCTGTCTGAACAAATCTATAGCTTCATTAGTTCTGTCGCTATAATAGAATACATCGCCATTCTCAATCTATCTAGCTAAGTATCTTACGACACCTTCTTCTATTCTATCTATATATGCTAAGTTTTTGTAGAGGTCGTTGACTCTACTCTTAGTCATCTAAGATACTTTCTTATCATAGAAATTCAAAATGTCTTCATAATTTTTAGTTCCATCCTTCATATCCTAAGCCTTAATAGCTCCTAATACTATATGGAATGTTTCATGCAAAAGGTCGTTAACACTAGCATTGCTCTAATTTATGTAAAGCTAGTTATCATAAATAAAGGCTTTGACATCATCTGTACCATTTGGAAATATTCTGTTACCGTTTTGGTCCTACAATTGCGATAGTTGGTTATTATCTGTAATGTTGATTTTAATAGGAGTGTCCTTGAATAAGGTATTCTCTAATGATTCTTTAAGATTGAATAATGTACTAGTTAAACTTTGGGTTGGAGGATTGCCCTACACATCTACTCCAGTAGAATTAATAGTTATTCCAGAATCTGTTAGAGATTTTATGTAGGCAGTATAATTGCCATCGTTGTTTTTAGTACTTCTTTCTATCAAATATTGCTTAACTGGAGCATTATTAATATCAAAAATAATTTTCCTTATAGCCTCATAATCTGCATCCTCCATAGTTCTTCCCTACATGGCATTAATAGAGTAGCCGTTTTCTGTCATTGCATATAAAAATATTCCAATTTTCTCTGGCAAGTCTAGGGAGGAAATATCGATTCCCTTTTGTTTATAAAATGCCTATATTTCTGACGGCTTCTTATTAGTAATAAGGTTATGTTCCTAAGCAAGCAGCTTAGTTTTAGGACCTATGGGATAAGCTATAGAACTAATAGTCTATCCAGGATTTGTTGGAAACTCTAAATGAACATATCTCTTTCCGTCAGAACTTCCTAACATCTGCTTCAATTCTATCTTGGTCTATTTACTAACGTTGGCAGAACGGTTAAAACCTTCAACTGCTAATTTAGCATCTTTGAGAGATCTAAATTTAGGAGGGTCATATAAGTTAGGACTAATAACGCTATTACTAACAATGAAGATATTCTCTCCACTTTCATTAAGATGATTGTATATATAGTAACCCTAATATTGTCCATTATCAACACCATCTTCGTTTACTGGAGTAAAAATGTTCATAGTATCATACCCAAAGTTAAACTCATCCTTTAATACTCTACCTATTCTCCTTAATTTAATCTTATCATCGTTAGTAAGCTTCTTTCCCATATAGCTGTAAACTATCTAGTCTTTATCTTGAGATATATCTAAAGCATATAACTAGCCATCAATCTCCACATTCTAATATCCAGAAAAGAATTGCTAAGCATCTTCTAATGTTGCTATATTATCATCATAACTACTAGATAATTCTAGTTCTCCTAAAGCTCTTCTTTCTTCGTTCTTCCTAGATAGAACATTATCAAATAATTTCTTAACCTGAGGTTTAGTAAGTCTTATGCTCTATGGTACAGATCTACCTACAGATTCAACGTGGTAGTTGGATAGTATTATGTCGTTTTTGAAGTATTTCTATAGTAATTCTTCCATCTCCTCAGAGTTAAGATTTATAAATTGCTATTCGCTGACTTCCTAAGAAAATTGGGGGATATAGGTGGCAAGCCCCTTGTATAACTCAGACTTACCAAACTATTCTCTTTTCCAATGTAATCTCCTTAAATATCGGGCTAGGTCAGACTCTGAGTCTTCATTAATTACCTACTACTTATTAAGTTCTCGGCAGAAATCATTTAGCACAGAACCAGAATCTATAATCTGGTCACCGCTCTTAATAAGCTTAGTATAGTCACTACTGTTATTTAGGTAATCTAAAATAAGATGTTTAATTGTAAAAGATTCTGAAGGGGTAGAATCTACCTCTTTAGTAATACGCTCTAAATTCTTTTTGTAATTATTTCTAATAATGTCTAACTTATCCTTATACTTCTCAGATAAGTATTCATCAAGAATTTCATTATCATTTATAACCTATTCGGTTAAATATTTTTTGTGTTCGGTTTCGGCGAAGTTCTATACATCGAATTTGTTTCTAAATACATAACTTACTACTCCATTCACTACTACTCTTCCCTTTAACATATCTCCGTTGGAGTATGCTTTGTCTACAAGAGTGATTATGTAGGGTTTATCAATATCTTTAATTAATTCCGTTTCCTCTGGGTAACGAAGTTTTAAATTCTCGAAAGAACAGTTCCCTATTAGCTGTTTATCCAAGAAGTATTTTTGAGAGTTTTTTACTCTTGTAGATGAAGTCTGCAAGTCGTAAATCAACTACTTTATTTTATGTTCAGGAAGGGTGTCTAGATATTCTACAATATCTTGAAGAGAGTCTAGCTCCTTTTCACTAGACTCTCTATCAATTTTGAAATTATTTTTCCCTCCTATCTCAAGAATTACATCACATTCCATATTAACATAATTTGTAAATAAGCAACCTGTTCTATCTTATATATTGTGCTAACTACAATACTCTATCTTTCATATTAGCTTCTCCGGTTCCAGAGAATATAGAATTTTCTCTAAGTCTCTTATGAAGTTCTGGGAACATTACTAATGAGTTCTGTGAATAGTTATATATTCTTTCATCTATTTCTCCCTAAGTAAGACCCAAGTGGTCTAATTGTAGTAGGGATTCTGGCTTACTCATATCATATTTCCAAGTATAATCAGACCTATCATAGTATCTTTTATAGACATCATAACCGTGAGCTGGATTTAGAACTTTTACGTATGGTTCTGTTCTATAATTCAACGCATATGTAGAATACACAGTTGGAGCCATAGCTATTAAAAAGTCTCTCTTAGTTGGCATGATATACTTAAAATCATCATTGTAATCCTACTCTGACATGAATTTATAGTAATCGTACAAAACGTTACCCTCACGAACCTAGTCTCTAAATATACCAGTCATATACTTACCTCCTAATCTAGTTCCATTGACAGCTAAGTTATAAAGCATTAATATATCTGCAACAGTATGATTTTTGTCGAAGGATTCAGGAGCTAACTCCTGTATACCTATTAGGTATCTATTATAGGTCTACTTGTTTGGAAGACTCTAGTCTATTTCAAATAGGTTAAGAGCTGTTCTCAGCATACTCTTTCCTCTATTAGAACTCTACACAAGCTCTTTAACTAAGAAGTTATCTGGGTAAGTATTTTTAAGCCATTCATAGAAATCATTTTCTACGAAGTTCTTAAGAGAATCTATACCGTTAAGAGAATTTATATACAATTCATCAGACCTTACTAAATTATAATTAGAATCATATACTTTAGTATTATCTACTTTAGATATATCTATAGGCTCATCCTTAGATAAGAAATATGAAGTAATTAATATCTTGTCTGCATAAGATATTATGTTCTTGTAATCTTTATCTGATAATGCACTATAGGACAATTCTCCTAAAGAAATTAACTAGTCTACTATCTTTGATTTATTCGCAAATAAATGTCTCTACTATAATGTATAGTTTAGCAAATCTAGATTCATCTTATAGTGTGGTATTCTATTAACTAAGTCTAGTATATTCCAACTTGATTTAATTAAATTGTAATATGTCGCAGCTAATTCCCTATAAGATACTAAGTCACCTTGTCTGGTATTGTATATAGTTCTAGAGCTTTGAGGTACTATAACCTTTTCATCATTTAAGAACTTGTACAAATCAAAATTTCCGTACAAATCTGTATTCACTGCATCCTATAAGATAGATACTATTTCTACAAGCGATAGTTCTGGATTATTTCCTTGAATATTCTTGATAACCTTTACTAAATCCTTTTCAGTTTTTGTCTTGGTTTGCATCGTAGCAAATATCTCTGGAGCTATAGATTGAAACTCTTCTAAATACTAAAGCAATTCAGCCTTCTTTCCAGAACTACTTGTAGCAGAATCCTCTTCATCAGATAGATTAACAAACTTAGTCTTGTAAGAATCAGAAGGTTTCTTTATTCCCATTCTGCGCTCTCTGGTAGAAACAGTAGCATACATTCTCTTAATAAGTTTAATTAAATCCATATCAGTCTGAGGAATACCTTGATTTAATTTCAGCCATACTGAAGCTAAAGTAGAAGTTTCATTGGCTTCATCAGTAATTCTCTAAAACTCATTCAAGTCTAGTTTAAAATCTAGCATTGAGTAATTGCTATTAGGATGTAATCTATTATAGTCTGCTATCTGGGATTTAATATCGCTAATAATCTAATTAATGTATTCAAATACATAATTAGTGTTCATATTATCAGTCTTAGGAAGTTCATACTGTGATAATGCTTCCATATATTTAGGACTATTTGCAGTTAGTGGTTCAGTTTTAGCCTTAATGAATTTTTGAACAAAATCTTTCAAGGATTTAGACTCTGAATCTTTATATATGTTTCCTAGCTTACTAATTATCCACATATATTCATTATTAGTCCTTCTTGGAGTACGACCTTCCGCCATCATCTCAGACATCATCTCAGCTTCAGCTTCCATAGCTTCAAACTAAGATTCCATAGCTTCTAATCTTTCCTCTGGAGATAAATTATCTTGGGGCTTTACAATTAGTTTAGAGAGGTCTATATCTCCATTTAGTATCTTAATAGCATTAGTTACCGAACTAGATTGATTTTTATATAAATCATTTCTACTATACTTGTCAATTAGCTCTACTACTGGACTTGTCATAAACGCCACAATATCTTTAAGATTGAAGCCCATCATAACAAGATGTAAGTGATATTTAGCTAAGTTGGTCCCAGCGTTAATCTTAGCAAGAATCAATTCCTTAGCATTATCTGTTGCCGCAGAAAGAATCTGAGAAATTAGCTAGTCGACATACTTGTCATCCATATCTATTTGTCCATCGTAAGTAGAGTAGAACTCCTCTTTAATTTTCTAAGAAAGTTCTGGAGAGGCATTCCATAAATCGGGAATGTGTTTAACCACTACATTCATCAGCTAATCAGTTGCTCTTCCAGATAGTCTACTATAAGAATGATTCATCTTCAAGAAGAATTTATCTTTTTGATTTCCGTTTCTTAATACATTATGATAATAATATGTTAAATTGAACCAGTCCTTTTCACCATTAGCCGCAATACCAATAACATTCTTACCAACCAAGTTTTGATTCTGCATTACATATTTGGTAAGAGGATTCATCATATTTAGCTATTTAGTCTTTGCACCCTTAGGTGATTTATCAGCTTCTTTTTGTAAATCTCTCATTGTGATAGGAGAATATGCCTAATCTCGATTACGTATATTATGAACTACGTTTCTAATATTAGCACTAGCTACATTCTTATATGCCTACTCTCTCTATCTATAACTTACCTTATAATCCTCATGCTTCTAGATTTGTCTAATTAGTCTTCTTTTTTCATCAGCATTAGTTCCAGCAATATAGTTATATCTACCGTTGTTATTATCTATTTTATAAATTAGATTAGCAACTTTTCTTAATCTTTCTGGTCCAGATGATGCCAATATACTATTTAGTTCGTTCTCTATAGAGTACTACTCTCCCTCAACGACAATCAATTTATTTCCTCTAGGAAGTGGTAAAGTTTTACTTGCATCTACCATCTATTCAGATGAATAATCAAACAATGGACTCCATCCTATGTACATACCATCATCACTAAATGATTGTCCCATTACGTATGCTTTATCAATATCATAGTCAGAACCTTGCAGATAGGTCTAAATATAGCTTACATAAGCTGTGTTAGAAGTATCAGCAGTCCAACCTACACAAACCATAGGCATAAATGACTGAAGTGACTGGGCTGGAATACGAGAAGAAATAAAATGTAAGGAGGTTAAGAATGACGAATACTATTTTCTATACTATTGTAGATACTCGTAATATCTATCCCGTATTTGTTTATATTGCTCAGAGAAATTATTTCCTATTAAAGCATTTCTTAATTCTATCATGTGTTGCTAGAATCTAGGAAGCTTTCTAATTTCTTCTGGAGTCATTAATACTCGTTTCTTAGACTCTTCATCATATCTCGTATCGTTACCAAAATCTACTAGACTGTTTGCTATGGTTCTCTGTAGTCCAGGATTTAATTCCACTCCTGTATTTACCTATATATCAATAAACTTATCTTGAGAGTATATATTATTTAATATTGAAGAAATCTAATGGTATGCATCTGAATTAAGGACATCCTAATCGCTACTTTTCTTGTCTAATGCTCTTCTTATATCCTAAATCGGAGCTATTTTATATAAGGTATAGTTAATCAGCTAATGTTCTCCATTAACTAATTCTGCCTTAGTATACTTGTATCTTTTAACATAGTCTATTCTCTGAAGAATATTCTCTACGTTTCCATTCTTATCCTAAACAAGTCTATATCTAGACTTATCAATCTCTTGATTACTCTAATCTAAGACTTTTCCATCTACATACTTCCAAGAAGATTGTATATATTTACCAATCTTTATTCCATCTTGGTGAGTATATATCTCGTTATTATCGTTTATATATTCCTAAGTATAATCGAATGGGTCTTCATAAATGTTTAGAGTTTCAACAAGATTACTGAAAGACACCAAGGTATGTTGACCATTATTCTTTACAAAAGCTAAATTATAGAATCCCGCCGGTATTTTAGGAACTTCAGTCTGTCTTCTAAAGAAGTTTTCCCCTTGGTCCATAATATCAGCAAGAGAAGCATCGCCAGTCTGGAATATATCCTTATACATATTACCTAATACTATCTCAGCTTCTGTATTTTCCAAACTTCCAGGAATAATGTCTATAACCTGTCCGTTCAATTCAAACTTTCCTTGGTCTAATAAGTCAAGAACTGCCTAAATCTCAGTTTGTTTAGGTCTCTCAGATTTCGGTAAATTCCAAGAACCTCTAATAATCGGATGGTCATATATAGTCATAAACTTAGGAGTATTGTCAACTGGGTCTACATACTGCCATCTAATCAAAGAGGGTTTTAGGTTATTAGGCTTAGTGACACATAACTTAAATTGAGTTCCTTCTAGTTCAGTCCTATTCTTGAAATTGTAATATGTTTCCATATCACTTAAATCAATAATCTACCCTGGTTCTCCTGTAGGATTAATTACTTGGACTATATCTGTGGGCATAAACCAAGACTTATCTCGTACCTATTCTGCCTACTACTTGGCATCTAGAAATAGGTTAACAAGTTGTCTATTGTACTCAGTAGTATCCTAAGAAGTAATGTTCATATATGGAATAGCAGAAGTATCTATCTTATCAGCAGATTCTCTTATCAAAGTAGCTAAATCGAAGCTAGCAATTCTTCTTTTACGCTCTCCGTACTTATTAGGGTCTACTCCGTTCTAGGCACACCATGCTTCTAATCCATTTCTCAGTTTTCCCTTGAAATCGTTTCTGGCTCTCTTTAATACGTCCTCAAAAAGATATTTTCTATAGGTTTTCGTTTTAGGGTCAAACATTTGAAAGTATTGGACAACATTATATCCTGGTGCCATAACATAACCAGAACCTGGATGTTTACGCTTAATAGACTTAGAATTGATTACAGAAGTGATGTTAGTAATAAACTAAGTATAGATACTAGGATCACTAAATGGAATCTTTAATCCCATAGATGAGTTATCCTTATTAATCTTAAACTCTTTGTTTATTTCTTGCTTAAGCTTCTCAGTTAAGTCCATATTACTCTTACTCTTAGATTGGACTATCAACTTTCCTACTATCTTATAAAGCTAATACTTAGCTTTACTTGGGTCTACTGCGTAATCTTTAAAGTATCTTTGGATATTAGTTAATTCCTATTCTGAAGCCTAGAATGCAGATTCTGCAAGACCATAGTAAATCTCATTTACTGACTTGAAGTCTTTACCATAAGCTGCACAGGCAGCTACTACCTGAGAGAACTCAGTTAATTCAGAATCTACTACATCGTGGTCGGCATTTAGCTAAATGCCCAATCCCTAGATGTTAACCTAGAATGTATTTAAAGGATTATTATCCAACCACGCATCCGAGCTGTTTATGTTTTTTGCTCCGTTCTTTACAGCGGAGTTATTAAATACATATCCAATAAACTTATCTTTGAGAGGCTGGACCACATCTTTAACAGATGTAACCTTAGCATTAACCTTATGACCTACATTAATCACAAAATTAGTTAATACCTAGTTGCTAAATTCGGATGTTACTCCCTTAGCATTAGTACAGTTAATTCCTCCTAATGAAACAAATAATTCATACAAGCTGTCTATTGTATGCAGTCCTTCTGCGTATTCAGTGAAATGTTCTGACTAATCATTAAAGTAGTGATACACTTTATTAGAACCTTTCCCTAATACAGTTTCTACTGTAAAATACCCAGACCCATCTTTTCCGAAATCAGTTATCTGTACTACTTCCCCAAATTGATTCTTATAGAATAATTTTTCTCCTCCTAAGATAGCTTCTCTAAACCATCTAGAGACCTCTTCTTGGTCGTACATAGTTTGTTGAAACTGATTAATATTCTTAGTTAGGTCGATAGTACCATTCCAACGAATATTATGCATCTTCTTAAACATATTGTACTATGCAGAATTAGATTGTAATGACTATAGCATCATAGCATTAGTTTGTCCAAATGCTGCAAATTTAGCTAAGAATGATGTTAGGTCTTCTGTCTAATCATCCCAAATAGGCTTTCTGTTAGTACCTACTCTCTAGTCTCCAAGTGAGTTATTTTCTAGGATAACTTGAATAGGAGACATCTAAGCACTTCCATCCTAAGAATCTATAGAATCAGATTCTCTAAGATTATTTACCGGAGCTGCCATATCGTATACAACAGCAGCATTAACTTTAGTTGCAACTCCATTAATTAATCCCGTAAGTGGATGCTACAATGTAGCAGGAATAATAACGTTACGTTTGAACTAAGTTCCTTGCGCCGTATTAATGATTTCAATGATAGTCTTGTCGTAAATATCCTACATATTTGGATTACCATCTAAGTCATTTATAGCTCTAGCTTTAGAAAACTCCTCTATGAAGCGGTCTAAGGATTCAAACTTTATTTTATTTCCAACAAGTAAATTTTCTAATTCCTTGTTAGCAACATTAAGTTTTATAGGATTATCAGCCTATTTAATATTGCCTATAGCCGAAACAATTCTATTAAATAATGTTCCTTTTGCTTTGTCAGGATGATTGATTTCTGTTCCAGATAAACTAAGTCTTAGATTATTACTAAACAATCCTTCTATATAAAAGAATTTCTATAGGAATGGGTTCAATATTCCATCTCTCTCTAGTAAAAGCTCTCCAGTATCTTTATTAATCCATTTATCAGCAAACTCCTTTCTATCTTTAACCTAAAGTATTTTGCTATCTGATAACAGCCTTACTGTCTAAGTAGCATTCTTTTCTTGGAGAGTATTAGAAATCCAAGAATTTAACTCAGAAGTAGAGTCAAATAGTCGGAAGTTTACTCCATATTCTCTAAGATTGTCTAAAAACAATTCCTATTGTTGTCTTAGGAACTTTCTTAGTCTAACTGGGTCATTATATAGTTTTGCATAAAAATCAGTAACCTCGTTAAGGTCACAGAATTTCTTTCTAGACCTGTAATCTTTATCTTTCTCTAGTTCTATCTTATCAAGATTATACTAGTTATACCAATATGCTAAATTAGTTAATTCTGATTCAGTTCTATTTCTTAAGAAAGTTCTAACATTATCTAATCTATTAGACTAAAATATGTCTTCTGCTTTCTTGAATTTCGCTCCCTACTGAGTAGATAGGAAATTTATTAGCTTCTCCATTTTAGCTACTACGTTTGCCTGAATCTAATTGTGTGCAGAGAAGAAGGTATTTTTGTATAAATCAACAAACTCCTAAGAATTGTCTGACATCAGATTCATAATATTATCGCTAAACATTGATAAGGTAGACATATAATTTAGGAAGTTAGTCTTATCAGAATATACTGTAGGCTAGAAGCATATCTTGCCAGTTCTTAAGAAGGAATTATAGAATTTATCCAAGATAGCGTGCTAGAATAGCTCAGAAGAAGACATATCCCTAACCGATTTAACATCACCTATGGGTGTAGTTATTTCACCATCAATTACTGGGTCTATATCTATAGCATCTATATTCTAAACGAATAGTAGAGAAGACGCTGCACCTCCTTGTTGACGTTGTTTATGAAGACGTCTATTTAATTCAGATCCTAATCTCGATATACTATAATTTGATACGCTAGCTCCTGCCTTATTGAGAGAGGTTGACCTTACTGATCTACCAGAGGCTTCTACACTACTTCTAGCTAAATCGCTTAGAGCCTTGTCTCTAGTTGTAGCTGGTTTAAAGTAAACTCTATTTGCTTGTATATCAAATATATCTGAGGATGGCTTCTTAGATTCTCTATTGAATAAGCTAGTATACTTAGAGTTCTCCATCAAATACTCCTTCATATCCTGATCTCCGGCAAGTTTGATTTGATTATCAATGTCAGCAGTTCTAATTGCTAGCTTAAGAAAATGATTCAGATAATTTTTAGAGAATAAATTATTCTTTGGGTCGTATTTGTATTTATCTTTATACCCCTACAGAGTTTCTAGCCCCTTGTCGGATAAGAAGTTAGTATCCAGATAATAGTCAAACATTTCCAACAGATTGTTAAATACTGTTTCGTATTCGTTTAATAAAGCCTTGTTGGTAAGAACTTTATTGCTAAACTCTCTGATATTAATATCTGCTAAAACATCTAAAATAGGAACTTCTTTACCATTTATAGTAACGGTTGAGTTCTCTAACTCTAGGTTATCCATAGTAGAAAATAAACCCTCTATATTAGAAGCACCTTGATTATATTTAAAACCAAAGGTATACATAGCTCCTTCCTTTCCTGGAAGTTCTACTTTAGAAATAAACTTGCCTGACTAATCAGGAACGGAGGTATAGTTATACTTAGTAAGTCTATCTTCTCCGAGTTTATTTATCTGTCTCATCTTACTCTTGAATGTAATTCTTTCTACAGAGTCAAATAAGTCAGAATCCCAATTGAATTTTTGCTTTACCTAAAAAGCTGCTTTAGAGTATTGTAAATTGCAATCTATATAATTATTATTAACATTTCTATAAATAATAGCACATAAATCTGAAACTGTTTCTAGGAACTTGGTTCCAAATTTCAAGCTATCGTTTACCCTTCCTAATTCTATAGAAATGTTAGAGTTAGGATTGTCTTTATTTAGTACCTCATTATAGAATGAATAGAGAATATTTTTATGTTGTTCTGATAGTAGATTTTCATTTCTCATGAAGTCTATCATTCTACCTCTAGAGTTCTATATGGCCTAAGGCTTAAATAAAATCTCTAATATATCAATAATATTATCTAACACATTAACATTTTGAGTGTTTATGAGGTCTTTTAACACTCCTATAACTGCTTCACTGTTGCTAGTTTCGAAGTTAATATTATTATTTAATATATCTGATAATAAAGACTGCCATGCCTACATAAGAGAGGTCATATCTAAAGTTTGCGGAAGTGGCTAATGTGATTCATTATATTTATAAATGAAAATAGTGTCCAGCATATCTTTCACGTTAGTACTAGTATGAGCTTCACTTCCTTCATTGTTTGCGGTTTCCCATCCAGCCTTCTAATGCGAGTGAGATTCTCTTAATTTGTACTTCTAAGCAGCCTATCTTTGAGGCTCTACATTGTTCAGAAATCCTCGTTCTACTCCTATGCTGCCTCCTAGTTTCTATGCTAATAAATCATCAAACTGAGTTAAAGTAATATAATCATTTACATAGTTTAATAAGTCATCCTTTGGATTTTCTATTTCTTGGATAATCGGAAGGACTTCATCCTTGAAATCAGCCCCTCTTTCTATCTCCTTTAACAACTTATCTTTAATTTCAAGATAATAGTTAGAGAATCTATTTGCTAGAAATAGTTGAGTTTTGGCTTCCGAATTAGTATAGTTAGTGCTATACTTATTATTAAACCATGTATTGAGTTTAGGATTATTTAGTATAGTCTTAATTAGCTATCTATATAAATATTCCTATTGTACCTTATTCTTCTATAAGATTTTATCTTCTAGTTGTTGATTAAACTTTGTGTTTCTATTCGGGTCTTGTAATACATACTTCCTAAAAGTATCTATGACATAATAGTACTAGCTGGAATTTAACATTCCGTTACTATACATACTAGTAATAGACTACAAAGTAGAATCATTTGGAAATTGTTCTTTTAGATGACTAAGAATACTCTCAAACTTACTCTCCTTATAATCCACAATTCTTTTATTAACTTCTTCAGAAGTTAACTCATATTTAGTTTTTAGGTAGTTATTATAGATTAACTTTTGTTTTAATTCTCTTCCAAAGCTATCAGTTACTTCCTAAATGAGACCTGTATTAATTGGTCCATATATCTCAAGTAGAGCGTCTTCTACTTTCTGTAATTTTCTCGCTTCCTTATTTTCATCAGTTTCCATTTCCTTTTCAGTCTCAGAAACCTGAGTTGTCACCTCTCCGACACTATTCATGTCGAAGAAAGTTGACAACACAATGTTTCTAAACTTCATGGCTTTCTCTGGTAATCTGTCTAAAGAAGCGTTAGCTAAACCACAAACTATGTTATTAACATCGTCAATGAAATCTCTAGAAGTCTCGTCAAGATTTTCTGAATCAGTCAAGAGTAATCTCTTATCCTCTCCATCCTTAGATTTATATTTAAATTCCAAAGTTTTTATGATTCTGTCTTCTATCCCAGGTCTATTAATTTGACTGTATAATAACTTTAAATCTGAGGCTAATTGCTAATAACTCTTTTTGTCATATTTAACATTACAAGCTGCCATAGTCATTTATTTATTAAAAACAAGTAGTATCTACATATAATAGATAGTCAGATAAACTCCATTTTAAATCTGAATCTTCTAGCTGTTCTATCTTATCATTAAGAGTATCTTTCATACTTACTAATAGTTCAAGGTAACTTTCGACATTAGAAGAATTTGCTAATGTTTGCACTTCCATATCCTCCTAGAAGGTTTCTTCTAGCTAGTTCAAGAAGTCTGAGTGAGTCATTATATCATTTCCCATTGGGTCTACTACCATAGAATTAAATGACTATCCAGTTAATTCCTCTATAGAATTAGTCTTATTAGGAGTCATAGTAATATACATATCTCCAGTGTCTAAACTTAATTCTCCTGTATTACCATTAACATCAGTATATGTTACTTTTCCACTCTCGTATTTAACATCTTTAATAGTAGACTCTCCAATCTACATATTCACAAGTTCTACTATATTATCTACAGAAGCCCCATTCTTAAAGAAGTTTATAAGCTTTCTGTTGTTCTATATAGTAACGTACTCCGAGTAACTTTGTTCATTATCTTCCTTACCGTTATTCATTACCCAGTTTTGGAATCTCATTCTATCCTCTTCGTCTATTATCTATGAAGAGTAGCCTAATTGCTCCTGTATAGGATTCTCCACTTTAGTTTCCTCTTTCAATTGTCTCTTTCCTCCATCCAATAGCTTAGATAAATTTAGAGCAATACCGCCAGAAATTACATCAACATCAACATCGAAATACACAGGATTAGTTCCGCATCTTAAGAACGCGTAATCTTTTCCATTTTGACCTCTTACGTTAATTTGTTTGTAGTCCTAACTAGTTTCCAAATCTGGGTCTACAAAGATTCCATATTTGAATGGAGCTTCTTCTGTATAAGCATGAGGTTTTTCTATACTCTCTACAGTACCATGGAAAATTAGGTTGAACATATTAAATAATGTATTATCATTTCCTCTCTTTTCCAACATACCGTCTTTGAATAAAGACGCAACATCAAAATCAAATTTATCGGTGTTATTTTTGGTATCAATAGTGCTAATGCTAATTAATCCACTAGCCCTATTATTAGTCTAATATATTCTAGATTTAGAAGCTATAGCAGAAATAGCTTTAGGGAAGAAGCTAAACATAGACTCTGCAGGGATAGTAGAAGTAGAGATTATATTACCACTTTCATCTGTTTCTCCAATAACTATATTCTTGTTATTAGTATGAATAAGCCCAGATAAGTTTCTTCTCTATTCACTTTTTCCGATATATTCATTAGTTGCATAATTAGAACCGTCAGCCTTAGCTAATCTTGTAGCCATAGGTTTAAATTCCAATCCAGCTCTCTTGAATAATTCAGGAGGCTCGTTAGCAGTTAACTATTCTAGTATAGAAGATAATATGGCATGATATTTATGCGCATATTCTTCTTCGATAGCTAACATATTAGCTTCTCTCTTTCCGTATACACTAGAATTGCTAACATCAAATGACCTTACATGCCCTCCGACGTTTTTACTAGTTAAGTCAATTCCTAGCCTAAAAGTAGGTATATCCTTACAATATTCCTAGTTAAACTTTATTAAGTTTTCTAAGTCCGCAGCAGTAACCTTATATCTATTTAAGAGCTGTTCCACCTAAGGACTCTTAGCACTTAGTTTAGTTTCCCAATTCTTTCCAAACAGATTAAAGAGTTCAGATTCTACCTTACTTATATCTAATACTTTACTACTATCATATCCATTTTCAGACTTCCACTTATCTAGCTAAGATATAAAGTTTTCCAACCCTGCTCTGAAGTTCCACATGGCAGTAAACATTCTTACTCCTAGTGTATCCATTCTCCAAGGTTTCTTAGATTTCTCCCCTTCTCCAGTTAGCTAACTTTGTATTCTATGAGTTATAAGCTCAGTGAAGCTTAGTCCATGATTATTTAAGACTACCATTCTAACTTCTGGAGTATGAGTATCAGGATTTCTCTTCTATTCTATATATCTATCAGGAAGTTCTTCTGGTGTAAGATTTGTATTAGCCGATACAAACACTACAGCCTTACCGAAGATAGATTCAGAAACTTTTCCTTTCAATATATCTGATTTATTTCCTAATATATATACTGGAGACACCACTTTACGTTTATCAGTATCTAAGAAATTATTATAGTCTGAAATATAGTTACCATCCTAGTCTACTCTATTATTTTCAACAGTAGCTATACTTAAAGTTCCTCCAAGTCGTCTTGGAGTTTTTCTTTTAACTAATCTAGTAGTCTAGTGAGATTCATACATATCCGAAGTAAGTTCTATAGAATGTCCCTCTGGATGTTCTTGTACTATCCTTCTTATAAATTGTTCATACTGTTTTACTGATTCGCTAAGGTTATCTCTAAATCTCTCTGCCTTAATCTTATCAGCACCAGTTATTTTCCCGTCCTTTATTTTCTAATTTATCTTATCCTTAATTGCCTACTATACGTTAGGCTTTCTTAAATTATTAAAATCAGAAAGTAGACATATATCAAATACAGCAGAGAAAGGATTATCCTAAATAGTCTTACTTAGTCCGTCTAGTCTACAAGTAACAGAAACTATATATGAAGTTCCATCTATGTCTATATAAGTAGGCTTAAGGTCAGTACCTATTCCGAAGTTGTCTGCATCTGTAGCTTTTCTTACCTCTAATTGAAGTTTTCTATTTTTCCAAGCTTCACTAAATCCTAATAAGGAGGTTAATGCTGGGTCAGTTACATTACCCCCGAATATAACTGAACTTTGTATTTTAGTTATAATATCCTAGTATCTTTGTTTATCTACTCTTTTAGTAATAGGCTCAGTACCATCATATATGGCGTTGATATTTCTTCTCACTGAAGTTCTTTCTCCTGGAAGCCACGCAGGATATACTCTCTAAGAACCATCTGGATTAGTCATTGTCTCACGTAATCCTGTAATAGGTACTACCGTGTTAGCTTCTATTAGAAGGTCAGATAGTTCTGATACTTCTATATCCTATCTTTCTGCAGAGTTCTACTCCACAAAATCCTTATAGACTTCCTATTTAGCATCTTCTAACTATTGTTCAACCTGCTATTCTGTAGCTTCTGGGTTGAACTCAGGAGTTTTCTCTACTACTGGAGATATAACCAATTCCTCTCCTTCTTCTTTAACTTCGGGTTCTTCTTTTACCTAAGGTACTTCTCCCGAAGTTGTCTAAGATAGGTCTAATTTGTCTAGGGCCTTAGCATAATTATTTCTGAATAACTCTACTTGTCCTGCTAAACTAAATCCGGCAGATTTCATATCATCCTGGACATTTGCTCCAATTATCCTTGGAAGCTCTGGGTCTAAAAAGATAGAAGCAGTTTTACCTCTAGACATTAAGGTATAAAATCTCTTCAAGAATGGAATAGATTCCCTAGGATTATTTAAATCGACAGACAAGTCCATATTATCTATTATAACATAGTCAAATTCTTGTCCCTGCATAAATTTCTTTCCAGGAATAATCTTTTCAGTAAGAGGTTCTCCCAAGTTAGTGAATCCTTCAGACTTTAATCTCTAATAAACTGGAGAATTAACGTCTCCTATGAATCCAATACTAGCATCTTTATGATTCGATAATGGCTTGATAATATCTTCTAGTCTAGCTCCTAGTAAGTCTCCATTTATATCATCTTCTTTATTATATACTCTGAGATTTAGCTTTCTAATGAGATTAGGAAGCTTAGCTTCTAAATCATGCCAGAGCTGATTATCTCCAGATTCCTAAATATCATTTATAGTATCTAATAATGATGATACCTTGTTATTATTACTTTGTTTCTATATGTTAGCAGTTCTTAAAGATTCCTATAACTTAGAAGTTCTAGTGGCAAAAATATCAGTAGGTGCAAGATTTCCAACCTATCCATTCTAATAACCAGATTGATTAGAGTCACTAGCTAAGAATACTGTTCCCCCAACTCTATCAGCGTACTCATCAAGTAAAGCTATCTATAAGGTATTCATATGAGCAGCCTCATCTACAAACACTAAAGGAGCTTTTATATCAGGATTAAACTTTATTTTGTCGGGCTTTAAATCAATTTTCACCCCAGAGAATCCAGGTTTTTTATACCGTTTCATAATAAAGTAGTCGGTCTCTACAGAGTGGTCAGGATTCTCAGACTTATTTATTTCTGACGTAGCTTTCTCAAAGGCTTCGTTTATTTTGTCCCAGTTGGGAAGTATCTTATCAAAGATATTAGAATCTCCTTCAATAGTATAAGAAGTTCCTTCATTCAGAGAGTTCTGTAATTTAACAGCCTAAGAAGTAGTAGGACCAATCACTAATGCAGCCTATTCATAGAATCTTTGCCTTATGTTTTTTAGTACCACCTCCGTTTTACCGGCACCTGCTACTCCATTAATATATACAACGTTAGGAGTTATGGTTCTGTCGGGATTAACTAAGCTAGCTAACGCTTTAAATCCTGCTTTATAAGCCCTAGTATGTGCAGCTTCTCCTAGTCTGGAAATGTTTTGCTATACAGTAAGTGGAGCTATATCTTCATTATCTTTAACAGAATTCTAAACAGATCTATAATAGTTAGAAGGATTATCAGATAATACAGATAGTATATATAAAGCCTAATCATACTTAGTAAATCCAGACAAAGATTCATTTAATTTACTCGTTGATTGCTTTTCTAAGTCTGTATAATTTCCTAAATATTTCTTCCAAAAGTCTGAGTTCTGGAAAAATTGCTCTGGAGTCCAACCAGTATCCTTTAATATCTTGCTAAAGTTATTATGAAGAGTTTGTTCAAAACTAAATAGCTGGCTTAACTAATTTTCAGGGTCATTATCAAATGGAGGGAGCGCATCTATACCCTCAGTTAAATCATATTGTTTATCTCCTACAGTAAATTGAAATGAAAGACCTTTTCCTATGTCATATCGTAGATTATTCACAATACTCTCAGTATCAACCAACCTTCTAAGTTTGTTCATACTGTTATTTTCAGAGATTCGTTTCCATAACTCTATTTCAGTATTAAGATTATTAACTTCATCCTATAATACCTAAGCATACTCCTAACTTATCTCTGGAAGAGGTTCCCATTCCCTAGTCAATTCTGCTCTATGAGAATTTGCAAATTCGTTTATCTATTTATTCTGTCCAAAATAATTAACCCCAGTTGGAGAAGTGGAAGCAGAATAAATATATGCTTGAAGTAATTCCAAAGCCTTTTGCGCATTCTTTAACTATTTAGCCTAAGTATCATTTAACTCAAATGCATCTACCTTGTCAGCTGACACATAATCCTTATATACCTAATCTAGTATATAATTCATGTTAAATATTTCTTCCTGACTATCAGACATTTCTTTTGTTATAGAAGATAAGATAGTTTCTAAAGGACTATGAGAATTGACTTTCAGTTTATTATAGAAGGAATAGACTGGATTTTTCTATATCCTACTAGCTAGAGTATTAGTATATCTAGTCAGGGTAGCTATCTATCTCTTCACTACTTCTCCAGAAGTTTCTCTTGGATCACTAGCGTTATTAGTAAGTAATTTAAGTTTAGAATCTCTTCCAAATTTTATAGGAGTTGCCTACAATGCCGCACTCAGTACTTCTGGTAGAGCAGAAGATTTTGCAGCAAAGTACTAATAGATTGCAGATTCTGGATCACTAAGACCTTTAGTTAAATCGTCTATAGTTAATATATCACCTACAGCCTGTCCCTCCTTTAACGCAAATTCCTATCCAGCATAACCGCTAAAATTATTTAAAATATCTTTAATTGTCTGAGATTTAGTTTTAAATTCTAATGGAATAATATTATACAGTTCTAGCTTAGCTGCTTCGGTTTCTTCATCGGTTTCAGCATTATCATATTTTTCTTTGGCACTTAGTATATTATTTACCAAGTCCTCTTTATTTTCTAGATTAGTAGCATTAATTTTATTAACTATTTCCTTTATAGATTTGGAAGAAACAGCAGAATCTACAGACATTAAAGTTTGTAGACTCGGAATAGTATCACTCAACAAAGTAACTAAACTATTTGCCTACTCTTTGACTAGAGAATAATGCTTATCTTGTAGTCTCTCTTGTATGTCATCAATGTTAGATAGGTCCTCTTTTAAATCCTGTAATATTGTTCTATAAGGAGAGGAATCAAATTTACTGCCCTAATCAATAAATGGATACTACATCTCTCTTCTAATAATATCCTTAAGTCTATAGCGAATATTCTACATTATAGTTCTGTTAGTAGAGCTATCTATAGAATAATTGATAGGTCTAAGTATATCGTCGAATTGTTGTATATAATCAGCTAGTATCTAATTATTTAAATCAAATACTCTTTGTTGCCTCTAGTAATATTTCTAAACCTCGTCTGGAGTAGTTGTATTATTTCTAGCGTTATACTCTTCTTCAGATTCTTCTATTCCATTCTAGTCCATAAGTCTAGAATCCATAGTGTAGAAGGGCTTAGCGTTTAAGTATTTGTCTAGAGATAAATCCTCCTTGTCATAAAGCTATTTTAAAGAGTTAAATATTCCTTTATACTAGTTAGCGTAATCCTACTAAGCTAGCATCTGAGGAGATACTGCCTTCTCTAAAGCCTTATATGCTAAGAATGCTTTGTCTAAGTCTTTAAGCATAACATCCTTAACATGGTCATTCCACTAATCGTTTAATTCCATCTATTCCTTAATGGTGAACTCCTTATTGGGGTCTATCTTATTAAGTAACCACTAAGTCCTATTTAATCCAAGAAATGCTGAGTTAAGAACAGGGTCTAACGCAAAATTTAACTTTCTAGTATAATCTAACGAGGTATCTCCGGATAAAAAGTCATTTATTCTCTTCTAGGCATTATCTACAGCATTCTAGAAATTCTGTAGGTTTGTAACCTTAGCCTACTTCTCTGCATCCGTAGGAGAGTCAGTTATTCTACCTTCTAGGGTTCCATCAGCCGTGTCAGCCGCTTTATTGTATGCTTCCTTAGCTTGTAATAACTAGTTCTGAAGCTTAGAAAACTCCTAATAGTATCCAGTTACATGAGAAGCATTTTTGTATCCCTAATATCTAGCTTCCTATAAAACCATTTTGTCAAATAGCTAGTCCTAGTTAAGCTTAGTTCCACTTCCTACTATAGCAGCTTCTAGAGAATTAATTTTTTCTAGAACTCTGTTACCTACCTATTGGTTTTGAGATTCTTCACTTTTATCAGTGCTCAACCATGTTATGTTTCCAGCTTCATCCTAAGAATACTGTAATCCAGAAATCTTAGTATTTCCTGCGCGACCTTTAGACACATAACTCTTAACAAGATTTCTTAATTCCTAAGCTCTGCCATCATTAATAAGAGCTACTAAATCTTTGTCTCTAGTTTTATTGAAGCCCTTGTACTTCTCAACTCCGTAAAACAAACCTCCACCGACAGCACCTCCAATAAGAGACATAGAGTATCTTTCAAGCATATTCTCAAATGCTCCAGTATCTTTAACGCTCTTATCATATAGACCTAAGTCTCCAAGTAGAGAATAGGTAGCCTTAGTAAGGTCAGTTACTAATTCCTCACTAACCTCTTCAAGACCCTCTCCAAGAGCTTTACCAACTCCTCCCAAATTGTGGTCTTTTAAATTTTCAACAAATGTCTCAGCAGCTCGCTTTCCAAATGTAGCACCTTTTCTAAACCAATTACCTGGACTTTCTTTAGTTCCGGCTTTATATATTTCATCAAAAGCTTCTTTAAGCTCTTTCTTAACAGCCTAACGTCCTTGTTTAATAGATTCTGCCGTAAGGTCATCATAGAACACTTCTCCTAAGTGTGCGAATTTGTCTACACTAAACATAGCCGCAGTACTTCCTAAAGCTACCCAAGCAGCTTCTTTTTTAGTAGCACCTCTTTCAAGCATATCTGCATAAACATCAGTATTAGAGATTAAAGCCATATATGCTAGTGCTAAATCAGCTCCAAGCCTCTATTTCTTTTTCATTGTTTCCAATACTGGGTCGTAATACTTTTTCATGCATAGCTATCCTAGAGTAGACTATTTCCATAGTTCATCAGTAGGAGCCTCTAAACCTTTTAAACTTCCTCCTACTTTAGACTTGTAAAATTGGAATGCCTAATCTTCAGCTTTCTTCAGAGCTTTCTTATCTCCGAACCAATTTACAGCTTTAGCTATCTATTTCTGCTATCCCCATTGTAGTGCAACATCAGAAATTAAATTTGCTAAATTCTCAAAAGAAAATGTGTGCTCTTTACTCCACGTAGAGGTAGAAGTAGATAATGTCTCTCCTTTTGCAGCCAGCTTGTTCATCCATCCTGGAGTTTCGTGGTCTCCAGACCCAAATAGGTTAGTTGCAACGCTATGAAGCATAGGAAGAGTCTTAGTAAGTTCTTTAGCAACTATAGCTTTATAATAGTAAGGGGCTGCTGGAGTAAACATAGGCGCTATTAATGCGATATTTTTAGCAATTACTCCAGTCGCACTTTTTTCCAAATCGTCAGAATCCATGAAGTCTATTTTGTTAAGAGCTGAATCTTCTTTAGTTAGAATATCAGCTGCGGACAAAACAGTTTTGCCTATTGGAGAACGACCATTTAGTTTCTCGTAATAATAGGTTCCTTCCGGATTTAATTTATATTCACCCTTTTTATGTTTATTTCCTTGCTCATCTACTTCATCCTTTTCGTATTGAGCAAGTACCAAAGGTTCTGAGAATAGGTTCTTTATCCACTTTGCTGGACTACTAAATAAAGCGTAATCCTCTGGAGTAGAATCTTCAAACTTTCCTGTCTCTGGATTGAATATTCTCTAAGATTGAGCTATTTCCTATTCAGACTTAGTTCTTTTACTTGTAGTTCTCCAACCTTCTACACCAATCTAAACTCTATCAGGGTTATAGTTTGGTCCTAATGTAAAGTTATTTTCTTTGACCTTAGCATTAGCTCTATTGCTAGCAGTATCAAAGGCATCTAATTCTATTCCAGTTGGAAATTCATTATTCTAAAAATCTCTCCATCTGGATGCTTGCATTTCATAAAATCTGTCAAACTTTTCTTTAGAGAATTGTCCATTAGCATCCTTAAATGCTGAATTATCCTTAATAAAGTTTGATTTTAAATACTAATCCTTGCTTAGAAATTGAGTATTTTTAGTATTTAAACCTCCAATTGAAACTAAATCATCTATATCTAAGGTAGGATTACTTAAGCTTGATAATATCCAATCGTTTTCAAACATACTTAATTATTTAATAGTAATGAAGGGTCGGCTTTCTAGAAAGTCACGTCTCTTCTTTGGTATTCTTTCTCTAATATCTGTCCAGTAGTTGTATCAATATTTTGATTTCCTCCCAAAGCTGCTGCCATCTTATTCATATTTAATGGGATGTATATATTTCCCTTAAAGATGTGGTCATAACCATTTATAAATTCTGGCATTAACCATTCTGTCCAATCATATTCATCAATATCTGGATATTGTGTTTTATCTCCAGTGCCAACTGCTAAGCTAGTCTTCAATTGCTAAACCAATTCTGGAGACTATTTAACTTCAGTAAGGAATTTATTTTTCTTATCAATCTCTACCATTCCGTCTGTAGTCATACCAGAAGCTACTATAAATGGAGCAAATTTAGACTAGTCTAATTCACCAGTAGGTGTAATTAAAGAGTTTAAGTTAGGATACTTTTCAGTATCACCAAAAATCTTTAATCTGTCTTCATTAGTCTGGGAACTAAGTAGAAATTCTGCCTATGCTTTTGAATACTCCTCTAATAAAGAAAAATTAGGAGAACCATCAGAGCGCACAGGAAGATTAACTCTAAGCAATCCCTTGCCATCGTAAGTTATATTTAATAGAGAGTCTAAATCTACTTTCTAGTCTCCAAAATACACTCCACTATCTGCATTAATGATAGAGCGTAAACCTGAATCATTAAGAAGATTTTCCATAGAAGTTCTGCCTATATGGTTTCCTTTAGTATCTTTGACTTGTTCGTATGCAGTCCCTTGTACAGTCATTCCGATTCCAGACTTATTATCTAGCTAGTAAATAGTATCATGTCCTCCATGACTAGCCTATATCATAGTAACTAGGTCTGCGTCTAAATTGTCCCCAGTTCCTCCTTTTCCCTTAGAGCCAGAAGTCGGTTCATCAAGGTCTAGTGAAAAGTCAGCAGTTGAACTTAGTTTCGAATTAATTAGTGTTTGCACCAGTTCTACAGCTTCTGCATCAGTTCCATTTCTTGTCTTAGTTTTCAATAATGTTTTGGCATTTGCTGGTAAAGTTGTATATATATAATTAAGAGCTGCCTATGCTTGCATAGCCTAACTCTTAGTTAAGAGTTTTCCTTTATACAAATTGTCTACAGTAGCAGTATAATTTCCAGACTATTGCTGAGCATTCATAAACTCTTGTAGACCGTTAATTAGTTGAGACGCCTATGTTCTAACAAATCCTTCATTAGATTCTGAAGTAGTTCCAAGGTTTCCTATACTATCCTGAATCATTTTGGTTACTGATTCTATACCTATACCATTTTTTACTACTTTAAGCAATTCGTTATTATTAGCTAACTAAGGAGATTGCGCTCTATAATAGAGCAGTTCTGAGTTAGTTAATGGCTAATAGTCAGGATTTTCCTTTAACTATTCTAAAGATAATAATTGAAAATCTCCTTCATTATTCATACAGAATAGCTGTCCTCTATCTGTTACAGCATATTCATTAATGCCTCCATTTTTGTTCACTGTAGAGAAGGCGTCATCATATTCTTTTCTATTGAAATTAGCTATTTTCATCTAATTCAGTGCCTAGAGGTATCTTGACGCAATATTGGAAGTACTTGGGAATGGACTATATTGTTGGTCTATATAGAAGTTCTATAGAGTCTAAGTAAGTACAGCCATATCGCTTGGAAGTCCATCTAATTTTTCTAACATCTTTAGCAAATCCTTGTCAGTTAAGTCGGCACTCTCTTGATTATTATCGCTAGGAGCTACAGAAGCTCCAGCGGTTGCCCCACCAGTAACCGTTACTGGTTGATAAGAAACAAGAGGGGGAAGGGCATTCCCCCCTTGCTATAGTTTCAGTATCATTTTATCATTGAAGCTTTTATAAGTCCATATAAACTTTTAGATAATCTATCTAGAGTTTTTTCGTTTCTGTCAATACAATCCTTGATTTGTTTCTAAAATCTCTCAGCATCTGCAGTTTTAGCTTCTATTCCTGCAACAGCTATTTTAGAACCATTCTTGGCCGAAATGATTCCTCCTTTCTTTACAAATGAGATAGAGGCAGACCATGGAGTGTTTGGTACTCCGGCTTTTCCAGACCATCTTGTATTAGGAATATTATAATGCTGTCTTAGCTAATCAGTTTCTACTCTAGAAACCTTCTAAGCTGCTAGCCTATAAGAGTTAAACTCCTAAGTAGATAAGCTAGAAGGATTAGTTCCAGATAGTACTTTATTCCATACTGTAAGCTCTTCAGGAGTCAAATTAGCACCATAATCGTTAGGAGCATAATTAACTGCATTATGAATATCTGACCTTGCAAAATTATCAGCTAATGCTTTATTTTCCTATTGCTTAGTTCTAGCATCATATTCCAACTACTATCCAAAGGTATCCCAGATATTAAACTTTTTAGATAGGTAAGCCTATTCAAATTTACTCTTATCTTGGTCAGCTCCCCACTGCTATGCTCTATTAAACATAGCTGTTTCATGTCGGTTAGCAGCATTTTCTTTTTCTTGTTGCCAAGCTAATTCATCATATTGTCGCTAAGTCTGATTACTCTTTTCTTTTCCGGCTGTTCTAGCTTCTTGTCCCTAAACTTCCGCTTGTAATTGTGTAGCAGTCTACAGACTTCCATCAGAAGTAATAGGTCTACTAGCCAACCTTCTAAGATTAGCGTAATTTCTCTCTCCCTACATTTCTGCATCTAGGTCACTTCTAGTATAACGATGTACCTAGAATGGATCTTTTAGCAGCGGAGTTACTGATGCTTTAGCTAAGTCTGTCATTCTTCTATTCATTCTGTCAGCATATACTGCCCTAGGAAGCCCATATGCAATAGTAGGATTAATATTTCTTAAAAAAGAAAACATCCCTCTCGTATCATCTTCTTTTTTAGGCTGTTCAGGCCCAATGACAGTTGTAGTACTTGCAGGTTTGGCGGGTTCTGTAGGCTATTCCGGAGCAACAGGTTCATTCCATATAGCAATATCGCCATTTGCCTTTTTGTATACATATCCTACATTTCCTCCTCCTAAATCTATCTTATGTACTCTAGCTTTCTTTTCTTCGTCAGATAGTGCGTCAAACTCCTTTTCGTATCTATCCATTCTTCTTAACCATGTGGATGAACCGACTACATCATCGAGTTTAGGATCATATCCTATGTTCCAAACATCATTAGAATTATTACTTCTGTTTCCAAACATATTTTTAAATAACCTATTGTGTTCGGAAGCACCTGCCTATCTGTAGGCTCTTTCCTAATCCCAATATCCTCTAATTTTTGCAGCATTGGCATTATATCCATTTACATAGTCTTCAAGAGATTTTCCCTAAAATGCAGAATTGTAATAGGACTATAAATCTTGTCCCACTAGATTAGACTATGATGTATACATCAGGTTTTTATAGAACGGAATTGACAAATCTCCTGCATTCCCATGGGATGCATTCTAGTTAGTTATACTTACTCCTGCCTTAGAAGCATCTTTAGAAGAGTCCCAGCCTGTCAGACTTTTCTAGTTATACAGATTAGTAAACCAATTATTATTTAGTGCATATTGGGTTGCTTTCCTGGCGGTTTCTGTTATCCCTCCGCCATCGAACTTTCTCACTCTATCGAGAATACCACCTTCCTCTCTCTTAACAGTTCTTCTATCGTCTCTAGAAGTTTTCTTTTTCTTATTAGACTACTTATGAGGTCTATTTCTTAATGCATCTTGCATAGCATAATACCCTTCTCCAAATAACTAGTTATAAGTATTTTGTTTGTTTCTTCTAGCTGCTCCAGTAAGAGGTTTTTTATACTATGGAACTCCATACATATTAAAGTATTGTCTAACATTTCTGTAAGCTTCCTAAGCCTATAGTCTTGCTGTTCTTTCTGGATTGCTTTCTATAGCTCTCTAGATTCGAGTGTCTCCAATATCTCGTCCTAAGCGCTCTCTCTATGCTCGTTCAAGACCTTCTCTTATTCTCTAGCTATTAAATGGAGTAGTCTAAGGTTTAGGAATCTCTATCTACTACCTTGGTATTATAGCTGGAGGATTAGTTATCGGCGGTCTAGATGGGTTAACAGTGGGAATAGCTTTAGATAACCCCATTATAAACCTAGCTTCTTTAGCATCTGGAGACACTATAGACCCCTATCCAGTAGGAACTGCTAATCTTTGCTATCTAGTAGCCTCCGCGAGTTCGTCTTTAGCTCTTTTTATATCATCCTCAACTGAGTTAAACTTTCCGTCTTTCTTATCCTATTTATATCTAGCCAATCTAGCCTAGAATGAATTATCCTCAGCACTACCTGCTCTATTAGAACGTCTCTAATTTAGGGCCTCTATTTCTTGCTAAGTAAGTTTTCCTTTTCCTGATTTAACTCTCTGTCTATTGATAGTAGCTATTTCCTAAGGAGTCAACTTACCTGTCTAAGAACTTAGATTTCTTAGTCTGTCGAAATTACTAGCAGTTGTCTATTGAGAAGGTTTCTTCTTACTGTTTCCCTCTTTTTTCTACATTCCTCTAAATAGTCTAGCATCCCAGCTAGTATCTTCAGGAAGGAATGTAGATTCTGTTCTAGTTGAAAATTCTGGATTATCAGAGTGTAGTCTAGATTTCCAAGGTTGTTTCCAATTAAATTCTCTTCCCTTAAATTCTCTCTATAATTTCTGACCTCCAGTTAATTCTGAGAACAGTTTATTCTATGCTTTTAATCCTTTAGTTTCTCTTAATTTATCTAAATCTTCCTTAGAAATAGTTGCCATTCTACCTGTAGATGTTTTCACATCTGCAACGTCTCTTTGAGTAGTTGCTCTACTAACAGCACGCTTTCCACCCTTATACCTAGCTTCACCACTTATTGCCTATAAACCAGTTACTAAATTCCTCCAATCATCCGCAGACATATCGGAAGGATTAGACATTAATTTGTTAAAAGCATCAGCGGAGTGCACCATTCCGTAAGCCTACAAAGTTCTCATAGCTAATTTGGAAACTGGTTTTAATACTCTGACGATTTTGGCAGCTTTTCCTGTGGCTCCCATACCAGGAATTAAACCAACTACGTCCATTCCCAAACCATAGAGAGCATTTCCGGCAACATCCCATCCAGACATACTTTCATCTGCGATGTCAGCCCCTATATTAGTTAGGGTACTTCCAATTCCAAGAACTCCAGATGCTACAGTTCCATACCCAGGAATAAAAGCTGCTGCCGCTGAAATAGCATCTGCTGCTGCAGTTCCAAGTCTTACCTTATCTATAGTAGAAAATCCTTCCTCCATAGGTCTTCTCTCTGCAGCTTCTACCTATTCTCTAGTCTTTCCGGTTTCTTCTACCTTCTAGTCTATACGTTGCTATTTTTCAGCTTCTTTCTAAGCCTTCTTCTGATATTCTTCTGTATATTTTAGGAGTCCTCCAAGCTAATGTTTTTGTACATCCTTATTTCGTCTATCATATTCCGCGTATGCCATCTTCTTCTTAAGCTCTTCATTGAGAAGCATAGATTGTTCCTCATAATGTCTTGTAATTGGGTTGTATGCAATATATGACCAATTATCATAATTTTCAGAGCCAGGAACTATATAGTAGCCTGTGTCTCCTATCTTATCAGTTAGCAGATTGCTTTGAGCAGCCCAATCTAAATTGTTAGCAATGTGAGCTGCAGTAACGTCTTTCTATCCCTATAGTATATGCTCTTTCCCCCTTATTGCCGCAGCTAGTTGTGGGAAATTTATATATTCTTTAACTGCAGACTATAGCGCTTCCGTATTACTTCTGTCTACGCCATATTTTGTAGCAGCTCTATCATACATAGCATTAGGGTTATATGATAAAGCAATTGCCTAACTCTTTATTGTACTATTGAATGGATTCTATTTCTAGTAATCTGCAAAGAAAGCATCTCTTTGTCGATTATACTAATCCTACTTTTCCTCTTCAATGACAGCTCTAAGTTCATCATCCCTTCTTCTCTAAGCTAATTCCTGAGCTGATTGTTCAGCCTATCTCTCTAATTCTGATTGTTTAGCTTGAGGTTCTTCCGCACCAGTAGAGAAAAATTTGCTAAGAAATTCATTTCCAATTCCAGCCTGGTTTAAGGCTATAACATCTTCGGAATTATATCCATTACCCAGATTTTCTGCAGCAGCACGTAATCTAGATACATAAGTATTCCTGTCTTTGAATGGAGTAGAAGAAAAATCGTAATCTCCTATATTATTAATATAGTTCTCTATCTGCTCCTTCAAATAGGCAGCTCTATTTGTTGTGCCTCTCTTACCAGTAGCTTCGTCAACTGCATCCTTTTCAAGATAAGGATCTAAATTTAAATTCCCTCCTGCAGGGTTATTTATTCTTGTCCAATCAGCTAGAAATCCATGCTTAGATAAATCAAACGCATTAGAGGTCTACTCCTTAGTAGGCTATTTACTTCTTAGTGCGTTACCAATAGCATTAAAATATGTAGCAACTTCTCTATTAGCAGAGAATGTGTTATAATTTTTCTGTTTTCTCTTTTTTAATGCATTAAAATCGTCAGTAGTGATTCTATTTCCTTTATCATCATAGTAATATTCTGAACCAACTGGGTCTATATCATCATTGTCAGTATTACTTAACGCCCCTGTGGAATCAATAATTGAACCAAAGTCGTCAGTAGTAAATCTGTTAGTATTGTTTGCAAGCTAATCTTGCAAGCCTGTTAAGTATCTATTATAGGCATTCATGAACTCCTGCTTCTATCCGTCATTCCAGTTTTTAGAATTGAGGTATGACTATACATTAGTTCCTAAGTTATGGATATAATTAGTTAAATCAATATCACTTTGCCCAAATTTATACTTAACTCTTTCCTTTGGTTTCTAAGTTTCTGTATTATTTGCCATAACTTATATATTAAAAAAGAAGGGGTACACCTAATTCAATTTTAGATATACCCCTACGTGTTAAATTTGTCAAGCGTTTATACGTCTCACTAAACGACCACCTCTGCGGTAAACAGGTTCCCCTTCTGCTGGAGCTGGGGCAGCTTCCTGTGGGGCAGCTTCTTGTGGACTACCTCCACCTCCCAATGCTTCGATTAACATTTGGCATACTTGCATAGCCATTTCACAATCTTGTCCTTGAACAGCTTGCTGTGCTCCTTGAAGTAACATAGCTGTTGGGTCTTCACCACCTTGAGGCGCTGGAGCAGGTGCTCCTGCAGGCATCGGTCCTCCTGCCTAAAACTTATTTCCTAACTTCATAAATTAAAAATTTAAAATGTAATTAATGCACTAATTATCTATCTATCTTATGTACTTCAATACTACATATTAAGATCTTCATAACCAAGAATTTTTGATACGATGTGTATATTGTTAATTTTCGTCGTTAGAATTTTTGTCTTTTCCTTCCGGAACTTCCACATATTCTGGCGGACGAGTATTTTGACCCTTTAATACCTTAAATATATATTTGCCCAAAGATTTGCAATATTTATCATAATCTTTGTCTTTATTTTCGTAAGCCTTTTTAGCTTTCTTAATGAGAGTTCTTGTTTCTTTTCTACTTACGATTCTTTCACCTCCCTAGAGATACATCTAAGTAGTACCATCTGGAGCAAGCACCTTCATAACATATTTGTCATAATCTTCAGAGTCGTCTATTTCAAAATCATCTCCTTCTACAATACCAGAATCCTAATTAACTTCTAGAATATACTTAGCGTTCATGAACGGAACTAAAGTTTCATCTTCTGGCTAAGCCTTATATACTAAGACTACTTCATCATTATCGTTAATGGCTATCTAGTCTAAAGGTATTTTAGTATCTTTCATCCACATTTCTCTAGTATCTTCATCCTCCCATACAAATAGCATACCTTCATCGGGAGGAAGATTTTCTACTCCCATTAGACCTTTCTTTCTATCTTCTTCTGTCTTGGCAACTTGACAATTATATGTCTTATCACCTACATTTACCTTTACTCTATCCATTATTTATATTTAGAATTATAAACTGAATCTAGAGAACTTACGTAAGAAGCTCTTCTAGTGGCTTCTTCTATTCCTCCTTTAGGTCTTACATAGCCGAGACTAAAGGCTCTTGCCTTACTGGATGCTGGAGTTCTTGCATTAATAAATACCTTTCTAGCACCTTCAGCATTTTTGTATCCAGACCCTGTTCCTCCATGATGCCATAAGCCTTCTCCAGTTTTTTGTTCGTTTTTAACAGTGTTAACTATATATTCTGCTTGTCGCTGAAGTTCTGGGTCTATTCCCTTTTGTACGGGTCCTCTCATCTTATATGATTTCATATGGTTATATCTGTCGGTACCAAACCCCCACTAGACTAATCCTCTTCCTGGTCCTCCTCTAAGCTACTTTTTGTGAGGGTCTGCTCCGCTTTCAGGAAGAATAGAAGATAATATACTCAAAGAAGTATTATAACCTAAGTTCTTAGAGAAGTAGTTATGTAGCCAATCAGAATTCTCCCAATTAACCGGAAATTTACTAGATAAATTCTATCTTGCCTTTTCTGGAGGACTAAGTACTTTTCCTGCCTACTAATACTTTATAATACCACCGTCCTTGAAACTTCTGAATACTGCTGCAACTCTATCAGCATAATCAGTAGCTTCTGCATATCTTCTCTTACCTTTGTTCTTACCAGTAAGTTTGGCGGTAAACGTATTAATGTCATCATTCTCATCAAAATCATATAAATTCTTCAAGAACTATAACTTATCAGCTGCATATTCATCCATAGAATTATAAGAGCGGAATTTCTATTTGATGGGATTGCCTTTAGCATCATGGTCATTTCCCCTAACATAGTCGCCTTTCCATTTAGCTCCAGTAGTTAGGTTTCCAAAGTTGAATTTACCTTGTGCAGAACGTCCCCAACTGCTTTCCTGAGCATCTTGGGCAATTAACATCTTTATTGCATTATCATTAGTCACTCCTGCTTTTCTGTAAGCAGCCGCCAAGTCAGTTACCCAAGTATTTCTGTTTTTATATGGACTATTCCATTTCATCTGGAATCCAGGAGCTTTTACCTATGATAAAGAGATAGAATAGCTAGTGGTTGCTGGCTCAGTAGCAACCTACTATGGTCTAGGAGAATCCTAGGAAGGAGCATCTCGATAAGGAATATCAGGCTAAATAAGCTAGAAGGTGGGAACGACTCTAGAGGGAGTTTCAATACGTTTGTAAGATACTAACAAATCATTTAAGTCCATCTATTATTCCTCCTTGTTTTAATGTGTTAATTAAACCTGTTCTATCATCTGTGTTAAATAATATTTCTTTTACTAACAGTTTTCCAGCTTCTATTGCTACTTCATCCTTTTCTTTCTGAGAGTATTCATAGTCTGTATATTTAGAGTATAACTCCTCCAGCTTTTTAGTAACTTCTAGTGTAAATATTATTTCATTTTTTTCTATCTCTGCCTATTGCTCTCCTTCATTATCTATAACTGGAATACCTTTCTTAGTCAAGTTATCAGCATTTTCCATGTTATGTTTGCGAGCATGAAGAGCGCCTTCTGGAATTATATTTTTCTAATTAGTTTCTTCTATTTCTGGAGCGTCTATAGGTTCTGGTTTACCACCATTTTTAAATTGTTTAGGCTTCTTTCTATAGAAGTATCTATCTTTCTCAAAGACTAAATCATGAGAATCTTTTAATCCATTTTCCCCAGAATGATAAGTATCAGTTTCGAAATGAACTTCTGGATTACTCTATTCATTTCCTAGCTTTAAAAATTCATAATCTCCGTTGGGTAACTGATAGATGCTTCGTAGGTGATTCTTTCCAATTCTTAAATCTTCATCAGAAGACTTTCTCCATGCTTCTAACTCCTCGAATGGTAGTACTTCAAAAGCTTTCTTAAGGTCGTAATTATTCGACAACCTATCTTTTGGAACAGTATCGTACCAAGACTAGAAAGTAATCTTTGGAGCTGCTCCTGTTATTCCATCTACTTTCTCAGTTTTTCCTCCTTCCTATAGAGTTATAATAGGAGTCCATTCTAATTCTCCTCCAGATTCAAACTACTCTACAGCTTCGGTTATAACGGGTTGCCACTCATTCAAATCTATCGCTCCCTATATCTAACCTCCTAATTTATGAGACTATATATTAAGTTTTTTAATTCTCTGTAATTTAGTTCCAAGTCTAGCAGCTCTCATATACCTCTAATCATAGCCGCCATTTAGGTTGAAGCCATACTAAATATGGTTCAAATCCGACATATTAGTAGCTATAGAAGATAAATCAGAAGCCTCGTTAGCTATATTAGTCATAGTCGCCTATTGAGACTCTGTTCTATTTATGAACCTGTTGGCTGATCTTCTTGCTCCTCCACTGAATAATCCATATTTCTTTCCAGCTTTTTCTTCTGCTGATGCTATATTTCTAACAGTTCCGCCGTAAGAACCTCCTACCTATTCTATAGTATCTCTATTAGCAGAAAAATCCCTAGTTTTCTTACCGAAGAAACCATTAACCATACCAACTGGAGTAAGAGATAATAATTTGCTACCTAGTACAGCATCGGTTTTAGTCATAGAATCCGTACCCATTCCACCCCATTTGGTTAACACGTCACTAACTAAACCTCCTGCCTTCATTATTCCTCCGACCAGAGGATTTATGCCCATTACTACATTTGAAGCCTGGTCAAACGCCTAGTCTCCTGCTTGCTATAATGAACCATATTTACCAAGGTATCCATCTTTATCACCTCCAATTAGTCCGCTTAGGAAATCTGAGGCTTGTCCCACTGTATTCCACCCTCCTAGTTTCTAGAAAGTTCCCTATGATTTCTAAGGTGCAGTACCTCCAGACATACTCTTTATCTATGTAATAGCTTTAGAGGAATCTCTATCGTTTTTTAGCTTTAAGCTAAATAAGTCTCCCATTCTAGCATTAAAATCTATAAGACTATTAGTAGGAGCCACTATCTATTCAGCTCTGTTTCTGAAATCAGCGCTATAATCAGTTCCCAGCAAATTCTACTAAGTAATAGCATTACCAGGGATGGCTAATCCATTCGTAGTCATATATGGATTCCCAGAAGGAATGGAAAGCCCATAATAGGCTTTCGCTATTCTTCTGACTTTATTTATATTCTTATTAAGCATAACTAATTCTATATACAGTATTTAAGAAATCTATAACAGCTAATTCTTCTCCGGAATATCTAATTCTTATCTTTAAGAATTTATCCTTAACATCTAACTCTTTTCTATTCTATGCTTCTCCAAAGTTATATCTATAAATACTAACATCGTCTAACCAGTTAGTTAAATCCAACGGTTTCCAATTTCCTTCGGAATTGTATCCAGATAAATCATATAAATTGTAAAGAGCGTTATCTTCTCCCCACTCTGGATGTACTGGGTCATTTCCTGGGAAATCTATACCACCAGCTGATAAAACCTAATCCGGTATAGGAGAATTATAAATAGGAAGAGTTGGTAAGCTTTGTGAACTATTCTTGGCTTTTGCCCAGGTAGAGTTCTGAGGCTATATTAAGGAACCAGAGAATTTCTTTTGATATTCATTCTTATAGCATACTAAAATAGGATTAATTGTAACTTTCCATCTGTCCTCTAAATACTGACAATTAGCGGAGATAATTGACCTTGAATCATCCTAACTCAAATCGTCTATATCTACAGCCATAGCATGATTCCAGATTCGATATTCTTGTCTATTTGGATAGTAAACTACTTCCGCTCCAGATAAATGACGATAATCGTGTGAATCTGGATAAGTTACATGAATATAATAATCCTCTATCTCATTGATAGTATCTTGTCTAGTATAGTACTTATGTGGGAAGTCCGCAGACTTTGGCTACTATCTAGGTTGAACTTTCAAGAAGTTCCTATCATAAGAAATATCAGCTCCATTGTATTGCCACAATGCTTTCATAGCTTCCTGTCTAAAATACATATTTACCTTATCTTTTGCAAAGTCGTAGGTCTCCCCAATTATTTCATAGTGGAAAGATTCAGGTTTTGCCTTATTAGCAACAATTTCAAGATTAGTAAATATCTTATGTATAGAAGGGTCGTTCACTACTACACATTCAAATTCAAATGGATGCTGTCTTCCGTACCAATAAGTAGGATATATATCATCTGCTATGTCAATCAGCCCAGCCTAGCCGTGCTTCCAAAAATCTGTAGATAAGAACTATAAGTTCCATCTAGGAGCTATTCCTACAACAGATTCATAATATCCAGCATCTACTAGAGATGTTCCTGACTAAAATCCCGCTTTCATATTGTAATAGGAATCACTTAGTTTAGACTAATTATCACTATCAACGATAGATATTGTAGCCTTAATATTAAGTAAGGTTACTATTTTATCAGGATTTATCATCTCTTCTCTAGGAAGAGTAGGACGCTTTCCAGTAATGTCTTTGAATATAGGATAATCCAACACATCAGTTATTTCTAATGTATTCCCTTCGATAGAGTCTCCTACCTTAACTTTATTAACCTCGTAGTCTGCATACTAATGTCCCGCACTATTCCTATAATATAATTCAGATAATAGGGATTTAGCAGTATATAGGGCTTGGTAAGTATAGAACGTGTCTCCAGCACCGTCAGACACTTCAGTCATTTCCTATCCATCCTTATAGTAGACTGGACTATATTCATCTCCTCCTTCCTTGAATTTTAGACAATATAGAGGCATGAAAGCTCCTGCAAACATAGCATCATCTGGAAGATATATACCTCCATTAGCTTCTCCACAATTTAGAGGGACTATATCGAACTTCTTATAGTTTCCATACTAATCTCTCTACAAGGAGTAGGAAATCTAATAGTGAAGCTAGGCATCTGGAAGTACTCTATTACTTAAGGATAATATTCCAATGTATTTTTTCCTACTAGTTCCATCATTCGCTACAGTATAGTTTTGAGTTACCCACTCACCTTTTTTATTCACATAGGAAACTGGAACCTTAAAGTTAGTTACTACTTCTCCCTATTCATTTTCAGAGTTCTCTATAATTACATTAGATAGTGTAATACCGTCAGCAAAAGAACTTTCAGTATGACTTGTTCCCAGTTTAGCAATCCACTTAGAAGTATTTCTATCGAATGAGAATGGAATATTATTTATATTTTCCATATAGCTAGGAACCCAACTATAGAATGTTATAAATTTCTATAATAACTCATTCCAGCATAGATTCCAAACCTTTTCTTCAAAGCCATAAGTATTGTCATAGAAAGTAAATAATACATCTCGCTTGAAGGCGTTATATACCGTCTTTACATTTCTAATACCTATTTTAGGAGTAAGTTCTCTTTCGCCCAAAGTAATATTTCTATTTAGAAATTCTTGAACTCTAAAGTCTGAAATACAAGTAAGAGTGTTCCCATCAGTACGCCAAATCTTCTTAGCAACTGTGTCAACTCCATAAACATACTATGCAGAATCTCCAGTCTTTCCTGGGACTTTGAGGACACTTTCGGGCCACTGACTACCAAACATATCAGAGATAATTTTTGGGTTCTCTGGAAGCACATTAGATGTGTTTATATAGACATTTCCACCTGTTCCCTCACCTGCGACTGCTCTTTCATTGACAGGTATCAATGCTATACCATGTTCAAATACACATAAAAGATTAGACTCAAGAGAAATTAATTTTACTATTTCTCCGTATTCGCGAGTATAATCTCTATAATGAGTACCTTGGAAAACTCTAAACCCGTTCTTATAGGCATCATTAACGTGAATATCAGAATACATAATACGAGTTCCAAACCAGTTCTTTATATAGGGAACATCAGGAAGTTCAAAGTTCCATCTTTCACTTAAGGATTTAGTAAAACCTTTGTTGTATACCTATGATTCTGGGTGCTTATATGTTCCCTCAGTACTCATAGGAAGGTATGGATAGTATCCTCTAGGATGTCCACACATAGCCGTTTCGTCTACATTAGATGCGTCTAAGGTACGGATATTTAGATTATTTGATGACCTAACCTTGAAAGTAACCCACATTCCGAGTTGAATAGCATTTACGTCTCCAAGATTTATCTATTCATATTTCTCAGTATTATTTGGGTCGTAATTTTCCTTCCATGTATTCTCATCTACTATCTCATCATTATAAGGAGCAGAAGGGTCATTAAAGTTTCTATTTACTCTATGGGTAAACTGACATAAATAGCAGTCTCCTCTATAAGCATTAAACTAATACCCACAACTTCTATCTTCCTGTCCTACTATATTACTAGGAGGATTAATCAAATATTTATCTGATTCTTCTATATCATATCTATCGGTGATAGCATTAAAAGTAGAAGAGTCAATCATTCTAAGGTAAAAATAGCTCTACATATTAGCGGTAGAGTATCCTGGTATGTAAATGTTTACCGTTTCCGCAGGTTGGAATTTATTATCCTTATCGTTAAATGCAAGATAAGGTCCGAAACTTCCCCTAATTATATCAGTATTTATCTGCTTATTAGATATAGTTTCTGAATCCTCAGTATCATTCTTTTTAGAGTACTCAGATTTATAATCCTCTGCGATACATTCATATCTCCAAGCCTCTTCAGCTTCCCCAGCTCTACTTCTAAATAGCATATCGTCTACACCTACACACTTAGTGTTATCAGGTACAGGAATTATCTTTACTGAATAACTAGTATTTACATTCCTATCATAGTAGGCAGGAACATAAAAATGTCTATCGTTGTTGGTAAAGTAATTATACGAATGTCCATTTAAACAGTTAATATTCTAGGAGTTAGTTAATTCCACAAGATGTTCATTTCCTGTAAATATCTAATTATATTTAGCCTAGTCTACTTCATAATCTGGGCACAGTATTCCAGCTACGTAATTGCTATCAGAATCCTTTGGAATAAATCTATTTCTAAAGTCCTAAGTTAACTTTCTTGAGCTTTCTGTTTCTGCTATCTTATATCCAGAAGGAGCCTAAGTTGCTCTACCATTTAAGGTTTTTTTCGCAAAGATAGAAGCAATGCCGTATCTTAGTTCCTGAATACCTCCAGCTGTGGCAACAGATAATCCGGCAGCCGCTCCTACGGCACCAGCTCCTACAGCTAGAGTTCCCACAGTTCCCAATCCTGCTCCTAACCCTACTGTACCTGCAATTGTTCCTGCGATAGTCCCTACTGCAGAAGCTCCAGCAGTTACTGCTCCTGCCATTGTAGCTCCAGCT